GATATTATATTGATATCCATAATAGTAGTCGCTGCCTGGCTGTATTTGGTGGTACGTCAAATCTCTTGCCTTCTCTTTAACATACTTACCATGATCGGTCTGTAACCAGTCGTAGGAAACAGCACCTAGATATATGTCTGGATCTTCAACATCCCCTACTTTTAGTGTCTTAACAACCAACTTGATCATTTAAAAATGATAAGGGCCATCAAACATGCTTGAATAAAAAATCCAAAGCCAATCGTAACAATATTTAAAATATCTTTACTGATGGTAGCTTTAACAAAGAATAAGAACAAACCTGCCCAAGCTAACAATACTAGATCAACCGGAGGAGTCTTTTCAGTGAGACCAGTTAGTATGGCAACTAACGTAGGAATAGTAGCCAAGTGTACAAGGATAACAGCAACCCAGCCAAGTGTCTCTGCACTGACTGTGACCAATTGCTCTTTCAGATTTTTTGCACTCTCACTGGTAAAATCGTTGAGTGTTTTGAAAATATTCATTTTAGTCTTTCTTATTTGTAAAATATATGATTGCCGATAATGGCTACTTTTTCTTTTTTCCATCCCGGATTAATATATGTTCCGTGAAAATAAAGAGCATGGTTTAGACCTGGTAGTCTAAATTTTTCCAGTAAAACTTGTTTTGCAACAATCTCGCTTTCACGATAAGCGGCCAAGTTTTTGGGTTTTCTTACATCGCCGTTGCAGTACCAACTGAACTGGCACAGTCCTAGTGCATTGTCTTTTTGGTAAACTACTTTACAGATGTCATTGGGAAATTTTCCGCTGTCGACTCTGTTTAATGTAACTTGGGCCACAGCAACTTTACCTTCGAAGGGTTCGTGTCCTGCTTCGTAGTAAATATTTCTGGTCAAACAGTCGAGTTGGGTATTGCGAACTTCAGCAGTGATCACACTGGAATTTAAATTTTGAGCTGCTTTCAGTGACGTTACTTTGTAGTCGTAGGCATATCTTGCCACAAAAACTACCAGCATTAGTCCTACAAAAGTAGCAACGATTTTCATGATGCGTATCATAAGTCTCCTCCTTTTACGCGGTTGGTTAATTACGTATCTGTTACGATACATTCGTTATAATAGCACTTAATGGCTTAACTGTCAAGTTAAACGGTTAAATGTATGATTTTTTGGAAAGTACGATGAAATCCTCGCCTGCGCCTAGAACGCAGGCTGTTTCTTTGTTGAATTGGATTATAGTCCAGGTTTTGGTTTCTTGGTTAACAAACAAGGAATAGTTTGGTGCTTTACTGTCCTTTTCCGTGCCCAACCAAATAGGCGATTCTTCATAGTCTCGTCCTTTTAAAATCGAAATCATTGTTTCGATTTTATCACAGTAAACTTCTTTTTTTGTAGTTGCTGGTTGAGCTGATGCTGTAATAGCCGCCATAGAAGTTAGAAAAATTAAAATATGTTTCATTGACTATTTATAAAAAAGTCAGTATAACCATTATACGTAATTAGTTTTAATAGTATTTTACTCGACCGCATTTTACTTTAAATACTAAAAAGCCATTTAATGGTATAGGAGTAAACTCATGAAAAGAACACTTGTTACCTTTGCTTTGACAGCCATTGCAATTTCTGTATCAGCACAAACAACCACCACATCAGGCACAACAGGTGGAACAACAACCGGTACTGCCACATTAATTAATCAAGGAAGCTATGATTCTAAATCACTAGTAGATACCAATAGCACCAGCAACAGTACCAGCACCGTTACTTCAAACAGCAATACCACTAGCAATAGCACCAGTGCCAGCACAGCCGCTGTTAATAGCACCAGCAACAATATAAACAATAACAACAGTACCAGTGTAAACACAAATAATAATATCAACAGTGGTACAAGCACTATTAACAATAACAACGTAAACTCTGGAACAATGACATACAATAATAACAATGTCAACTCTGGAACAATGACGTACAATAACAACAACGTCAATACAAGTACAAGTACCAACGTAAACACCAACAACAACATCAATAGTGGTACAATGACATACAATAACAATAATGCTAGTACAAGTACAGCTACAAATAACAACAACAATGTTAACACTAGCACTGCCACTAATAACAATGTCAACACCGGTGACATGACAAATCGAAATGTCAATACAAGTACAAGTACAAGTAATAATGTTAATAATAATGTTAACGCTAGTACAGCCGTTAATCAAAACGTACAGACAGGTGACATGACTAATCGAAATATCAACTCCACTGAGATTACACAACGTATTATTCAGCCTCCTCCAACAGCAGTGGCTCCTGCTATGTTGTCGGGTGGTAATGCTGATTTGTGTAGTACTGGTAGTAGTGGTAGTGTGCAGACACAAGTTTTCGGTGTAAGTTCGGGCGGCACTGTTCGGGACATGAATTGCGAAAGATTAAAGTTATCTAAAACATTATATGACATGGGCATGAAAGTAGCCGCAGTTGCCACTATGTGTCAAGATCGCAGAGTATTTGATGCCATGTTAGCCGCAGGAACACCGTGCCCATATGAAGGTAAGATCGGTGAACAAGCCAAAGCATCTTGGGATGCAAATCCAGATAAGATTCCAAAATTGGATGAGGTAAAAATAGATGATACTTATAAGAAAATTGGCATTGGCGCTATCCTTGGCGTTCTTGTCCACAAGTTATTCTAACAGTCAACAAGTTGATACGACCGGTAACTTGACTAACTTTACTAGTCAGGCTAACAGTACTACCTCTACTTGGCAAAACGCCGGCACAATTGGAGAACCATTAACTTGCTGGGCAGGGGGTGATCCGGGTTATTGTGGTCCACTTCCTAGAGTTGGGGCCTGGGGTGTTGGCAGCAATGTTATCAACTTCTCATATGGATTAACTGACTTAAATCAAACTGTTGCTATTAAAAATGCATTGCCCAACAGTGGTACAGGATTACAAGTCAATGGTTTCAATTTTAGTTTTCAAGCCAAGAACGGCAACGGCTGGGACAACGGAATGACCGACACTCTAAGTGCTTACGTAAACATCTACAACAATACAAATTCAAAAGTGGTAGAAAACTACAACTGGGACTTGTCCTATAACACACAAGGTTGGAGAACCTTTGAGTACAGTAAAACTTTTACCAACGCATACAGTGTATCTAATGTTGGCAATGCCCAGTATGGATTTGTTGGCAGGGACAATAATTATTGGGTTGGACCATACGGTCCGGAAATCATCAATGTAAATTTTAGTTTGAAATATAGTGTTGATCCTTGTGCTACCAATCCACTATACTCTCCTAGTTGCAGAGGCTATAACGATGCAATGGCCAAACTAAATCCAGTTGTAGTTAATCCTGAAACCGTTGGACCGGCACCGCCACCTGACGAAGCGGCTCCGCCACCACCTGGTGGCCCACCCCCGCTTGGTAGTCCTCCTCCTGCTGATGGACCTATGGCAGGCCCACCACCACCCGGAGCTCCTGGACCAGGCAATAATCCTGGCTCACCACCACCAGCAAATCAACCTCCTCCGCAGGGCGGCGGTAGTCAACCTCGAGCAGGTGAAGTTAAAACAGCAGGTGATAATAAAACAGCAAGTGATAAGACGGGACCTAGTCTAGGCAATGTTATGAGTATGATTAGTAGCAATCAAGCTAGAATAGGCAATGAGGCCAAGTCTGTTGTACAGGCTGCAGAAACTGCCGCTGCCAAAGATGCACAACAAGCACAGCAACAAGCAGAAACAGTAGCAGGCACATTAACTACACAAAGCATTACCAGCAGTATGGCACAGTCTAGTACAAGTACTGGATCGACAGTAGTAACCAGCAGTCAATCACAAATGACTGTGGTAAATGTAGCTAGTGTATCACAAACTAGTGTAGTCAATGTCGGTGGCTTACGACCAGTAACGCAAAGTGTATTTGCTGATCCTAGTATGTCTTCGTCATCAAACATGTCGCAGGGTCAAGTTGATATGTATAGTTTGCAGGCACCAACAAATAGTAGTAAACAACCAGAAATAGAAGTACCGCAGAATGAAGGTATTAAGATTGGTGGACGTTCAGCATTAAATGATGCAATGGAACAGCGCCCAATGTTACAAAGTAATAACGTACAAGAACAAAAAACTGAATCAGTAAACAGAAATGTACAGCCAAATGAACTGGCTGGACGTGTGGATATTGCTGGCATGGCAACACAGCCCGCAGGATATCAAGCATATTCAATGATGATACCTGATGTAGCATTCTATGCACCAAAAGAGATTTACAAGAATCAAGTGAATGTAGACAATGCAAAAGTTTTGCGTCAATTGTCTAGTGATAAATTACACCAAGATTTGGTGAACCTACAATATAGATAAAGGAAAATAAAATGACAGAAGAAATTAAAGACGTAAACGCTAAAGTTGATGAACTCGAAGCAGCCGCAAAGAAATATGCCAGCAAGGACACTGTTATCAGTATTGGTGGATATGAATTTACGCCAGCAAAACTAATGGTGGCATTTACACTAGTGTCATCTATACTAGGCGGACTTTATGGTACCTTTGAAGTATACAAGGACTATCAAGGCATGAAGAAAAAGATTGCTGATTACTCTGCGCCAGACCTAAGTGGTTTTGACAAACGACTAGCAGTCATAGAAGAAAATAGCCAAAAAGGTGCTGACTATACTCGTGATATTAAAGTTGATTTGAAGAATGATATTCGTCGCAATGAAACCGTTACGGAACAAGTAGAGCGCAGTGTTAAAAATGCACAGCGTGAAACTGAAAGCGAAATGCGCGAAATGCGTAAAGCAGTACGTGAAGACTTAGAACGAGCAAGAACAGAAGCTGCCGCAATCCGTAAAGACATGGAATCAACACGTAAAGAAATCAACAGTGAATTTACATCAGCTCGCAGAGAAATCAATCGTGAAGTTGAACAGCTAAAGAAAGAAGTTGATAGCAAGATACAAAAAGCTATTGACAATCCCCTGGCCAACAAATAACTTTTAAGGCCTGCTGAATTCTTTAATAGCCGCTTTGACCAAGCTGTCTATGCTGTTGATTAATGGAATACCATTATGGTTGTCTTCCTTGACTGCCAATGGTATTTCAGTACACCCCAATACCACTGCTTGAGCACCACGTGCTATCAAACTATCCACTACAGACATAAACATTGGATGTGACTGTTCAAGTTTGCCACTCTTAATTAGATCAATGGCAGGTTGCACCAATGTCGACATTTCTTCTTTAGATGGGACGATGCAATTCCATCCCTGATCATTTAATCTAGTTTGATATAATCCTAGTTCTACAGTAGCTTGTGTTCCTATAACGCCTATAGTTGTATTAGTTACTTTTACATCACGCAATGCATTAGCCACGCTGTCGACAATATGAATAGTGCCAAGATTTATTTTAATTATATCATTGAACCAAAAATGTGCAGTGTTACAGGGTATAACAATAGTATCGCAGCCTGCGGCTTTTAGGCCTCGAATTCCTTCCAGTAAAAACGGTAATGGTTTGTTGTCACCAGCTCGCATACTTGTACTACGGTCTGGGATTTGTGGATTGTTCCACAAAACAAAAGGTATGTGTTCTTGATCGCATGTTGCAGGAGTTTGTGCTATAAGCCTGTTAACGAACTCGGCACTGGCTGCAGGACCCATACCACCTAATATACCTAAACGTTTCATAGTATAAAAAATACAATGATTATAAAAATACCAACAGCAATGACAGTAGGAAGTCTCATTTTTTAAATAATAACGCAGAAGCAATGACTAATGCTGTTTGTGCCGCTTCGACATCTGCAGGCTGTTCTTTCCAACCTACACTGATTTGTCCTATGAATACACCGGGTTCTGCTGGCACACTGATACGGCACATATAGTTAACACCACTATCTTTATAAGTAAAGCCAATAAGACTCTGCGGTTTGAGATATGGACTACAAGGAATTTTACCGGACATTAGTCCTATGACATCATTGTTGTTGTCATAGTTTTTACTAAACAACCCAACGTCTAATCCATTGTGTTCTTTAATCTTTCCGCCATTGCGTGTGGCCAAGAACACAATTTTTCTTGTGTTTATTAATGTGTTGACTTCCATGATAGACACAAGTTCTACATCTGTGTGCTTCAACAAGAAATTATATGCTTCTTCATACCGACCATTCATCTTAGGCAATGCCTGCTGAGCACGGTAGCTGGCCATAAAGTTATCTTTTTCAGAATAAACTATCCAGCCACCGAAGCCCAGTATACATAAGAATACAACAGTGAATAGGCGAAATGGACTTTCGCCTATGTATGTCAATAAACTTAAAAGAAAATCTTTAAGTTTGTCCACTTTCCGGTGCCTCTTTGTCACAGACAAATGCTGTGACTGCTACGTTTCCGTGTACGTGACTTGCTGTGCGAATCATATCCATTAATGGATCAACTGCAATTAGTAATACTAATACAGCTTCACTTGGTAGTTTTAACAAGTCACAGACAACTGCCACTGTAGCAACTGTAAGAATACCTGTTGTGCCTGCACTTGCCAGACCAGCTAAGATACTACCAAACAATACAACTGCTAGTCCTGTTAAACCTAATGGTGAGTCATAGATATTAGCAATGAATACTGTAGCAATAGCATAGTAAACAATACTACCAATACGGTTAACAGTGAAACTTAGTGGAACAGTTAGTTCAACTCCACCTTTGTCGAACTTCAACTTGTGTAGTGCTTCTTGTGCATATGGGATACAAGCCAAACTACTACGTGAACTCACAGCAACAATTAATGTTTCTTTAGTTTCACGGATAACAGTAGCAAGGCTCAATCCACTACGCATCCAAATTACTACTGTACCTAGAGCAATCACTAAGAATCCACCAATTGCTTGTTGGAATACAAAGTCAAACATGGTCATAAAAATACCAACGCCAACTTTGCCAACCTGCGATGAAATCATTGCTAATAAGGCAATTGGTAGGAAGTAGTTTAGGAATTTAAAAATACTAATACTTGCTTGTTGAACGCTCTTTAGAACTTCAACCAACATACGTTGACCCTCTGTTTTTAAGTGTCCTAATGCTACACCAAAGATTAAACAGAAGATAACGATCTTTAAACTCTCACCATTGTTTAATGTGTTGAAAATGTTTTCTGGGATAAACTTTTCTGCCATTTTACCAGCACTAACTTCTGCTGCCACTGGCATTGGTTCTTTAAGAGTGATGTTCAAATCAGTGCCACTGTCTTTGTCATTGACTAAAACACCAAGCTGTGTCTTCTTCTCAGGTGTCATTTCTGTGCCTGTAATCATTACAGTACCTACACCAATGACTGCGGCAATAAACATACTGCTGACAAAGCCAATGATAATCCTGCGGATTAAAGTTTGACTGCCTTCTTTTTGTAGCAAGCCAATAATACCAACTAGAATAGTTGCCAACAAGAATGGTAGTACAACTACCTTTAATAAACTAATATAGATACTGCCAATGCTGTCCAGTCCTATGCTGAACTCAGGAGCATATACTCCGCTTAAAATACCTACGATAATTGATCCAAGAATAGTCCATGGACTAACCAGGAAACTTTTTAAATGTGCTGTTGTCATAGTAAGTCCTTATTTTGCAAGTAGTTTATATAGTGCAAGGTCTCTTGCATCTTCTTTGGCACTTAATTTGATTTCATCAGCACTAGGTGTCATTAATTTAAATAATGCAATATCTCTAGCATCTTCTTTTGCACTTAATGCGACCTCTGCCTCACTAGGGTTCCATGTTGCTTGGCATACCGTAGAAAATATTGCGGTAGCAAATAATATTGTTATTGATCTCATTTTGTATCCTTATTTCTTTTCAGCTTTATAGCGATCCATTAACTTTTTAGTGTCAATGTTGCTGAATTCATTTTTAATCACATAATCAACAATGCTTAATAATTGAATAGCTCGTGGATTTACTGCGATAGCAATGTTATCTACACTGTCGGATATTGTGATACTCTTTGTAGTAATGGCCGCATCAGGCTTTTCAAAAGCAATTTTCTTGATTTCAAATTCATCACGATAAGCGGCTGCAATAGTGCCTTTTGTAACATTGTCAATGATTACGTCCCACTTATCTTCTGGAAGGAATGTTGCGTTAGGGAAGTTAATACGAGCAAATGTGTCATAGCTTGAATTGCGTATAAAACTAATCTTGCCGTTAAAATCACGGATAACTTGATAAACTTCTTTGCCTTTGCTGTTTTGACTTAGCCACAATCGGTTAATAACCAAACTCTGTCTTAGTTTAACATAAGGTGCGCTGAACTTGACAACTTGTAAACGTGGACCAGTTACAGATAATTTACTGACTGCAATGTCTGCTTTACCATCACGAACTTGTTCTACGACTTCAGCGAAGCTTTCTGCATCACGTCTGAATTGTACAGGAACTCCAAGTAATACTCCAATACGTCGAGCAATTTCAACGTCAAGACCTCGAATGTTGTCACCTTCTCCTGAGAAGAAAGGTGGAACATCTTTTTTAGTCATTGCCACAACAAGAACGTTGGCCTTCTTAATTGCGGCAATATCTGCGGGTAAGGGTACTGTGGAACCTGGCATCTGTGCCTGGACTAGTGAGGAAACCAGTACGAATAGTAGGGTGATTAGTTTTTTCATAATGTTATATTTATGTTTAATATAATGTATTTTTCATTACATCCAAAGAAACAAGCCGTTTAGGCTTAGTAATATGCCCAGCCCTGCAACAAAAAAGCTACCCCAGAACATGCCTACGCTGACTGCTAAAATACTAGCAGATAGCACAACAATGGCCAGTTGGTAAGCTGTTGACGCATAACCAATCCATGGACTAGATTTTTTAGCAATTTCTCGTTCAGCTTCCATAGCTCGTGCTTTAACAGCAAGTTCTTTTTTATCTTCATCCATGCGTTCTTTCTCGGCTTGGAATTCTGCACGTAGTTTTGGATCAGATGCGGTCTTTGCGGCAATTTCGTATGTAACGCCACGACCTGCTTTAGCTTGATATTGTGCCCATGTGTTGTTAGCACCCAGCGTATTGTTTAATACTGTGCTAGACAATTTGCCACCATACCATGCGTTGACTGCCAAAAGCAAAGCAAATACGCTAATAACCATACCTGCTCGATCTTTTAATTTTGCTTCACGTTCACTACGTGATCCCACTGGAGGCTTAGGTGCATCTGGATCTTTAGGTTGTTTGTTAATTAAGTTTAATACTGAATCAATTAATGCCATGATTAATCCTTTTTAAGCATAGCCAATACTTTGGCTTGTATATTTTTCGCAAATTGTGGTTGTGGAAAATTCCAACCAATAAAAGCACCCAGTGCTAACCAAAATAATGTTTCTAACATGATTTTATCTCCTTATAATATGTGTATTTATTTAATTTTAGACAGAGCTATGGATAAATAACTGTATAGTAGACATTTATGAACTTTGATTTTACAGACGAGATGCTGGCACAATGTATCAATAATAATATTAAGGAGTTGACATGGACTGGATCCCACTGATAACAGCCAGGCATACAACATTTGCTTGGGACGATGCTGTACCTGAAGAAAGTATAATATTGTCAGCATTACAAGAAGTATATCAGCATATTCCAAGTAAGAATCTGCAATTTCCATATCAAGTACATTTGTTAAGAAATAATGACCCTGCTATTAGAAAAGAAATAATGACCATATGTCAACGAAACGGTCATGCAACCATTGAAGAAGATCCCGGAAATCCACAAGTACTTGCACCTTGGTTACTGGGTTTTAGTGCTAGATGGGTTGGTGACTTGGAAGTGCGCTACGAAACTGAATCAATTAGAGGAACACTTGACGGCTTTGGAAAAGGGAAACACAGAACCAATGACATCGACGGCGGCCAGAGACAAACAGAAAATATAGAAATTGGCATATTTTCAGCATATATAATGCTGTCTCTTGCTAACAAAGGCATACAAACTGGAATGTGTCAAAATATTTGTAATAATTATAAACGAGCCACTGAGATTTTTAACATAGATAATGATCCACGAGCATTGGATTTTAGATTTATTATGGGAGTGGGATACGGTAAAGATCAACACTCTTGGCATAAATATTTTGACCCCAGAGTTGACAGCTTTAAACGAATTCCGTTTTCTCCGTCTAATGTAGAAAAAGTATATCCTCGGCCTGCATTTGAAGACATAGTTAAACGAGTCAACCTGACATAAATTTAGTTTGATTGTAAAAAGGTAAATATTCATATAGGAGACAATCATGGACTTTACCTTTGAATTCACTGCCGAGATGCTGGCAAAATGCATCAAGAAAAATAAAAACCCCAACGAATGGTACGAGGGTTTATGCAATCAATTACCACAATTTGCCATTGTTACCCCAGCTAGAGTTGCTGGTTTTATCAGCCAATGTCAACACGAAAGCGCAGACTTTACTGCACTAGTAGAAAACTTAAATTATAGTGATAAGGGTCTTGTAGGAACATTTAAAAAATACTTCCCTGATCTAGCAACAGCCACACCTTATGCAAGAAAACCAGAGAAGATTGCCAATAGAGTTTATGCTAATCGCATGGGCAACGGCCCTGAAGCCAGCGGTGATGGATTTAAATTCCGTGGTCGTGGACTAGTGCAACTCACAGGACGTGCAAATTACACACAGTGTAGCAAAGACTTGTTTGGTGATGATTGTCTTGTACAAAATCCAGATCTAGTCTGTGAACCAGAATACGCAGTTTTAAGTGCCTGTTGGTTTTGGCATAAAAATAAATTAAACGATATCTGCGACAAGGGTGACGTAGTCTTATTGTCTAAACGAATCAATGGCGGTACACTGGGACTAGCAGATCGTATTCATCACTGGAATGAATGTATTGAGTTATTCGAAGCAGACCTATAATGGAAACCTACATGGACGACTATGATTCTTACAAGAGGTTCACCGTCGCTTGTAAATGTCTAGCCTGTAGTTGTCAACATCACTGCAATACGGGCTGTGAATGTGATACCTGCCCCGACTGTGAGTGTCCGCATTGTGTTACCAATGACGAATAGTATTTGCTATAATAAAAAAGCAGGTAACAACGTGGATCACTACCCAAAATGTTTTAAAGAACAGTGCAATCCTTGCTTCACGTAAGGTAAGTATGGGCACGTCGGGGCGATCATGATCCGACGTGCCCATTAGGTGTCCTGTTGCTCTAGCCCAAATACGTTCTAAGCTATTCACGCAAACAAATTCTCATTCCATTCACGATGACCTTCTCTAAAAGCCATGTTGCTTTGTGTCTCACGTACTTCTACACGATAGCACCACAAGCGTTGAGCCTCACCATGTCCTAGATAATCCGGGATATACACACCATTAACGTACTTGTAAAGCTGATCTGCTAGGCCTTCACAACCTACTTTTGGTAGTATAGTAAGTTTAGCAATGCCACGCTTTTGCATTTCTAGATACAGATCCATATGAGGATCATCTTCGGAAACAAGTAGTGTATGATCAAATTGACTTTCCAATACACCTTTAAGTTCTTTTAAGCCGCCGTAGTCAGCTGCCCAGTTTCGTGCATCTAGATAGTTGGTACCAAAGTAAAACTTCATGCTAAACGAGTAGCCATGAATTGTGTTACAGTGACTATCTGCCCTCCACTGACGATAAGCGCAGGGAAATGCGTCGTGATACTCTTTTGTTGATGTGTACATATATTGTACAGGTTGTAGATTTGCCATGTTTTCTCCTATGTTAATTATAGCATAGGCAGCAGAATTTGTAAAGCGGGATGATGCTCAAAGGCCGCTGTAAGTACTTATCAAGGCCTGCCGATTAGCATGACTCGTTTGTACCCTTTTAATTGAAGTTCACCTTCAAATAAAATTTCTTTCATTGGAAACTTTTTCTTCATATGATCAATGCCATGCACACAATTAATATGCTCGGGTATATCGAATAAGTTATTGCTTTGGATAGCGACAATTGGATTACTTTCCATTTCTTTAAATCGAATTTGATCGAACCATTCTTCATCCATGTGTTCTGCACTGGTATTAATAATTAAATCTGGCAAGAATTTTTCTTTAAGTACTTTACCAGTCGTAAAATTTTCCAAATCTAATTCGTAGCCGTTTTTATGTAATATCATATTGTTAATATCTGCACATGAGCTTTTAACTTTATAGTTTTCTAGATCATATAAATTGAACACACCATCGCTGATTTCACAACTCAGACGGTCCAAGTCTACAAATCTCATTTTACTGTAAGTTAACTTTTTAACATATATCGATTTGAATTGTCCAAACCATCCTGCTAGCACCAGCACGTTATCGTGATTTTTTTGTATCTTATATAATTCATCTGCAAGCCAAAGTTTACTTTGTATTTGACCCCTACTAAATGCATCCGATATAGCATCCGAACTACTTTGTTCGTGTCTGAAATATCTGTGCAGTTGAAAAAATATCTTTTCGTCGGGAAACATAATTTTAGCAATTTTGGCCCATTCATCTACTTCAATATTCTCTTCACTGTCAGTTGCAATTGCCTTGAATGCTTTCAGCACAAAAGTCAATACCTTGGGAAAATCTTCTTCGCTGGTTTTTTCTTTGGCAGAGATTATTAATTTTTTAACAGTATTCAGCGGATCGTCTGAGTAATTTAAGTTTAGATAATGATGCACATATTCTACTGCTTCATCTCTATCTGTAAATTTTAAAAAATCTTCTAAGCCGTGTAACCAACTCAGTGTGTCCTTGCCGTTCGTTTCCATTATTTTCTCTCAGGGTATTGTGTTATATTTAAGTTCCTGAAACAACTTTGTAGTGCCACAATTTGACTCCAACAATCCCAAGCGGCATGGTGTAGTCTCGGATTAGGACGTTCGTGTTCTACTAGGCCATAGACTGTTCTAGTATCTTTTACCTGCCAATACTTCCATGGCGCACCTCGTTTAAGTTGTTTACACACTTCTTCTAAAATAACAATGTCAAAGGCAGGACCATTGGCCCACATATTGTTATAGCTGCCGCACCAACGATAAAAGTCTAACATTACTTGTTGAATAGGATGTCTATCATCGTCTGTGAATGCTTCGTGTTGTACTTCAGGTTTTTGTTTACTCCACCAAGCCAGAGTGTTGTCATCAATGTGAGCACTGGGCCACGTAAAGCTAGCAGGGTCTATTCGACGATAGAAAGTATCCATGAGGATCTTGTCGCCTTCGAAACTTTCACGATCATCGGCAAAGGGATCAAAGCGAATTGCGCCTATGGTAATTACCACCGAATTAGGAGTGGTGGCAAGGGTTTCAATGTCCACCATAATGTCTGCCATGTCAAGCCTTTGATTGTTTTGCTTCGAGGTTGCGCCACGCTTCCTCTTCTTCTATTGTAACATCATGCACTTGCTTTGTCAAACTCCAAGCGCCATTGCCCAGATCTGTCCAGTTAAGCGTGTCGCCTTCCTGCCAGCCTGCTCCGACGAGCAAATCTTGTGGCAACGGCATAACCAAATCACCGCTGCCGTCATCTGCTTCTTCCAGTGTAATTGTCCACTTATTCGTCATGTTTGATTACCTCTACTCCGCTTTGTTTAAGAAATTTGATTCCATTATCGTCTCTATAATTTTCACTATAAAAAACCCTACGAATGCCTGATTGAAATATAAGTTTACTGCATTCCATGCAAGGAGCATGAGTAATAAAAATGTCTGCACCGTCACCACTGTCATTAGACTTGGCCAATTTTGCAATAGAATTACTTTCTGCATGAAGTACCTCTGGTCTTGTTGTCAATATACCATTACCTGTTCGAGTTTTAGTAACAAGATCAAATTCTGTTTCTTCGCTTTCACAGTTGTTATCCCAACCTGCGGGCATGCCATTGTAGCCCATACTGATAACTCTGTCGTCTTTAACAATAACGGCGCCCACTTGTAGCCTACGAGCATGACTCATTTTGGCTACTTCGTGGGCGATGTTGTTATATAATTTTTGAAACTTAGGCTTCATTCTTTAATTGTTTTAGAATACTATTGGCACTGGTTGTTTCTACTACAGAATAATCGTCGACTGTTACATATTCTATAACGCCATTATTGACGACAAATGCCCATCTTCCGCATCGTGTACTTAGACCTTCAAATGTAAAATCGTGCGATAAGTTGTTTGCTTTAACAAAGAATCCATCACCGTCTCCATAAAACTGAACATTGTTTGTACCAGCAACAGCCTGCACATGTTCTTGAAACTTCTTCATGACAAATGCATCTTGAACATATAATCCAATAATGTCATCTATTTTACATGCAAGAATTTTTTTACTTTGACGTTCAAATTCAATCGCTTGCTCAGTATCTAATTTACTGAATGGTGCCGGACCCATGAATACCAATAATCTTTTACCTTCGAACAGATCTTTGATACTCACGCTTTCATGAAGTCCGTTGGGGTTAATTCTATATACTACACCAAGGTCTACTGTCTGTCCTTTTTTCAATGCCAATGTCATTTTCTATCTCCAAATAAATTTAATAAATTAAGAAACAAGTTAATAAAATTCATGTACAGAATTAGCGCACCGCGAACTTCAGCAACTCCGTTAGTTTCATAACTAACTTCTTCTCTAATCTTTTGTGTATCATAAGCAGTTAATCCAAGGAAGATGATGATAGCCAATGCTGAAATCACCATCTGCATAACAGTACTACCGATGAAGATATTGACAATACTGGCAATGACAATAGCAATTAAACCTACAAACATAAATTTGCCAACACTATCCAAACTACGTTTGGTAAAATAGCCATATCCACTCATCACAGCAAACAAAATTGCGGCTCCCATGAATGCACTTACAATACTACCCATAGTAAACATAGCGAAGATTGTAGCAAAACTCAATCCCATTAATGCTGAAAATCCATAGAGCATGAGTTGAGCACCTTGTTTGTTTACCTTTTCCATGGCAAAACTAATTGCAAAAATTGCAACAAGTGGCGCAAAGATTACAATCCATTTCAATACGCCTGTAAAGAAAAATTCTAATAGTTCAGGAGTAGTTCCTACAAAATAACTAACAATCATGCTGATGATAACTGCTAGACTCATGTGTCCATAAACACGGCCCATGGCTGAATTAATTTCAGTGGCACTTCTATAAATTGCAAATTCCATTTCAATTACCTTTCTAATAAATCACGTTTGTTGGGTTTACCGTTCCATTCCTCGTGATCAGGCAGGGCGGGTTTTTGTTTAGTAATTCTCTTCCAAGATTTACTCAATTCTTTATTCCATTCTATAAAGACTTTTTGATCTTCTGGTAAATCAGTGTCAGCATAAATTGCATCAATGGGACATTCTGGCACACACACTGCACAGTCGATACATTCGTCGGGATTAATTACTAGAAAGTTTGGGCCTTCGTAGAAGCAATCTACTGGACAAACAGCCACGCAATCTGTGTGTTTGCACTTAATGCAGTTTTCTGTTACGACATAAGTCATTTATATTTCCTCTTAACTATTATTTATCGGCGCATTGATGAAATTGCAATGGCTTCTTCATTACTGAAAATTGGAACAGCATTACTTTTATGCATAGTACCGATACCCAAAACTTTTGTACCTGTATATTGTGGAATACCTTTAGTTTTAACTGCACCACTATGTCCAGTGTCTCGACTGGCAATCTTTTGTGTTTCTCTGCCCACAGGTGCAGACAGTTTATAATCCAAAGGTTCGGCAGACATCGCTCGCTTACGCTTTTTCTCTTCTGCGTCTACTCCCCATTTAGCCTGGAGTTCTTTCCATTCTTTGTCCAATTGTTCCGCCTTGTGTTTTGCTGCCGCACTGGCAAATTTAACCTTGCCTTTTTTCTTGCCGTTGTAGCTAAGGCTAGGGTGATGAAGATGCATACTCATAGGTTCTCCAGTAATATTTGTATATTATACTACAGAAGAGATTTTATGTCAATTATTTTGATAAAGTATAGATTAGAATAGCTTCGTCTAATGCGTGTTTTAATGCGGAATTGGTTTTGGCAACTCTGCGTATATCGCCCCAAAGTTTATCTTCTTTTAGTTGTTCATGAAGACTAACTGCTCGCGGACTTTGGACGTGAAGTTGTCGTTGACTACTACCCGACTCTCGCACATAGATGGTTTCGCCACCATCCGGACTTTCGTAGATCACTGCTTCAGTGATTTTACTGACCATCATACGCTGAAGCTACTGCCGCAACCACAACTGGTTTCTGCATTGGGATTTTTAATTACAAAGTTTGAACCTTCAATGTCTTCTTTGTAATCAATGACAGAACCTTGTAAGTATTGCATACTCATTGCATCAACAAGATATTTTACTCCTTGTTGTTCGATGACAAAATCATCTTCATTTTGTTCAGTTTCCAAAGTAAAGCCATAACTCATTCCTGAACAGCCGCCGCCTTGCACAAATACTCGTAGACTTGCGGTAGGATCATTTTCTTCTTTTAAGATTGACGATACTTTTGTATCAACGTTTTCTGTAATTGTGATCATATTATTCCTTTGTTATCATTACTAGATGTAATCTATTTTCCAAACTGCCATTCATAAAAGTATGTGGTTTAGTTGTATCAATCCAAGTTGTCATTCCATTTGCTGGTAGATGAAACATTTGTATCGGATTTGTTATTAAAAAATTGCATTGCTTATTAGTTATCAACGGTAAATGCAATCTTGGACTGTGATCACTATGAACACTGTAACAAGATTTAGATTTAGATAACATAATTCTTGCTCGATAAACGGGAATACCTAGCCATTTGATATATTTATCTACGGGCGTGCCAATTAAACTTGGTTGAATATATTTAAATTGTTGCTCCCACTCGGGAGTTTTTGCAACACTTTTTCCTATTCCAGAAGTCCAGTTATCTATATTTGGATCATCTGTTTGAATAGCCAGCTGGCCGTCTTCGTTATTCGGCCAATCAGCGTATTGCTTGCCTAGATATATACATTGATCCACTATTTCTTTGAATTCAGGGTACATTGATTTAAACTGTATATGCATATTGATATTTATTCAAGATAGTCGAATCTCTAATGTCGTTTATCACAATAACAGTCTTTTGCAGGTAGTATCGGTGAGATTGATAATCGCAATGTGCATCTTGTATTCTGAATAGAGATAATAAATTATAATATGAATAACAAAAATATTATTGTAGGTAAAAAACATGCTGTGAGAAGACCCACCAAATATAACAGCGCCACAATTAGCCAAGAAACTGTCACGGATGAATTAGCGTTATTAACACTGGGAGACTTTGAATCTTTAAACTTTTTTATAGATCCAGGACAGTTCAATCGTGAAATTGCGAAATTTGACAGTGACTGGGTAGATTATTTGCCAAGAGCAGATAGACTTAATAATAGAAAAGGTCTAGCGGTTACTAACCTTGAAGGCAAAACACATCAGGATAATCCCAGCCAAGCACAGGCCAGTCATGCTGCCGGTAGAAAAGTATTTGAGAAAGAGTTTTCTCACCACACAGAAGTTTACCAAAATTGTCCCAGTTTACATCCTTTATTGGATACATTCTCTCCATTGGGCAGAACATTTTTAGTAAAAAGTAACATGGGCGGATATTTTACTCCACACAGGGACCATCCTGAAATACCAAGAGAAACATTTAGAATTGCAGTGTTTTTAAAAAATTGCGGAACCTATGACTATGACTGGATAATCGGCACCGATACAAAACTCCAAATTGAAGAAGGCCGGGCTTATTACATTAACACTAGACGAACACATAGAACAATTAGCTGGGTCGACAACAGCATACATCTGATTCTCAATGTACCGTTTACCACTGACAATGTATCTAAATTGATTGCAAATCTTAAACACGGGCATTGATTTATATGAATAATGCCATTGAGTTAAACTGGCCGCCATTGGGCACAGAAGTCTCTGAAAAAATAATCAAACATTATGAACAGTACAAGCATTACGGAAAAAGGTTCAAAAGAATAGAACAGGGTAAAAGTATGGTTCAGGATGATTTTGAAGTTGAAACGGCTGGATCTTATCAATTGCAGAAATGGCCAGAGCATATGAATTTCCTTGATGAGATTTTTCATGGTCACAAAATTAATAGAAAATTTTTAGAATATATAACACTGCAACGAAGTATCAACGAACTGCCGCCGCATACAGATACCTTTAGAAAGATGAGTATAATCTATGTAGTAGAAGGCGCGGCTGATACTGTATTTTACAAACAAAAGGATATTAGTAATACCGTGGCTGCTAGAATGTTTGAAAAAAGTGAACTGACAGAAATAAATCGATATAAATTTGATCTTAACAAATGGTATCTAATTAATAATTCAGCGATACATGCAGTGGATAATTATGTAGGTAAAAGAACAAGTCTTTTGTTTGACCTTACCTACATAAAAGTATTCCAAGATTATGAAGATGCCGCAAAAAATGTCAACGACAGTAAAATTTTATTTTTGTAAAATTAATCAGTGTATGTAAAAATACTGATACCCAGTTTGCTGATAATGCCGCGCTGTCTAAAGTCGCTGGCACAATGAAGTTTTAATGCATCGAATATAATTGCAGATCCCGGCTTCCATGCATGAATCGAATTTAAACTAAGTCCATGTAACCAATTTGGTTTTATATGTGTTAGATATTTCTGCATGTCATTGGCACTGATACCAGTCAAGGATTTGTTTTGTACTTGAGAGTATTCGTAGACTTGTTGATTATAATATGTAGGAATATTATTGGAGCCATTAAAAAATTTACTTGGTCCTTCCAAGTAATACTGATCAAAGATACATAGACTGGGTAGCTCTGTAGAAACCACAAAATACTCTAATTTCAATGGCAATGTAATTGCTTTATAAGTCAAAGGAAATGACTTCTCGTCATCATTGTGTATGATATGCGGCGTTTTTACATTAAAGAATGCCGCAGAATAAATCTTAAAATCACCAATTAAAGGTCGGAGTCTTTCTACTATAGATTCTAGAATAGGATCTTTCATAATAGAATCGCAGGTCACTGGTCCTGTGTTCTTGTAAATTTTGTTGTTTGAGTTATCAAACAACTCGACTAGATACTGGATTTCTTCAGGCTGTAGAAATTCTTCTACATAGATAGTGTCAGTGAATCTGGACACTAGCAATTCTTTATCTTCTGATGATCTCATACAATATTTATATAGATGCACAAGTCATCAGAAGATAAATTTGATTATCTAATACGTTTTAAATAATCACGACCTATGTGGCCTGCTTCGATTTCACGCAATGCTGTTACTACTGCGCTATTTTTACTTGAAACTTTTGGCATAGCGCCACGCTTCAATTCTCGGGTACGTTGACTAGCGATCAACACTAGATCAAATCTGTTTCCCACTGCTTCCACTGCTTTTTCACTGGTAATTCTAGCCATTTTATATTTCCATTTCGTTGTTATCTACCAAAACTAGCCAACCTAGTTTCTTTAAGTCACTGCGAATTTCGTCAGTGACCACACTTTCCGATACATAGGCTTCTGTTTCCTTGTATCGTAGTTGTTGTTCCAAAGTTAAATTATCCCATTCACTTTGTTCTATTGGACCAGCATTTTTTATACCGCTACAGTACCAGTCAATGTAGTCACCTTTTTCTTGCATGTCTGCAATAATACCACCGGCATGTCTCCAACTACAACTCCATTTTTGATCTTTTAGAATAGGTATCATGTCATTGCGTTGAAAGTCATTGTTACACATGGCGGCATATAAGTTTTGTGCATAAACATCATCGCCTTTGACTTTGTCACAGATCCAAGTATTACTACGCAGATCGTACTCCATGTTATCTTCGCGCCATTGTTCTGTGGCTTCTAGTTCTTGACGTAGTTCGGCATGCGATTTATAAAAGTCCAACATTTCTTCGGCGGCTTCGGCAGACTTTGTACCATTTTCTACATGCTTGATTAAATTGTCGATGTGGAAAGAGCCGCGAGCAGGGCTGGAATTTAACCCAGTTTTCTCTTTACTATCTTCATCTTGTCCCGCCATTTAAATTCTTCCCAATTAAATAAAAATTCACTGTCTAACTTTTCGTATATCAGCCATTGCTTAGTATAGTTGATTTCCAAAGGAAAGTCAAGTACATTTGCACCATTATAGAATAATCGTCGCGGAGTTCTGCCAGAAATTCTAGTAGCACTTTCACCGGCACGAGTTCTAATACATACTTTGATTAAATTTTTATTGTAATCATTAAATGTCAACGTAATAGATTTACATTTGTTTTCAACTGCCCATGCTTTACATGCGGGAAGAATGTATTCAGCGACCAATAATTTGTTTCTATGTTCAGTGTGTGCCCATGTTCTGATACCCGCCATTGCGATATCATCAGTCCATTCACTGAAGTAAACTCCGCCACTGGCCACAGGTAGTTCATCGTCAAACAACACAAAGTATTCACCGAGATTGAATTTGTCGTCCACTTCCAATATATAGCGCAGAGTATTATTTTCATTTCGCCAAGTTTTGCTGTGCATATTGACCATGGCAGGACTGGAATCTTTTTGACATTCCGATTCTATAGTATCCCAAAAATGTTTTAGTTCTGACTTGGTTAATTTATTGTATTTTTTTACTTTGTACATACTAGTTTAATCATCCATGCCAAAGGATCTATTTCCCAGAATTTATATGTTGTGCTGGGATTCTTTGCATCGCTGTGATGATTATTGTGCCATGCTTCGCCCAGTATAATGGGCCAAAGCCATGCATTATTTCTACTATGATCTTTTGTTTCGTGATTACGATAACCAAACCTATGACCAAAATAATTAAAATTGCTGGTACTAATTTGTATTAGCATGGCAGGAACTAGCCAAGCCCAATAGAATAATTGCAGATCTATTAAAGCTAATACAGAAATCACAGGCAGTAATAAAAGCATGTACCATTTGTGTATAAACAATTGAGCCGGTGTCATTAATTCTTTAACTAAGAATATCTTCATTTCACCCTCTTGTTGTTTCATGTGTCCAAAGCCAAATAATTTATATCCTAAATTATGCGGGCTATGCGGATCTTTGTCTTGGTCACTATATGCATGATGCAGTCTATGCAAATAAACCCATCCTAAAATACTGCCGCGACCTGTTAATAAAGCAATAGCAGAGAACAGCCATTTAAGCACGGGATTTAGTGCAAAACTTTTATGACTATAATATCTATGAAATGTCATCCATACTCCTAGGATGTTCAAAACATAAAAACTTGTTAACATGATTAGTATGTTGTTTAATGTGTAATCAACAAAAAACAATCCAACTACGCTGTTAATAAAAACAAAAATAGTTAGTAGATTTATATTTCTACTTGTGGATCCAAATATCATCGTCTAATTAATTCAATGACTCTGGCAGCAGGATCGAATTCCCACCACTTGCCGCTGGTGCCAGATCCAAAGTCATAGTTACCTGGTCGTGCATGGTGATTGTTGTGCCATCCTTCGCCAAATGTGAACACAGCATTGATCCAAAGGTTGCGACTGTTGTCACTGGTTTCGAAATTCTTATAACCCCAGCGATGGTTCATATAGTTACTAGTTGTACTACTCCAAACGCTGAACACCGCGGGGATGACAACAACGTGCATGGCCAACACAGGATCTATGACGGCCCAGAATATTGTCCATAATAATAGCAGACCAAAATACCACTTGTGCATGAAGATATGATACTTGTCAAAAATCAAGTGTCGTATTTTCCATTTGTTTGGCTCATAGTCATAGGCAGCTACCAACATCTTGGGACCACTGACCATGGGACTGTGTGGGTCACCGGGCTTGTCGCTGTACTTGTGATGATCCCTGTGCATGCCTACCCAACCTATTGCACTGCCAGTAAAAGCTAGCGCACCCCATGTGGCACAAAAGTATTCCCAGAATTTACTGGTCTTAAAACTTTTGTGTGTTAATAGTCTATGAAAGCCTATACTGATTCCAAGGCCGCCTATGCCCACATACATTAGCACACTTAACAACCACAGTGAACCAACTTGTGGTAAAAGTAATGCATAGAGTAGAACCAGTGCTGTAGCACTGAGTTGTACATAGGGTAGATATTGCGTGTTAGACGCAAGAGCATTGTTGATGATTCGTTTGTAATTCATAACAATATTTATTTAAATTGCTCTTAAACTTGGTCGGAGTACAAGGATTCGAACCTTGGACCCCCTGGTCCCAAACCAGGTGCGCTACCAGACTGCGCTACACTCCGAATATATATTTACTTAACTTTCGACTTCGTTGTTTATGTATTCGTAGTTAACAGATTCTTCGTTGTCTCTAAAAACCACGGCTCCATTTTTAATATGAAATTTTCTAGCCATATCAGTTTTTGGACTCAGCGTTACGAATCTGTTAATTGTTTTTTGATTTTCTTTGATATGTTTTACTGCATTAAAGATTAATTTTTTCCCTGCGCCCGGTGCATAACTCCAAATAGTATAAAATACAGCAACTTTGGGCTCATTGCAGGTTTCAAATAATTCGGATTCAGAACAAGGCACAGTTAGTTGATAACTGACACAGGTAATTGCTTGCACATTGTCATTCTCGTCTCTGGTTACAAAAATATCTTTGTTTGCACCAACACGCTCTGTCCGGGGAATGTGTGGACGCACTGGATCTTGACCAATCAAGTCGACAAATTTATCACTGAGATTTTGAATTAAATGTAACATTTTAATTTTCTTCTTTTAGTTTATCAAATTTAGAATCTAAACGATTGTCGTCGGACAATACGTCTTCTTGTTTTTCTTTTTTTGAATCGCGACCAAATATAGCGTCCCATCTAGAATTGTACTCTTCTTGCGCGATACTAAATGGCCTGGGAATTGAACCTTTGCCTGCTTCATGTGCCATGATGAATCCTTTAATAAATTGGAGCGGGATAAGAGAATCGAACTCTTGACCGAAGATTGGAAATCTGCTGTTTTACCATTAAACTAATCCCGCATACTTTATTATAGCACACTTCAGCAGACATTGCACACTCATTTGATTACAATATGCTATAATAAAGTGTTTAGCTACCTACACCACATAGGCCCTAAACTGAGCTGTTACTCTGTCCATAACATTTATTCTTTTGGGCAGGTGTTATACCTTACCTAATGCGTTCCCGCCACTCCACAACAGAGCACGGATGGTCATAGCACTACATACCTAGCACTCTTTATGGTAACTGCCCTACCCACTTTAGACGTCAAAGTGTAACCGGGTTTTCTTTGATTAAATACTACTATGCAATCCTATGACATTGTCACCGAAGCAGGCCTACATTTTCATGTAAGTCTAAGCAAGCAAGGCATCTGCTATATCATTGTCAAAGATATTTTTAGCAATGACTTTGAAATGCTGTACTTTACTAACTTAGATTCTGCTTTAGATTATATTCACAGTTTATAATTGGTTGCGGGGGAAGGACTCGAACCTCCGTCTTCCAGGTTATGAGCCTGATAGTCTACCAACTGACGTACCCCGCGATAAATATATTTATGATTAATTGTCTTAATATAAATCTAGACATAAGTCCTCTGAGAAAGGATTTAAATATAAACTCATATGGCACACACAATCATATTAAAATATCAATTGACGATATTAACAATGATTTAATTTTATTTTTAAAAACTTTAAATCTAACCATTGGCCGGGTAGAATTATTTTACAATCGTCCTTTTCGTTTTAGTACAATACATCTCGATGACACAGGCGGAGATTATATCAAACTCAATTATGTATTCGGCGGCAAAAACAGTTTAATGTATTGGTGGAAACAAAAACCTAATATATCGAATAGTGCAGAACTCAACTCAACCGATAGTTTTTATATAGATTATAAGATCGACCAAGTTGACTTAATCGATAAACAGCCAGTAAATTTTCCTAGTATAGTTCAAGTTGGTATTCCTCATAACATACATAATTTTGAAGAACCCAGATACTGCCTAAGTTTAGTATTAAAAAAACAAGATAATACTAGATTAACTATGGCAGAATCAATTGAAATGTTCGAACAATACTTATAATAATTCTTCTGACTTCAATATTTGAACCGTGTCTACACTTAGACCGATGTCAGTACGCACATTCAATTCCAGAACTTCGTCTTGAAGACGTTGTTTAGCTTTCTTGGCCAGATTTACAAAAACTTTAAAGCCCTTGATGTCTTCTTCAGTGAACACACTAGTGGCCACTGTGCTTTCGTAACCGTAGATACTGCGACCTTCTTCTTTACGATTTTTAATCTTGTCCAACTTGCCCAACACAACTGCTTCTTGTTCGCGAACTGCAAAGCCAGACAACTCTGTGTAGTTCTGAATTTGCTTTTCAAGACCAGCAATCTCTGTGAGTTTGTCGTCTATGCCCACACGACTGTTAACTGCGCTGACTTGCTTGCGAATGTCATACAGTGCTTTAACCAAAGAATCTCGACGATTCAAATTAGTTTTAAACACAGTCGTAGCTTTATAAATTTCCATGATTGGATCATGGAATTCCGTTAGACTAACTTGACCTTTAAGGTCGATGCCTTTGACGACATCATTGATACTGTTCTGCAATACACTGGCTTTACGTAGACTGATATTCATATATTTCCTTTAAATAATTATACAACAAAATAAAAACAGAGTCAAGAAAGAAAGTAACCAACTGGACAAATAACATGCGGATTAGCTTTAACTAAAATCCTGACAAGTCACAATGCACAAGGCACAGAGACCTGTGTATATCCAGGAGCAAGACACAATTCTGTCATATCCCGAGGGTTGGAGCACACAGGCACGAGGCGTTTTCAAGGCGCCAGCCAATAATTTGTTCGGTATCGCATGAAGCGATAACGGTGTTAGTTCTCATCTCTTTCTTTTCTCCGGGTAGTTATCTTGTGGATATACTACCAAAAAACTTTAATCTTTACTTGTCTTTTGGACCACGCTTGTTACCGCGCAAGTCTGATTCAAACACTTTTACATAACTTCTCATAATTTCACCACGCTTGTGTGGATCTGTTTCATAGGCCGCAAAGCGTCTAATTGCTTTGGGGATTTTAACTGCTCTTGGATCGTATGCCATTTTATATTTCCTTTAAATTATTTTTGACTTTGTGCAATCAGTCTATTAACTACATTAAGGTCGAACTCTAAGCTAGAGATTTTTTCTTTAAGAGCCTGGTATTCTGCATTGTGTACATCTTTACTATGAGTTACAATGTCAAAATACATGGCTGCGGCCTCTGCGTGTAGCTTCCTAACATCATGTTCTAACAACTCTCGTCTATCTACTAACATATTAATTCCTTTAAAAATTTGGCGGTCTCAACGAGAATCGAACTCGTCCCTACGGCGTGACAGGCCATTATACTAACCGATATACTATGAGACCAACTTACCTAAGTTATGCACTTCTGCAATAACTTGTTAACTTCTATTCTAAACACACTTTCTTTTTCTGGCCAAGCATAAATGTATTGTCCTGCAAAGTCCTTGACCAACAACCATGTAATGCCTGCGGCTGTGTACATGTGTGTCTCCGCCTCATAGCCCGGGATAGACCTATCAAAGTTAATGCTGCCATCACCATAGTCCTGGCCATGCTGTCTAACCCAATCTGCCACACTTTGTACTTCTCTGTCTGTGTTAGGACCCATGCCGCCCAAGTTAGCTACTACAAAGATTTTGCTAGTAGGTGTCGTTGTCATAGTCTTAAAGACACTACGCCCCAGCTGTCTAATTTGGTCTTTGACGTTACCTGGTAGTGCTGCCACTTGATGGAAGTCTGGTACCAAGTAGCCTGCCTTGCGTAATGCGTATTCTGCTGTTGTTGCTAATGTTGTAGTCTTAACTACAACTACAGGTACCATCTCAGGTGTCTCGGGCTCAACACTACTAGTCTGTTTTTGCACAGTCTTTACAGGCTGTTGCTCAATACTAGCGTTATATGACGGCAGGTCGGCATCAAGTTTGATGTCTAACATCTTACCTAGCACATCCTGCATGGCCCTGGTAGGTTTAATTTTACCTGTGGCCGCCAATGTTTTACTAACACTGGCCTTGTTAACTTTTACAACTTTAGGATTGTCTTGTTTTGCCTCAGGTTTAACCTTGGGTTTTTCTGTGTGCTTGACGATGGGACGGGCTGTGCCTGTCTTAAAGATGTTGTCGAGATCTATGTTAGTCTGTGTTTGTGTTTGTGTTTGTGTTTTTCTTGTTGCCATTATATCACCATTGTGGAAGTTTCTTCATTTTAGAAGTAAGTTTGAGACCAATTGTCTTTAACACTTCCTTACGCATCTTATCTCGTTGCGTACGGCCTGCCTTTGTCATATTGTTAGTGCCCAGTATTTCTCTACTGTACATTGTCCAACTTACTGCATGTTTAGCAATGAGAGGTTCCTGTTCTACCCATCTTGCCTTTTTAATAAACATAGCATATTCTTGGCTACTACGTGGACCCAGGGCCATCTGCGGCTCTATTAGGTCATACTTTTTAGCTAACAGGTCTTTACAAAAGCCTTCCATGCCGCCAGCATAGGAGTTAATCTTTTTAACGTGCTTAATGTTAATGCCCGTTTCATCTAAAACATATTTGACCATGTCGTAGAGTCGGTCCTGCTCGTGTTGTGCCTTCTTTTGCTTAAACAGATAATCTGTGTATGCTTTTATTTGGTTTTTTATAATCTGACCAAGTACAGGATGTTCTTCAAATTTTTGTTGCTCTGCCCAATCTAATCTTCTATCTCGGGCATCATATAATGTAATTCTGTTAGCATAGTCATGTTGGATCTGATATTGGTACTTGCTACCATTGCGGTCTCTCCAAACATATAAATCACTGGTCTCAGTGTAGTCTTTAAAGAAAGTTGCCTGTGTAGTACACCACTTTGTGCCTGCACCCAAATGTCTTGCGGCGGTAGCGGTTTGTGGACTGGCCAACTGGCCAAAAGGACCATTGTACAATATCTTTGTGTTTTTAATAATTGGAAAGGCACCTTCTTCTTTTACAGTTTTAGTTACTAGTACTTCCTTAATCTCAGGATTGAGAACTTTATCTATGGTCTCATCTAGCTCATAAAAACTAAATTGGTTAATGTCTCGCTTAGCCAAACGAGGTTTTAGCTTGTCAAAATTTGTTAATACAGTTTTAACTCTTTCTGTATCCTCAAACTTAAATTGGTTATTGATTAGTTGTTTGGCCAGCCAAGGAACATACTGCAAGTTCTTAGTGGGATCCATTTTCTCTAGTGCAATGACGATGTCCACCACTTCCATTTTGGTATGGCGGACTACGTCTGTAAATTTGTTTTTAAACTTTTCTACAGTTATCTCTCTTTTGGACATTATGTCTCCTTGTACTAAGATTGTAGTATACTATAGATGTCATTTTATGTCAATTTGCGTTTTGCCAGGACATATTGAAACACACTAACTACCTTGGTATGTACTCAAGTTCATTGAACCGCTACGACCCTATCTTTAATGTGTTTCAATATGCTCTGCATCCCCCGGCGGTAATTGTAGTACATCAAGATATGACGCTATCATACCCATCACACGTACCTTCCACCCGCTTCCCGACAGGGACCGTTCTCGTATTGCTAACGCCAGTTCGGTTTAACTGCGGCTTGCGCCGGAGCAGATTTACCATCCCCATTGCTGGGGGCAGGCCCTTGCTCGAACCACCCGTACACATCACTGCACTTCATCCTCTGGGTCAGAGTAGCCAACGATACTTGGCATGTTTGGTAGAGCGTAGGAGAATCGAACTCCTCTTACCGACGTGAAAGGCCAGTGTCCTAACCGATAGACGAACGCTCCGAAAAATGGTGGAGGAGACAGGGATCGAACCTGCGACCTATTGCTTGCAAAGCAACCGCTCTCCCAACTGAGCTACACCCCCATTATAAAAACTTGGCTCCTCAGGCTGGGCACGATCCAGCGACCAACGGATTAACAGTCCGCTACTCTACCAACTGAGCTACTGAGGAATAATTTGGTGGGTCGTGACAGGCTCGAACTGCCGACATTCTGCGTGTAAGGCAGACGCTCTACCAACTGAGCTAACGACCCGATTATCTTGTAAATTTTCTTACTAGAACTAACCAGTAGTACTTAACACCACGTGGTGTAGGTATCCATGACAAATCGAAACTCATGCCAACTTCTTTAGGAATATTCCCATAGGCTTTTTCAATTATTTCGTTAGTTGTCATATTAACCTTTTACTTTGGCGGAGCATGTAGGAATCGAACCTACTCACCCATTGCTGAATGACAGATTAGCAATCTGTTGCCTTAACCGGTCGGCCAATGCTCCAATGTACTTACTTATGATATCAACTCACACTAATGTCCTGTAGCTAGAACAGGCCTCTCACTGTTGCCAGTGACGCAGTCACACTTTAGTGTAAATTAAAAAGGGGAGAGCCACGGTTGCAGGACCTAGTGCTTTGTTACCAAAGGAAGTGTCCAGGCGATGTGGCTCTCAAAATTAAAACATGGCAGGTGAGGTATCCGGTTATTGATTAGTCAATAACTTTCCCATTCTCCTTTTACTTTCCTTACCACAAAACTTGGTGCCCAAGGAGAGACTCGAACTCTCAAAATTTGGCTTCTAAGACCAACACGTATACCAATTCCGTCACCTGGGCATTCATATGTAAAAATACTATAGGAACCATTGTACATCTATGTCTACCCAGGGGAACGTCTCCGTCAAGGGCCTGTACGGTCATTACTTCCTACATACTCCGTCGCATCTCCAGAGCTTGCGCTCCTGTTTCATATACTTATATTGAGCGTGAGCGGCCTCACTGTCCTCGCCTTAAGTACCTAACGGTGTAGGTAACCTATAATACATTTACATATGAATGACGCTTCACAGCGTTTCATATGTGGGATAAATTTTTAAAGAACAATGCTAATTGCTTAACATAGAACTATTATAACACAGAATCCAATTTATGTCAATTAGATTTGGCCAACTAGTTATTGGTAAACAATGACTACAATGAATTACTGCTTAACAAAGTCTATTATACAACATCTTTTACTTTATGTCAATTAATAGTGTAGTCTATTTATTGTTATAAATAATGTTATGGAATTTGGACTATTATTTAAAACGCTTAATTATTTGAAATCCAATGTCAAGCTGAACGTTCCTTTTCAATCACTGACCGTTGATATTACAAAAGAAGAAATAAACAATCTTTTAGCATACATCAGTGATCCGGCAGTACAACATTTACTGACTCCGAACATCAAAGGAAGAGCTGACTTCGCCGAATCTAAATATATACGATTGGCAAATGGCTGTATCAATCCTGAAGAAAACACTGATGCCAATTGGGCCGGCCTGTTTTGGCATCTTGGACTTGATAACAGCATTGAACGCATGGAGTTTAGTCGTAATGTACGAGATCTAATTGTGCCATTGGCTACAAAAATGATGACTGCGTTGAACAATTACAATCAGCGACAATATTATACACACGGAGTGGAAATCAACACACTAACATCGAATACACAAATTAAAAGTCATATAGATGGCCATCGACTTGTAGAAGAAACTACAAGAGTTCATTTGGTATTAGAAACAAACAACGAAAGCTACATTACATGTAATGACGAAAAACGTCATTTTGACACGGGAGAATGTTTTATTCTTAATAATTTAATGCGGCATTCAGTACAAAACAACGGCACAAGTCCCAGAACACATTTGGTTATAGATTTCTTAACATTAGTTTAATGTCAACTAATTCTAAGAATATATATCATAAATAAATTTATGAAGAATAGAAAGGAAATTTATGTACACTATTAATGTTAAATGGCTTGGAGGTCCAAACTGGGATGATACCCTGCCTAGTTCATTTAATCCCAGTAAGAAAAAATCTGCCACCGAGCACTTGATAGAAACGGGCGGCCAAAGTATTGACGATGCAATTTTATCTTTTGATACCTTTAGAAGTTTTCCTATTAAGGTAACTCAGACTAAACCTATAGGCGAGGAAGTAAATTGGATTACTACTTTAATTATCGAAGAAAAAGATGAAGAGAAAGCATTAGGTATTAAGAACAAATTACTTGACACATATACTAAAAAACAATTAGAATTAAAAACCAATAGCGTTGGTTATCAAATTGAAATCGAAGTTATAAATTCTTAATAATTTAACAAATGATCTATACCCAATTTTTCTCTAAATTTTTGAGTATATACACCATCTATTCTTAACGACCATGTCATTTGACTGGTAGGCTCTCCGCCATGCATATCCAAGTCATTGAAAAATACTGCCTTGGGATACACGTCATGTTTTATACTGGTGTGTTCGTCATATATATAAAACTTTTTTAAGCCTGTGGGATTGACCCACAAAAACTCGCTTTTATGCGGCACATATTTCATTCCATCTTTATGCAATAACAAACCGCAGTCATGTTCATGAATAAAGAATAATATACGACCGTACTGTTCAAATACTGTGCCTATCAAACTATCCAGCCAAGTTTTTAGCTCGGGAAAATTTTTAATATTATTAGTCCATTCGTAGGAATCTTCACTGCCTTTTCTCATGTAAGCAAGTATAGGATCTGTGCCTTTTGCAGGTTCCCTTAGATAACAAACTGTACTGGGATTATATAGATGAAAATATAATTTAGCAAATATATTTTGTTGATTGTGAGTCATACGCTTCCATCGTTGACCTATTTCAGTTTGATCAGACAACATTTGATTTTTCATTTTCATGAAGTTACCATAACGTTCTGCATTTTCAACGCCCGGTCCGTATACACCTGCTTTAATATCACTGACCGCAATACCTGTACAAATAGATAGATTTAGGTCTTCTAAAGTTTTAATATCTAGAAATTGTTCACAGTTAATAAAAGGTTTTCCGCCTATGCCGTTCATTCTATTACCTTATCAAATTTAACATTTGGCAAAATTAGTCCGTCCATCATCATATCTAAAGGATGCATTTTACCATAGAAGTCATTGCTTTCCCATGCTTGTTCTTCTGGAATCCAGTTGAACCATGGATTAAATCCAAGAATAACATAGATTCGATCTGTTTTATCTGTGTTATCAATTTGTATTTGTCTGTGTACAATGTTAGTATCCCATGTATAAGCATATCCTTTTTCAGGAACACGCGGTCCATTTTCTGCAATTTCCATGGCATATGCATTGGTAGTTTGCACAGGGATAATAACACGAGTATTATGAACTATGGGTTCATCGCTGTGCCAAGTCCATCGATCATTTCTATTTTCGTACTCCTTGTTAGCAATTCTATAATCTCTAAATGCGCCGCGTTGCCATGCTACTCGACTTCTGAGTAATTGACAGTTAGCACTTTCAGCTAGAGTGCGAACTCCGCTTTCTGTTGCGGCATCAGTCCAGTTGGTAAAACTCCATGTATCGTAATAACTATCTTTTTCTTGATGATGGGGACTTAATTTTTCTTCGACAGGTAATTTTATAGATTCTGCTTGTTCAGCAGTAATAAGTTCTGATTGAACTAATAATCTTAGAACTTGCTGGTAACCTTCTTCTACAGCAACACGAGTCAGCGGTAATAATTTCTGACTTTGTTCTAATTTTTTAAAAATTTCACTGCCCAGTGAAGAAAAAATGAACCAACTAATCGGACTTGGTAGTTCTCCCATGCCGGCACTTTCAGGAGTAAGGCCATGACTACTGCAATAAATAGGATTATTTTTAATACTCCAGCCGCCATAATAACTGCCGCGATTTAAAAAGTCTCTGCCTTCGTACATCCTGGTAATTTTATTATCTTCTAAATATCCAGTACTACTATTTTTATTAATCCAGCCCCACCATTTGTGTTTGTATGTTGCTTTTTTAATATCTAATAAAAGTTGATCAGTATCAAAATCTAACTTCAACCTAGTCAGCTGTTTCCCGTCGTGCTTGGGAGTCAACTTGTTCATTTTATCAATTAATTTGTAATTATTTTCAATCCAAACATGGCAGGGCCTATTATTAGGAACTTCTTCCTTATAAATTTTTATGCGTGTCATTAGTTAGCTTTTCTTTTTGATTAAATCAATTATCCAGCCGCTAGGATCAATTTCCCACCAGCGTACTCGTCCAAAATTATATGCTTGCACGTCGCCATGATGATTATTATGCCAGCATTCACCTAATACAAACGGAAATAACCACGGACTATTAACACTGTTGTCGCCGGATTCATAGTTTTGATAACCCATTACTTTAAAATGATTCAATGAATTTGTAATACTGTAGCTATGAAAAGTGATAAAACTAGGAACTATAACGAACCAAATCCAAAATTCAAAACTAATTAATGCTATTACTAAATTTGCAGTCCAATATAGTTCCATATAATATTTGTGACAGAATGCATATACTGGATTTTTTAATAAATCAATAATATGTCTGTAATTAATATCCTTTTCTTCTATCTTCCAAAGCCATAAAAACCAGCTAGTCATCAATCCTTTATTGGGACTATGCGGATCTTTTTCGCCATCACTATAGGGATGATGCAGATCTCGATGTGTCGCTGTCCAGAAAATAGGACTGCCCTGACCCGCTAGCATAGCAAAGAATAGAATAATGTATTTGATTGGAGTATATGTTTCAAAACTTTTATGACTAACATATCTATGATAGCCAATAGTAACTCCCAGCATCATGATGCAAAAATATCCCAGACCTAAATACAGCCAATATAAATTTTCCCACATACCATTAAATACAGATATAATGGCGGCTATGGCTATTAAATTCATGGGAATCAGGCCCGCCCATAAATTTTTATATTTAAAAGTTAATTTAAAAAAATCAACGAAAGTTAATTGTTTACGCATTTTATTCCTATTTTAGTTACTATTTTGGTACAACATAGACGCTCTTTTTGTGCCTGTTCTTACTCTTATCTCTGTATTTAGTTTAATTCTGCCTATACTTCCCCAAACCCAGTCCTGTGTAGGACGCTCATTCGGAGGAATAATAATAGACCACTCATATTCATAACTACTGTCAATTTCTTTAAAATAACGATCGGCTACTAGCTGATACCTTCTGCTATTTGAAACTGGAATAACCATGTGCCATTTTGTTAATCCTTTACCTTCGCAGATTTCAAACATTTTATTCCATAGTTCTAAGATACCATTTGTTTTCACGGTATACCCGGGCCGACTTTTTAAATTTCCTACTACCCAGCCGTCATTATACGGAGCAGGTAAATCACAACGCCAACCCATGCAACTTATTAAGATTCCGTCAATGTACCATCCATATAGATAATGAGTTTTTGAGCCGTCTACTAGATAATAAGTTTGCATTCCTTCAATCCATCTAGCTCTATATTGCAATATATCACTTAAATTATCTGCTACAATTTCCTTAATATTACTTTTTGAATCAACTAATTCTTTTAGCTGTTTAAAATCAGTCATGTCTAAAAGACGTAATCCCTGCTTAACTGGAACTTCTTTTTTCTTCCAGTTATCTAATTCACTTTCATCCCCGCAGTACATAATTTTTTGCCAACAGTCGTTGTGTTCTTCGGTGGCACAGGTTAAAAACTTTTGTGGTGGTAAATAAAATTTTAAATCTGTTTTATTTTGTAGTTCGTGTATTGCCCATTCTCTCCATGCTGTGTCGCCTTGTCTACTCATAAAGGCACCTTTGGCTTTTCTAATTTCACACCAACTAATTTGATCTTCTATTAATTTAACGAAACCTTCGCTGATCTCAAAAATAGGATTTGTCAGCATGGCAGGTTTCCATAATCTATTTAAAATACGAAAAATGCCGGCTGGCCAACAAGGCCTTGTTAATATACTAGCGATAATCTCCGGTTCTCCTGAATGACCCCAATAAATACTCTTGGCACTAACTTCCTGAATATGATATTCAGAGTAATTTTTATACAAACGATGGCCTGTTTTGATGTAATGTTTCTTTCTAAGATCTTCGTAGATCGAATCCAATACATCATCTTTGATCCAAGTCGTAACTTGATTTTTATACATAAATGAAACTAATCCCTAATCCTTGTAAAAGCATTTGTAAGCTAAATGATAATAATATTTGCATTGGTTGTTATCGCACCAAAGAAGAAGTGGCCGAGTGGCCTAAACTCAGCAATGAACAACGATTTGTTATTGTAACACGTATTAATAAAAACATCAAGAGTACTTAAACCTTCCTGGATATTTTCCTGCACTACGTTTAAAATGCTCTTCCATTGCTTGTTTATCTTTTGTTTTATGAATTGTTAATAAAATCATTTTATTAACACCTTCTTCCCTGTCTGATCCATGCAAACATTTTGCATTATTATATGCAAACATATTTGAATCTTCTGGTAATTCTACATAATTAACTCCGGCCGCCGCTTTGAATACTTTAAATGTACCGCGTGGATTTTCGTTGTATATCATTGCTCTAAGAGCAACATCTTCTTTCGTGTGATCTCTATGAAACGGAATAGGAACATTGCTCATCCATAATCTACAAAAATGTATTTCGGCCCACGGTACTGCACTATGTAAATCATCTATAACATTTGGAAATATTTCCCGATAATCTAAAAATGGTACTTGCCAGTGATTGTCTTTTAACATATCAGGATGTTTAGCGTAGATGTTCAAGCCTTTGAAAAAATCTATACCTTTAGATGTTTCTGAAGCTATGTTACCAGCTGGATCACTTTTTACAATGTGGCTTGCACCTGAATATTTTTTCCATTGTTCCCAGAAAAAATTCCAATCATTGGGTTGTATTTTTGGAGCATCTAATACTGTCCAAATTAAATTATCTTCTGAAATATTGTCCATTTATTCTGCCTCCCAAATTGGAAAGCCTTTTTCTTTTGTTTCTTTAATTTGTTTTGCTAACAATTCTGGATATTTAACTCTGCCAAATGATTTCATTAAAATTTTGTAATATTCAGGATGATAGTCTGCGCCATGATAAAAATGTCTATTGTTAAACGCAAATAAATTTTGTTCTGCGTTATATGGAACATAACGTTCTTCGCCAGCCGGTCCATGGCGTAATTTGAATGTAGGACTTGGATTAGTATCGTATATTAAACTTCTAACAGCCACTGGTGCTGGCGCCATTGGAGCAGGATCTATGTGAAAATATACAGGTTTAATTGCGGCCCATAGTATAATAGAATCGCATTCATACCAAGGCATTTTTTCTTCTAATGCTTCTACATATGGATCCCATAGACTGGGTTCTAATACTACATTTTGTTTCCACGTGCTGCCTTTTAGGTAAGCATCTGTTTTCAACCAAGTAACCATACCTTCAAAGTTGGCCTCGTCGTACAATGATTTTAAGTCATTACCTGTGCTAGATTCAATACCATCTGCTTTTACTTTAGTTAATGGTTCTTTGTAGTGCTTCCATATATCCCAAAATTTGTCCATGTCATGCGGCAGTAACGGGTCGACGTCCGGGATGAAATATCCTATTTTACTTAGATCCATTGTTCTTCCTTTATAATTTTTCTAATTTTTTTAGTGCATGATCACTTATTGGTATAATATAATCTGTTTTATCTCTTTCACTAGTCATAACATATTCTGAATATTTGTTTATACTGTGTTGCATTATCCTATTGTATTTATTTCCGTCAATTTCAAATCCGCTGACAATCAGCAAGATCTTTTTATAATTAGGATCATAAGTGCTGCCGTGCCTAGTTCTTAAATTATTCCAAGCCCAACTATTTGTTTCTGACAATCTGGGAATAAATTTACGCTGGCCAGTTGCAACGGTTGCATCAGGTAACCATTCTTCCGAGAATAAAGTTGAATCTGGATTTTCATCGTATACCATCGTTCTAAAATTATTAGGGAAATCTCTAAAATCATTGTCATCCCTGTGCAGACCAATTGATTTGGTACTTTCCCAGAATCTAAACATATGGATCTTTTTAAAAGGAAATAAATCCATTAACTGATCAACAAAGTAAGGAAACTCTTCTAAAAAATTATGTTCTTCATTGCGTGTCCAGTAACTTAGTGGAATCGAAGACAGGTTAATGTCGACACTATTATAGTCACCTTGCCCGGGCTGGCCGCCAGCAATATCTGCCACACGTTTGACAACCGGCTTCTTTCTGTCAAAGAACCATTCGGCAATACCGTCTACATTTACATTGGGAATATCTAGCGGTGTCAGACAATACTTACCCCATTGTGATTCTATATCTGTAACAGAAATATCATGTAATTTATTTGCCCAAGTCCTCACACGGTTTCGAGTAAACAATAATTTTTCACTCATGTATAGCACCTTGCTCTAGTTGTAATTTTATATATTCTTTAAATCCATCAGTATCCACTAATGGCCCGTCTATTCTAATTAGAATTTTACGTCCGTTAATAGGTGCTGTGGCACCATGGAAACAATTTTCGTTGTTGAAGAAAAATAAGTTTGGGCCTGTTGTTAAATCAGGAAAGGACTTCTTAAGTTTTGTTTTTTCAAAAAGAAAAAAAGTTCTATTTTCACAGTCATCGAATAATGCAATTCTAGGAGCACTGGGAAATGGATCACGCGGTAGTCCATCTTGATGCATGGGAATTGCGATTTTGTTTGACCACAATGTCAATCCCTGCACATCATACCAGGGTAAGGCTTTAATTACATCTTTGATTAGTTGCGAAAATAACTCTTCATTGGGATGATAGTTCACTTTCCATACTATAGTTTTTTGATAGTCTGGCTTTTGCCATATGGTAACGCCGTCCCAAAACTCACCGTTATAGCCACTGCCGTTTCCTCTGCTGTCTTTTTGTGTTCTATTAATGGGAATGTTTACGCAGTCCCACCAAGCCCAAAATTTATCTTTATCCAATTCTAGCCTAGGCAGATTGGGTATAAAATAACTAATAGTCGATAAATTGTTCATTATATGTATTTATAATTAAATTTATATATTTGACAAGCATTTAGATAAGTCTGCCCATAACTGATCATTTTCAATAAACTCCATGGACGAAAAATCTATAATAGAATCATATATAGGTTGACCGTATAATTCAGATGTCTTGGATGGTTGCTGTTGTTTGATATATTTTATTTTTTCAAATAATTGTAGAATTTTATTAAATCCAGGGTCGACTTGAAAATTTGAAAGATACACCCTGTTACTTGTTACTGCTAAAGGAGTGAAATATTTAGATATTCTACTTTCATAAATTTTTTTCCATTTTCTATTAAAAAGTATATTATCATCTCCGCGTTCATGTACTGCGTCATCAACTATAATAATAACTTTTTTTGATTTTGTTATACAATCGTTGATTACATTCAAAAGACAATCTACTTCAATATCTCTGTTTTTATTAAACAAGTCCCAAAAAATTACGCCAGCATCTTTATCTATTATTGCATTATTTTTTACGTCCATGTCTATTATAGAATAATTAGTATTGCCAATGAGTTGCATATTAATTTGTAATAATTGCTGTATATTTCTATTAACAACATCATAATTAATTATTTTTTGTTTATCAAAGTCCCTGTAATAATTTACCTGTGAAAAATTATCTATCAAATATCCATGTGTTGTCAATGACGTATTAAAAAACGCAGACTCGCCTTTGAATGCACCGTATTCTATATAATTGTCTGCGGCATACAATTGGCAAATTGCATTTAAAAATAAATCCAAGGCAGTGGATCTTGGATTTAAAGTCCAATGCACTCTAAAACTCCATATACTACGCAACAATAATATTTTATCTAAATTAGATGCCACGGATCCTCTTTAAATCTAAAACTAAAACAATATCTATCTGAATCAGATTTATTAATAATAGAATGTGGTAGTTTAATGTTTATAAATGTTGGTTGTTTGAGTACATATCTGCCCAGTTCTTCTAGATCGTGATCAATATATTCTGCATATTTTATATTAGTAACTGGAGTGAATTTTTCTACTATTATTCCTTTGAGTTTATAAAATACAGTATATGCATCAGGTATAACTTCTATTGGAAAATTAAGTGCAATATTTTGATTTCCAGTATCAACATGTATAGCCTGCTTACTATGTGCTAGTTGAACTAAATGAGCACATGTGTGTACAGTAAGTCCTTGTTCCTTAAACCACGTATTAATAGTGGGTAAATTTAATAATAATTCTGGTATATCTGTGGGATAAAAATGCATTGGAAATTTTTTTGTCCGATGATAAGCAACTATTTCTTGTTGTATTTGTTCCTTGGGTAAATTATCGAAATATTTATATATGAAATTATTTTTCATGAATGTGTGATGCAGTAACTTTGATATTTTTCTGCACTCCGTTGTAATAGCGCAGTCCACGCTGGTTGATCAATATCGCTGATTACTAAACTGCACATAATTTTAAGTCTATTAGCATAAACTGCTCCATGATATGTTCTATCATTATCAAAGGCAAATGAATTTGTATCTTCTGGTAGTGTTTGATAATATTTTTTTGCATCTAATCTTTTTTTAGTATAGTAAAAAGTTGGCTCAGTGTTGGCATCATAAAACATTATGCGGGGCGCTGTTGGCCCCACGATTGTATCCTTGGTAAGATATAACCCGTCGCGATGTTCTCCAATTATTCTGTAATTACTGATAAATTGAATTCTACGAGTAGTAAATGGCAGCGCATCAATCCGTGCTCGTAGCTTGGGAAATACATCACTGTAATCTTTGATTGTGGTAGTGAACATGGGAATATCTTTGTTACCAGTTATTTCCCAAACGAAACCTTTCCAACCAGGCTCTACTTGTCCGTTGCCATTTGCATCTGGATGATGACGTTTAAAAATTTTTGCATCTTCATTCCATACTTGCCAAAAGTCTGTCCAGCTGTCGGGCTCAAACTTGGGTAAATCCAATGGCACTGAAATTATTTGTTCTATAGGTATCATATTTTTAATTTATTAAGCTGAAAGAACGCAGTTATGAATCTATTAATTCTTGCGGCTGCCGCGCGATGACCTTCTTGATTGAAATGTACTCCATCGGCGCAGGGATATAGATTACGATATTCGGATAACTTTAAGTCTCTTATAACTGCGCGACTGGTATATTCATATAGAATCATTTCGGTCCAGTCGACTATTACATACGGAATTTTTTTAACGGCAAGTTTCCATAACATACCCATTATGATATGTCTGTCTTGATCACGCTTAATGTCGATGTCTATGTATTTTGCAATATAGTTTACTAAATCTTTTCTATCATGATAAGTTTCGATACTGCTCAATGGCTGTGATTCGATTAGGCCATGATTGTTTGTGTGCTCGGACCGGCTGTGATTTCTGTAGTCAAAATCTTGTATTGTAGGAATATTATCTTTCCAGTGTTTATCTGCAAATATATCTGTAGTATAATCAAACCTCATACCAGTTGTTAGTCCTATGATTATAAAGTCTGGTTGGAGTGTAAACGCATAGTCTAGTTGCTTGGCAATACAGTAATTACTGGCGCCAGGCTTAGACAAATTTACAATACTTGCTCCCAGTGTTTCTGCCACAATCTCTGGATATCCTTGATTAGATTTGACTATGTGTGTTTCATCATGATAGTCATTTTCTAAATAATAGCCATGGGTTACACTGTCACCGCAGGCAACAATATTCTTAAAATAATTACCAGACATGTTCATTAAACTTTGTTTCGTTGATCAAATGTTCAAATGTACGTCTTTCTTCAGGAGTATATTGTTCTTCGTATTTGTATAGTTCTTCGTGCTTGATACAATTCAATCCTCGGTCCTCATTGTTCTCTAGCAATTTTTTGTGCCGTACTGAATCAATAGTACCTTGTACCGAAATAATAACTTTGTTATCACCCGGTTCGTAGGTAGATCCATGTTGGGCACAGAAATTATTTAATAGCCACCAGCTGCCTATTTTTCCTTGCCAAAATTTCTTAGGTAAACGTTTAGTTAAATGTGTAAATCCTGCACTAACCGGCTCTATAGCACGTCTACTGCCCCATTCGGACATAGGCTTACCTTGTACATAAAAACCCTTCTTTTCACAGCCTCGAAGATGCATTCGATAGCTAGCGGGTTCACATGTAGCATCGGGCACGTGACTTTTACTACGGTCTACATGGCTAAGAACTTCTTTAGTGGATTCTAATAATACAATTCTTTCAATATAAGTCAATGGCAATTGATTAAAATAATGCAAAGCTTCGGGAAATTTAACAACAAATTCATTATTCCACGGATTTCCTGGAATTGAGTTGTCCACTCTCACAGGATCGTTGATATCTACGTCATTTCTAATATGTGAACTTGCCCAAGGATAATCCAATGTGCTTGCGCCAATATTATCAAGTTTATGTTTCTTACTGTCATGCCACTCTAATATCCTATCTACTAGTTCTTTTGGCATTACTTCCAGCGGGGTGTCAGATACCATTTTTAAATTATATTTTAACATTTTTACTCTCCAACAAGATGCCAAGGGTCTTTTTTAAATCTAAAACTTATTCCGGCTCTAAGCACTGGTCCGTAATTAATAACTCCGTGTGGTTGTTTTATATTTAACATCACTGGCCCATTTAGTGTGTATCTTCCAACTTCAATGGGATCGTCGGTGACAAACTTCATAAACTTTCGTTTCTCTTTGGTTCCTTTAACAATGTCTATTAACTCCACTGCTTCTAATCGTCCGTTGTTTTTTAAAAATTGAGTATAAGAACTAGAACAATCTGTTAATGGAAAATTTAATGCCAGAATTTCTGGTCCCTGATCCATGTGTGTTGCATTTATTGAATGTGGGGGAGTGCTTACATAGGCTATGCGTTCGATGTCACCTAAATTATTTTTAATAAAATATTTTTGTAATTCTGGCAAATGATTCATTACACGATTAGAATCTAAATGAACAAATGTAAATTTTTCCAATGGACCCAAACTATCAGCTTCGGGGTTGTTGGGATCGGATAATATCATAATTGTATTACCGTCTTTATTTTTACGATTTACTACTCCAACAGTTCTGTGCCGCTTATAAAAAACAGCCAGCTCTTGTTCTAAAATACTGATATTTTCTATTTCTAGAATTTTAAATAAAAAAGTTTCTTTCATGCAATTATTTATTCCTGCCAGTAAGGAGCAGTGCCAACTCTTTTGCCATTTTTATAGGCAATCAATATGCTGTCTGTTTTTGTTAGTCCGTGTTTTTCGCACATAGCAGTCAATCTGTCGCCACCGTAAGTATTCCAAAAATAATCAGGTGGTAGTTTACTCATAATATGAGTTGCCAGCTTAACTCCGGATAAGTTTACGTAGCCTATCTTATTCAATAAAGATATGTCTTTTATTTCTGTTTTACTAAAGCACACGCCTATTCGATTATACGGAATTGACAATGTTTTACTAAAACTAATCCCAACGGTTTCAAAATTACTGACATCTAGATTAGTGGGCTTTACCATACCCAAATAAGCGCAGTCTAAATGCATTCTTTTAGCAGTGCATTGATTGGCAAATGTTAATTCAGTATTATCACCATAATTATATCCTGGCCAGGATACTACTAAGTCGTCGACATCTGCAGGTTCAGATAACTCTGTATAGGGTCTGCCTGTTGCACTATGCCAATGTTGGTAATAACTATAGTCATCCTTATTCCATGCTATATTGTAACTGCGATTAAATAGGCTGATTAGATAATCGGTGTTACCATCAGTAACATACATAAAAGGGAATTTTTCTAAACCAGTTAACCAATTCGCAGACCAGCGCAGAGTGGTAATTTGTAAACGCTTAATTGGACCGATGCGTTCAGCCCAATTGAATTCTTTATCATAGGGACTAAACGTTTCGGCCGTTGCCGATGAAATTATACTAGAAACAAAATCATCTCTAATTGGTTTAATTCTACTGGTATAAAGTTCATCACTAGACTGCATATTACATTGCCAAATGATCTAACAAATCGCCCACTGTTTTAATATCATTTTTAGGATCTGAGATTTCTACACTGTAACGTTCTTCGAATTCTAGTTGTAGTTCTACAATATCCAAACTATCTAATCCCAGATCTTGAAGCGGTGTGAGTCTAGTAACGTCTGGCATTTCCTTTTTAAAAAGGTCTGTAAAAGCTGATCTTAGAAAGTCGAATTTTTCTTGATCTGTCATAATTTCTCCAATGTTAGTTATCAAATACTTATAATTAAAACTCTTATTAGTTTGGTTGCAACGCCCACTGTTGCCACTCTCTAAAAGTTTCATCTGCCCATTCCTTTTTAAACTCATGGCGGACATGAACTTTTTGATTGGGCCAGTACCTAGTAAACGGAGTAAAGTTAGGGGATGTCATCCAACTGTGTGTATCGCCCGGATAAAGCTTCAATGATAATTTTTTATCACTGTCTGTATAAAAAGATGAACAATTATTAGGAATACTCAACGGATCGAGTTCAGTTGACCAAATACGCAAGGGTGTATGTATATTTCCAAAAAACTGGCGGCGCGGCCTACAATCTGGCCAAATTAAGGCCACTGTTTTAAACAGATAAGGCTTACCGGTAACAGTAGAGCGGTTATGAGCAGGTGCCCATAAACCAACAGCGCCGCCATAACTAAATCCGAACAAATGAACATCACCATTGGACCACGGCTGTGTTTTGATCCAATCTCCAAGTTTCTGAGTATGTTCGGCTTGATTACTAATTTGTTTTCCAATAAGTTTGACATTATCATCAGACCAATCACACTTCCCGCCAGTTTCACCTTTAGTATAGTCATTCACATACTGCGATATGACAATGTTGGCGCTGGGCCATACTTCTTGGAATTTTTTCAAATGATATTGCTGATACTGTTTGCCTGATTTATCTAATCCATTACACCCAGGAATGTATAGTATTGTAGGGCCATTATTGTTAGTAATAATAATGTCAACTGTTGTTGAATCTACAGTCTGCCTAGACATACCAGACGAATTAACACTGACACATCCACTAATTAAAAACATTAGTAAACTAATTAGATATTTCATTTTAATATTTCTTTCAAGTAAAATTGTATAATACTATTACATAATAGTATTATTGCCGTTTTTAAAACCTACACTTCCGCCTTCTTCTTCAATACGTTTGATAACATCTTCAAATAAGATAGGAGCAAAGTCAGTTTGCTCTACACAAACACAATGATAGCGTACATCCGGTTCGTCACTGTATAAGATTTCTCCGGTACGTGCATCGACTCCGCGGGCCTTACGTACACGATTTGCGTGTAAGTGTCCGTGAATGTTAGTGCCAAAACGACCTAAGCTATCACTGTGTACAGGAATATGGCTAAGTATCATTCCGTTCATAACATGGTAAGCACGTAGTTCTCGAAAGTATTCTCTATACTCGTCATCTCGAAAGATGTCGTGGTTGCCACGAATTAGCACCTTGTCGCCGTTTAGACGAGCAAGAGTTTTCAATGACTTACGGTTAATGACAACATCGCCCAGGTGATAAACTTTGTCGTTGGGTCGAACGCTGTCATTCCAACGACGGATCATTTCTTCGTCCATTTCGTCGGCATCGTCCCATGGGCGAAGTTTTGTAACTCCGTCGTTGCGTGTGAAGCGACATACTCCGGTGTGACCGAAATGCGTGTCGCTGACTAAAAATACACTGGGCATATATTGCTCCTTTCATTTGAATTTGTATTTTAACATATACACTGATATATGTCAATATTATTGAAAAACAATTACATGCAATAAGTTATTATTGTAGTAAATATTTTATATCTTTGGTGAACGCAATGGTGGCAGTTAGCCGGGGTCCTAGACAATCGGGATTTGTGTACACACCGTGGGCTATTCCTGAATCAAACACGATTGGGGAAATTAATTCGGCTGCACAAATTTCCTTTAACGGATTTCCGTTTCCAATAATACAGTCATTGACTGCGTCATATTGGCTTATAGCAAAGAATGTGTCTCCTTCATTGCCTTTTTTTTCGATGACACTGTTTCCGTTCAAATCAAAAAACTTAGTATAAGATCCTGCACAATTTCTAACCGGAAATAACATCCTAATAAGGCCACCAGAGTCTATGTGTACACCCCCGTAAACTTTGGGCTTTCTATGTATTATAGAAATCATTTCTATATCTGCATCGACTATTTTTCTTAATTCAACTGCTAACTCAGGAACAAATTTTAAAACATCATCCTTTTTTAAAGTAGTCCAAGGAGATGCGTTTTTTAATACATCAGTGTGATGTAAAACATAATCATATAACTTATCAGAAATTAGTTGATGTTCTTTAATTGATATATATTTAAAAGGTATCATGTCATGATAACTTCGGGCATTACAGTTTTCTGTTGGTGTTTATTGGGTAAAACATAAGGACGTTCTCCTTTGTAATCAAACCAATGCCGGCCATTCTCATCAACTTCTGGAATGGAAACTAGTTTATTAGCCACTGTAACTGTTAATATAATTCTAGCTCCGGGTGCATCACTGAACAATGCTGTTGCGCTGGGGTAATGTTCTAAACCGTTATTATCTACATTACCAAACACTCCTGCTTTGAAGCCAAGGCTTTCTGCGGCCATCATGGCATAAGTTGCCGATATCATTGCATCCCTGATACAAAAAATCAAAGTATCTATACCATTGGTCTTCATAGTAACAGCTCGTTTAGGCGTAACTACAAATACCAAACTTAATCCACTTAAAATTGGTTGTATCATTTCTCTGCCACTATACGGATCTGTTATTTTTGGATGTGTGCCGTCGCCATTCATACATCTATAATATTTTAACAAAGCTTCTTTTTTTTCTATACCGGCTGTACTATTAGTTAACGCATGGATTTTATATCCATAATTTTGATCAAGAGAGGGTGCTAATTTTGCAATATCTAGAATTTTTTGAATATTTTCTTCAGATATATTATCAGTTTCTACTAAACGTGGAGTTTTTCTTTTTTCTACCAAAGTTTTTAGTTGATCATACATATAATTCTCCAATATTTAAATACACATTCATGTAATATATTTATAATAAATTATGTCCGAAAAGATCCGAACTACTAACTTTATATATTATTTTTAAAAGTTCGCCAATCATCAATGTTGGGCTTTTCATCTTCATCATAAGTCCATCCCAGTGCTTTCATCATGCGATGCTTGACAAGTAAGTTAGGGCTACGGAATCGTCCAGTATCTTCAAAACCCATCATCACTCCGACTTCGCAGACCGCGCCACTACGACAAATGCCTGCATAGCAATGAACGACAACATTCATTCTATTGAGCTTGGCGTGTTGCAGTAGTCTTACCAATTCATTGGCCTGCTCTTGGCTACAACGCATGGCTTCATCTAATGCAAAGTCATTCTTTTCAATGTCAAGGAACTCAAAATTATGCTGTTCTTTAAACTTGTGAGCAGGTATAGGTCTCCAGCTTGCTGGATCGACAATACTGATCAGCATACTGTTCTCACCAGGCTCGTGATGGAATCTTTTTGGGATATCATCTGCGGCTACGTTTTCAATCCATGGCATTATTTTTCCTTTGTTTGTATTATACTATACTTTGATGTTCGAGTCAAACGACGACTAAATATAATTATGTCCGATTATTGCGTATATTTAAATTTAAATATTAATCCAGCGACCATAGATCACCTCGAGTTGAAAAAGAAATATCAAACTCCCATTGATCATGAAAATATAAATCCTGATTTTATTAATTTTTTAAAAAATCTTGGTATACAAATTTGGTACATGGAATCATTTTATTCTCGTCCGTATGCCAACCTAAGTAAACAAGGAATCCACACAGATTGCATGGGAGGTGATTACGTTAAAATAAATTTTATATACGGCGGCCATGGCAGTCTAATGCATTGGTATAAAGTAAAAGAAACATCTTCTGCGCCAGCCGTAGTAGAAAAAACACCGATCAATACCCAATATATACCATGGAGACCAGATATGGTCGACTTGGCGGAAAGTAGCCCATTAAGTTATCCTAGTTTAGTGCAAGCGGGATGTCCGCATAATGTAACTACTACAAAAGAAGATCGTTTATGCATTACTGTGGTATTGGTTGATTTAATAACAAAAAAAAGACTTACTATGGCAGAAGCGAAACTTAGATTTCAGGAATTTATAATCTAATCGTCGATGTAACCAGTTTCTTGCAACATACTGTGTACCTGATCAAAGGTATAGTTACTTGATTGTAATACCAGAGCAACTCTGTCAACAGTACTGGATTTTAGATTCTTAACGCTGTGTGGGCTAGACACATCCAATAACCAAGCATCTCCGGATTCTGCTACAAAACTTCCAGCGTGTTCTAAATTTTCTTCTTTAAATGTCCTGCCAGTAGTTTGAGTAGTCATTTTAACTCCTAGGCTAGCATCTACTTTCTTAAAGAAATTTGTTTGGCAATCAACGGCTTTGACATAAAAATTTATAGTAGCATACACGTAGCTATCTGTATGAGGAGGAATGTTATAATTTATTTTCATTTCTCTTGCAAAGAAATCTTTTCTATATCTCTCAGGGATAACCGAAAGCATCAAATCTTTATTGTAATTATCAATGTTATAGAATCCAATGCCCTTGCCATTGATGGCATATTCGTTGATCAATGATGTTTCTGTAAAATTACTAACATCAAATTTTTTATTAAGTTTGATAAATTGCATAATTATATTTATAGGTATAAATACTTTTTATGAACACTGCTGATTTTTATAAGCCTGTACACATCGAAAATCTCAACGAAATACAACAAGAAGTATTAAAATTAATACCTGAATATTTACTCGATAAAACAACATTAACTTATATAGAAAATAATAAGGAAATATTTCTTAAAGTTGCCGCACTACGCGATTTTTTAAAAAGTAAAAAAATGCTCGATTCAGTGGGTTCGATTGCTGTCAACGTAACCGTTGGAAAAGACGCCGGAACTTATCACATGGACAGTGGTCCTTTTAAACATAGTTTAAATATACCAATAATCGGCTGTGAAAATACTTGGATTAATTTTTTTAAAGTGAACTCTGATTATACCATTGTCAAAGTAAACAATAAGGGTAAGACTCATCAATTTTTTAGATACACCGAAGACCAGTGCGAACTAATATATGAAGCTGAAACATATGAGCCATACATATTGGGAGTAAAAACTCCGCACAGAGTTGTCAATAATGGTGATCAGACTAGGATCATGATCTTAATAAGATTGTTTCCTGGACCCTGGGAAGAAACTATTTAATAATGGCCGGCCCTGAGAGATTCGAACTCCCAACTTCCAGTTTCGAAGACTGGCACTCTATCCAATTGAGTTAAGGACCGCGGGTTAAATTTTATATTTTTCAGACCTAATATCAGTCGGACAAGTACAATATTTAAATGGACAGGCTAGATAGTTAGTATCTAAATTAAAATCAGTTATGTGACCCAGAGATTTAGCATTACATATTCCGGCATTGACTTTTCCGTTAAAATCAATCACTAAACTTTGACTAGCTACTTTACATTTCCAACCTTTAAATTCATTCCAATTATTGATAGTAATTTTACCCAGGACTAAATTTTCAGCTGATCCGTCGTCGAAATATATCACTGAGTTAATAAAGCCACGGGATGATGACGGATTCGCAATGTGGTTTTTAATCCATGCGGTTTGTTCATCTGTATAAGAATAATTTTCTCTAGTTGTTTCTAAATAATTTAGAACTTTTGTAGTTACCATTGGTTTCAAATAATCATCTATATTGTCGTATAACTCTAATACAGTATCCCATCTGTCAGGATCGCAACTAAGGTTGAACAATATCGAAGTGCCGGACTCTACTATAGATTTTGCCAGATTATTTACTTTATCTATCTTTGTAAACTCTGGATGAAGGGACATTGTTACATTATCTAAAAATGGCAAAGCTTCGCTCCACCATTCATCACTTCTAGATCCGTTGGTAGTGACACCTAGATAAACATTTTCTACACTCATATATTTTATAATGTCAAGGAAATTAGGATGCAATGTCGGTTCGCCACCACCAAACTGAAGATTTAAATGCGTTCCGGAAGCTGCCACAGCTTTCAGCTTGTCCATAAAAATTATAATGTCAGAATAAATTGGAAAGCCTGGTAATTTTCCATTGGCATACTTTCCGCTGTGCAAGAAACTAGGACAGTAATTGCATTTAAAGTTACAAAAATCAGTGAGCTTCCAGTATATATTTATAACTGGTTTTTTGGGAATAATTTTAATAGGTTGTTTCATCGTGTATTTAAAGGTCAAATATGCTTTTTTTATTTTTGGCGGAAGCGGTGAGATTCGAACTCACGGAGCCTTTCGACCCGACAGTTTTCAAGACTGTTGCAATAGACCACTCTGCCACACTTCCTTTATTTGGAGCGGCTAACCGGGTTCGAACCGGTGACATTCACGTTGGCAACGTGATGCTCTACCAACTGAGCTACAGCCGCATTTTTTTGGCACCCGGGATAGGAATCGAACCTATACTAGCAGAGTCAAAGTCTGTTGTGCTGCCACTACACTACCCGGGAATAAAAAGGTTTTCAGGAACTAGTCTTTGTACTATAGACTAGCGTGTCTCGTATAGGCAAGTTTATACACCCATCAATCATACTATAGTGTCATCACAGTTAACCCCACTGTGACTAGATTGACAGGGACTCGAACCCATCGTCTATCCCGAAACTTGGTAGCCTCACTCTGACTCGAACAGAGGACCTATGCGTTATCAACACATTGCTCTAACCAACTGAGCTATGAGGCTAAAATGGTACTCGATAGCGGAGTTGAACCGCTCTTACCTGGTTGAAAACCAGATGTCCTAACCGATAGACGAATCGAGTAAATTTTGGTGCCACAAACTGGACTTGAACCAGTAACACAAGAATTTTCAATCCTCTGCTCTACCATTGGAGCTACTGCGGCAAATTTGATTGGGGAGTCGTACGGGAATCGAACCCGTATTAACGGAATCACAATCCGTGGTGTTAACCGTTACACTAACAACTCCATGGTGGTGATAGTTAGATTTGAACTAACGACCGGCCGCGTATGAAGCGGATGCACTACCACTGTGCTATATCACCATATAGAAACACACTTAAAACTGCTGTTAAACCCTTGCAGAGGCATGCCTAGTTAAAAAATGTGTTTCTATATGGTGGGACCAGCGAGATTCGAACTCGCGACCAACGGATTAAAAGTCCGCTGCTCTACCGGCTGAGCTATAGTCCCATATGATCCATGCTCCAAGAGCGTGGATGGATTTGTAAAAATTTTCTTTTACGTGCCATCCATGACCATACGGGTCAAAGATGACACTATCGTTTCGCCGAACGTTTCATGTCATTTTTCCTTATCTAAAATTAACGGGATACCAAATGTATTCTCGAACGATTCGTTTCTAATCTTATCGTATGTTTGAGTAAACTCTATAAAGTTCTTCTCATCGAGCGGCCTAGAAACATTCAACATCTTCACCACCTTCGGACGTAAATTCAGCAATTCATTTCTAAATATTGCAAAATTAGGACAGTCTAATATATCTACTGCTAAATCAATTTCACGTAACATACGTTCTTTGAGATGTGCAGGTGCAGATGTAAAACGAAGACTTTGCACTAATATAGTATAACATTTAATCAATATGTTATTATTTTCACGATATAGTCTCATCAAAAATAATGCCAGATTAGATACATCTAACAAAACATAAGCTGAAATTGCAACATTTATCGAGCATAATATTGGCTTTGGCATAGAATTGAATGTTAATACATTTTTTTCAATTGTGTCCCACTTTGTACCGTGTCTAATGTATTCAGCTGTTTTACCAACGCCGTCGATGCTCATGGTAAATTCTACTTTAGGGAATTTCATTAAACGATCTACAAACAGTTTATTATATACACTTGTATTTGTAAATAATTCTAATTCAACTTGCTCGTTAAATTTGTGTTCAATTAAAAAATCAAGATAATCATAATAACCTTTGATTAGAAATGGTTCCCCGCCAGTAAAACATACTTTACGCAATTCACTTAGTAATTCGATATTCTTTAAACCTTGAATATTATCATCAGTAATTTTTAACACGCTGTCGTCAGTGTCTTCGAAAAAGATATTATCGGGATTATGAATACCATTACTGGCTAAATTGTATTTTTGTTTTTCTTTTGCAATTTCAGAACTCGATGTTTCGTCACACATTCTGCATTTCATATTGCACAAATTACTAAATCTCAATTCTATTCGTTTAGGCTTTGTGGGAGTATCAACAGTTATATCGTCAAACCATGGTTGATCTTCTAGATAGGGCTCTTCACCTATGTTCCAGTAACGCCAAGAAGCACCCCTGGTACTTTTGAGACCTAATCCTTCTTTCGTTTCGCAATTTTCGCATTCTTTTGGGCGTATGCCATTAATCATTTTTTGTTTAATGTCTACTAACCACTCGCTGTTTATATACTCTTCCATGGTCATGTTCATGAGACCGTTTCTTATGATATGGCACGGACTTGGAGAGTTGATATGAAAATACATTGCAGTCCATGGATTTGGACATATAACAGTTTGAGAGAATTTGGTTTTTGACATAGTCTATTATTTAGTACACTGGCATTACTTATTTGGCGTACCCACTAGGACTCGAACCTAGACTGACGGTTTTGGAGACCGCGATGCTGCCATTACACTATGGATACGAATTGAATTTGTAAGTAGTGCTACCACGTTATCAGCACCATTCACCCGATTATACTAGTCCGGACGGGAGTCGGTACGTCACTTGGGATTCATCCAGCTGATACGCCATAATGTATACCGATTACCAACGAAGGCGATCAGTCGGGCATCGAACCCGCAACCTTTTACTAGACAGTACCTTCGAAGAATACTGAACAGCGTGACTTCACTTGCTGACACTTACAAAACTTGGCGATGCGTGGGAGAGTCGAACTCCCGTCTTCGGATAGACAATCCGAGATAATAACCGTTATATGAACGCACCTAAATTTGGTGGAGATTACTGGGATCGAACCAGTCGTGCCCTAAGGCGGCGGATTTACAGTCCACTGCATCACCATTGATGCTTCATCTCCATTAAACATACTGTCTGCGACATTTTAGTCCAGGCCAGATCAATATGTGTATTAAAATAATAAATATATTAAACTAATAATTTATATGAATGAGATATTCACCGAACTTAACGAAATATTTAAAAGGAGCCCTGCTCGTTTTTTAAAAACATATTTTCGTGCTAACATATCTCCAATATCAAATTCTACAATTAAAGTAGAGATATCATCTACTTTAGATTTTTTTGGAGATCGAGTGGTAAATCCATTCCCTAACTATCAAGAAGACTATCAAAAATTAATAGAAAAATGGCACGCCACTGGCATTGCAATAGGTTCTATAGAGTACTACTTAACTGATAAAAAACTTAATTATTCTAAAGAAATTTTTGTCGTCGACGATGAAATTAATGCGAGGTTCATAATCAATGTATAATTTTATTAAACAAGATACATTTAAAAAATGTCAACGATCCTTTGATGTTCACAATCAGCTTGACGGTGAATTTATGAATTTAATAAAAAACACACACGATGACTTTATTTCTCACGAAAAGTTAGATATAAACAGTTTTGTTATTACCGACGAATCAGAGATAAAATTAATTCATTCAAGTGCTAATCACGAATATGAATTACCTAAGTTTGCATGGAAAACTAATACTCAGGTAATAGCACCTATATTAATCTTGTGTACGCCAAAAAGAAATAACGATATGCACTCAATGATGCAAATTGGCAGGTTACAAACTAAACTAGGCATGCTAGCAATTGAACAAGGATATTTAACTGGCTTCTGCTGTAGTTTCAAGATTCATGCAATGTCAGCTTGGGATACTTTAAAAAAGTATATTCAAATTGACGAAGCTTCGGGTCAACTGATTGCTCCAATAACATTATCTATAGGAAAGCCATTTGATGCCACAAAACCATATAACTGGTCTCACATGCATTATAAGTTTCACGGGCACCATTATAGAACCGATTATACTAATATTACAGTAACATATCCCGAAGAATAATTTAAACACACTCTTTGGAATGTGTGTATTAAAGCATACTAAGGCCAATGTAGTGGACCATCCTTAATTTAGTAATATGCTTTAATACGATCTAATTTTTAGTCCCACACAAGGGATTCCATCCTAGTCGCCGCCCGTTTACATCAATGTTTATAGTGCGATGTCAGGACCTCGTTTCCTGGGCATTTCTGCTCTTATTACACACTCTGCGATCAACGATGCTTGCTGACAAACATCTCCCGCTTTTTCAAAGCTAAGTGCATGACTTCAGCACGTTTAAATTTGTTAAGAATCAACTGTTTAGTTTCTTCTCGAGTTAACGTATGCTGTCGAATCCACTCAGCTTCTTTTTGTTTCTTAATATCTACGTCTGTCATAATTCCTTTTCGCAAACAAAAAACCCTAGGGTTTTTAAGCCTAGGGTCCTTGGAAGTTAAAATGTAATCTTATTACACTTTGGTCTCCAGGACCCCGATACGCTCTTGTGAATCATCATAGCTAATAAACCAAATAGACGGCACTAAGCCCATCTGCTTGGATGTATTAAAATGTTTATGATTCACAATCGTTTGCATATCTTTTCCTAAAATTTCTTTCTTAACGCTTTCTTTAGCGTATGTGTATATTATACATTTATTTATCTTTTATGTCAATTACTTTTGAGTAAACATAAAAACTAATTTTGGTGCCCCCACGATGATTCGAACACCGGACCTACTGATTACAAATCAGTTGCTCTACCAGCTGAGCTATAAGGGCTTTTGTTTAACTTGTGTCTATTGTACTGTATTTACAATTTTGTGTCAATATATTTTTCTTTTATATGTCCAATCCCGGCACATGTTTCTTTAAAAGTTCTGCAATATCAGACAATGTATGTTTCCAGTTTAGATTTCTAGACTGATCCATTAGATTCATTACTTGCACAAAAGTTTCCAAATTTGATTCCGTGTTTGGTGTAGATGTTGTTGGGTTGTCACGAAAATGCTTTATTTGTTGTTGAACGAAATTTTCATATCCTCGGATAGATTCACATTCTTCGGATTCTAAAAATTTAGTAAGCACTGAAATTACTTCTTCTTTAGCAGAATTAGGTAAATTCGACACATTCATCCATCCCGGTCTAGTTACAAATCTCAATGACATCGAAGCACCTATCTGTTTTGCTAACTTTGCAACGCGAATTACACCATAAACATTGGCCAAGTGACAAACTATGCTTATGTATTTAATTTTTATGTTGGCTTCTTGAATTCGAGTTATGTTATCATATAACTTGTCAAAATTTCCAGGATTTCGAACCACATTATAGCGGTCACCAGTGTCGTCGACGCTGACCCTCAATTCAACTTCTTTAAAAAATTTCCATTTGTTAATTATGTTTGAATTGACAACTGTCAAGTTTGTGTCGTAACACAGCATAATATTTTTAGCAAAATCGTTTTCAATTAGATAAGTTAAGTGTTCTTCCATTGCTGGTACCAGCAAGGGCTCTCCGCCTGTAAAGTAAATATGCTGTAACTGGGGCGCAATTTTTTTAAACTGATTTTTCCACGATTCAGTTTCCCACCAGTTTTCTTCATTTTGCAATTTCAATTTGCCTAACTGATTCTTTTCAAGAGAATAAAATTTAGTTTTATCTTTCCAGTACTGAGTATTTCCAGTGACTGGATCTATTCCACCCAATTGAAATTTAACTGATCGTCCGCTGGCTTCAGTTTTTGAAAATTTTCTAGACAGCAGATCCCAGTCTTCATACCACAGACTACTATTTCCTGGATCACACATAATGCACTTGAGGTTACACAGATTACCAAATCTTATATCTAAATTAATTAACTTAGTAGTGTCGACATCAACGGAGCCATCATCGTTTGTTACATCAAATGCTTCACCGGCTTTGACATAGTCAAGTTTATTTTGAGATAATCTGATAAACTTTTTACGACGACTCGTATCATTGCTGTAATTTTCCCAATTATAGCAATTACTACATCGTTGAGGTTTAATGTTATTACTTAAATCTAACCTGTGTTGTTTGTGTATTTCGCTGTTCATTGCCGTGATGATTGAATGTGTTTTTACATTCATTGGAGTTCCGTTGGCCTCTCTGGTTAGGCCGCCGTCAGAAGACAAACAGCAAACTCTTAAATCGCCTTGCATATCAATCTGAATCTGATTATATACTTCTGGACAAAAACTTTCGTTGCTAAAATTATTTCCTTTTATAGTCATGTTGATATTTAGCGATTAAAATTAAGAATCTGCATGATACAAGTTTTGTTTGGTCCGGCCTACAGGAATCGAACCCATATTCACGGTGTAGAAGACCGCTGTATTATCCATTATACTAAGGCCGGTTGTTTATGGTGCGAGTACCCGGGGTCGAACCGGGATGCCATTACAGCGAGAGATTTTAAGTCTCTTGAGTCTACCAATTTCTCCATACTCGCAAATTCTGGTGGGACTCCTGTGATTCGAACACAGCACCAATGGATTATGAGTCCACTGCTCTAACCTAATGAGCTAGAGTCCCTAAATAATTATATACTACTTTTATTTATGTAGCAATTATAACAGGTTTATATATTTGTGTCAATGCTTTCATAAATTTCTTTTACTTTCCTTGCTACAACTTTTGCCAAGCCAGGATTGACATGAACAGCATGTGGCACGAGTTCATGACGAACATAATTACGCATGAATTTTGTATCCTTGTTGCTTTCATCATTGACCCAAGGTACTTGATTACGATTAGCCCAGTCAATTAGTTCCTCTTTAGGTGTAAGTAAAAAAGGTCTAACAACTTTATTTCTACGATAAGGAATTATTTTAGCAGTTCCATGCATCATACTCCAAAGATAAGTTTCTACACAATCATCTAAATGATGTGCTGTAATAACACCTTGGCCTAGTGTATCTAACCAACTATAGCGTTGATTGCGATAAAACTCTTCTAGGCTTTCTATCTTAACTTTAGGGCTACTAATACGTCCCAATGCCAAGGGCCATTTACGATGCACACAATATTGCGATACTAATTCAAATCCTAGTTGACTTGCCGGTGTGCCGTGATGAAAGAACGCACATTTAATTTCTCTACTACGGCTAATAAAGTCTGCCACAGCCATGCTGTCAACACCGCCGCTGACAGCAATAACTGGTTGCTGGGGCAGTTCACCTAATAAGTTAATCATGCCGCAAGACTTTTGATCATTGTGTAGTGATTCCACGCCGACTGCACACTTTCATTATCTGACACAGGACTAGGTACAATGTCATACCAAGTGTCTTGCAAACTATGAGCATTACTATACATGCCCTTGACAACTGCTCTAGGCTGATGTAGCTTGCCGCTTTCAAACAAACGTTGAGCAACGGCACAGGCATCGGCCAAGCTGTAGGCGCTCATATCATAGGCAGCTCTTCTACCACTACCTTGATGTTCATAGTAGTATTGTTCGATGACATTCATTAATGTTTCTATAGTAGGGCAGTTTGTATTGCTGACAACGAACAATACATCTTCTTCATTGACTTCTCCGGCAAGTATACTTTTAACACACTTGCCCAGACTTGTTCCGATTTTCATTCTTCAACTCTAAAATGTTGTTTCATCTGTTGAGCAGTCAAACAGTCACGGTCATCCAATCCCGTTGCCGCACTAAACTGTCTATTAGCAATAGCAACACATTCCTTGACAATCAACTGGGCGAACTTTTCAAGTATTGGATTTCCTTGTTGATCTGTACCGGACATCCAAAGAGAGGATACACTAGCCTGTTCAGCAAGTTGTTTTAATCGTTGGTTCATTCTTCTACTCCAAAATGTTTTAACACATCTGCCGAGACAACTCCATAATGAGATTCATTCTCCATAAATTGCTCATTTTGTATTCTTACCATTTCTGCACATTCCCGCACAATCAACTCGGCGAATTTTTCAAGTATTGGATTTCCTTGTTGATCTGTACCGGACATCCAAAGAGAGGATACACTAGCCTGTTCAGCCAACTCTTTAATTCGTTCGTTCATCGTCGATACTCCTTGCCTGTTTGTGGCAGTTGATTTTCTTTAATGCTAAACTCGTAGCCACCCAAGCTACCAGCATACGTGCCCATATTGTAAGTCAATTTAATACGAACTGTATTAACTGCCACATCCATGAATGCATGTTCTTTAAAAGCTAATACATGACATTGTACTTTCTTTCCGTTGTCAATGCAAGTCAATGTTAGTTCTTTATCAATCATTTTCTTCCTCTTCTTCGGCTTCTTGTTCAGCCAGTTGTTCGCTGATACCAAAGGTGTCGTCAAGTTCTTCTGGTACTTGTTCTTTAACTTGGGCACTAGTCAAACTGGATAGGTCGTAGTTTTCTTCGCTGCCATCAAAATATTGGCCACAAAAGTTTTCGCCGGATTCATAGTACATTGCTTCTACATCGAATTCAAGTTCCACTAACTTGTCATAAAAATTAATGGGAGGACTCCATGCTGTATCGAAACTCAAAGTAACAGCATAACCAGCATTGACTTTTTTAATTTCGTAGTCATCGCCGCCATTGCTGATATCCCACTTACAACCCCATTCACCTATGGCAAAATCATACCAACTTGCATAGCCATATGTCTTGACATTGCCTTCGCGCTGGGCAGTTAGTCTTGCGTGTTCTAACTTATCACCATATGATCCTTCTGTGGTGTCTGCCAATGCCTGTGGCACAGGAACAAATTCATTAAATAAAGCATCTTTTTGAGCAGACTTGACTGCACGACTGATCATTGTGCGATCACTGTGCGTAAGTGTAACAACATTAGAACACCAATTAGGCATACGCAATCTCCTTGACATAGTAACCGCTATAGGGATAGTTTTCGTGTAGCCATTCAAGTAGGCCTGGTTCCCAGGGATAGTTGATACTGCCTTCCCGATTTGTAATAAATTTAATCATGCCATTTTATCTACGTTTTGTCCATTGCGATTCATACGACAATTCATTTCCATGCGTTTTTGTTCTGCAATAGTTGCATTTTCTTTAGCTCTGCGCTCTTCAAGCACTCGCTCTGTGTGACGAATGTCTGCTTGTTTAGCCAAATTACGATTATATATCTCAATCGATTGTTGAGAAATTCTGCTTACTTCCATTTTAGATCCTTTTGACACGGGTTAACCAAGTTTCCTTGACACCAGTGTATTTGTCAACGTCATGACGCTTTACACTTCCTTTAACACGAATCTTTTCGTTGGCAGGGAAAATATCCTTGCCATGTGCTGTGGAGAACTTAAATATATTTACTCCATCTGTAGCAGTATTGATAAAAATATTATAGTTTTTGCTATAAAATGTATCAATAATTTCTACGTCAAGTTCGTGCTTGCTGGCTTCTGTGCCAACGAACATTGAAGTGGCCATGAATGTTTGTTTCTTTTCCTGCTTGACTTCACGCTCAAGGTCCTTACGATATGTCTGCACTAAACAGGACATGCAAGCGATTTCATATTTTCCCACTGACTCCATGGCAACAATATTAGCAATGGTGGCCATAAAGCCGTTGGCAATCGGACCTGACAAAGTTTTAAACAGTAGGCCTGAAAAATGCTTGGCAAGTTTTTCACCAAACTCTTTATCTTCATCTGTAAGGGCACCGGGATTTTCGCAGAGGCTCATGGCCAAGTCTTTGTTAAACTTGGCGCCTTCTGGAAAGGGGTGAGTATTTTGATTGATATATCGGCCTTCGTTGATACGATCGGCGGCAGAGATAGCCGACCATGCAAGGCTAATGGGAAAAGATACTTTTTTACTAGTTGAGTATGCCATACAACCCCCGTTTTGTTACAATACAAGTATTATAGCATAACAGGGAGTTTATGTCAATTAAATTGTTTCTTTAGCCGCAAAACTCTCTGTTATATTATTATTATAATTGTACAGCTTTCTTGTCGAAATTCCGTTTTGAATAGTATCATCACTGATAAAACTTGCATATGCCTCAAAATCTGGGTATATTATAGTATATGTTCTGACCAATCCATTTGCACTATCTTGAAAAGATGACGTACGATTATGATTAGTTGACATGTATGCGAAGTGTGTCTCTGCTTGTGCGGTGCTATTGAACCACGGTGTGTTTGTGCTCTGACGTGTATAAGATTTAGTTACTTTAACCATATCTACTTCTCCTTAGTTATTTGTTAATTATTTATCTTTTTCTATTAAATAGACAATTTTGTTGGCGAAGCAGGTATATAAATAATATGATGAATAAACTGTTTATACAAGAAACTACATACGATTTCCTTAAGACTTTTGAAGATATATTGTTGCAAGACAATGTATTTTTAGATACTTCATTTTACACTAATGGTATAGAAAAAGAAGATGCCAATCATTGGTATTTTATAGCCAAGATTAACGATGAATTCGCAGGGTGTAGTGCCTTAGTTAAATATTTCAACATCAATGATCAAACATGGAAAATCTATCATAGATTATCATATACGGTTCCTAAATTTAGGAAAATGGGTGTTTGGAATGCGTTGATGGAATTCAAAGTCAAATTGTGTCACGAAAACAAACTAAACAATAGTGATAAAACATCACATCATGTTTCATGTGATCTAAGTGATTGGAGATATAGAAAAACCGGTTGGCGCCTACACGGTGCCAAAGAACTTCAATTAAAAGATAAAAGAATTTTTCAAGCTACTTGGTTTTTAGATTGGATCGAACTTAAAAAATTATATAACCTGGAATAGGTTATCTAGTCATGCAACTTTGATAGTGCTGGCGAGCATCCTCTATGCACATAGCACGGGTATCTCGGTATTGCATGTTCCAACAATTACGTTCTCGGTCTGCGTATTGTTGGCATTGATAACTGCGATTTGGCACAATGACTTGTCGCTCCACATACACGGTTTGGCCACGCTGAGTTGGTTGTTGGCCACCAATTATTGTTCCTACACCAGCGCCAAGAATGGCACCGCCAGTGCCACCAAGCTGACGACCAATTACTCCGCCGACGACTGCACCAGTTAATTCATTACTTTGCTGATGTGTGGCACAACCCGAAAGGGCAATTAGTACTAAAGTACCATATACTATTTTACGCATAATCAACTTCCTTTACATGTTTACAAGATTTTCTAAATTGAAATCCACTGCAAGTGCAATGACTTTTACCAGAATTAACTGTTACTGTATAAGTATCGCCTTTACTGCCTTTGACAGTAAAAGTTTTAACCGTAGATTCTTTTTGTTCTATTGTTTGATTATTTATTGAAACAATAGTTGACCTATTTAATACTCTAAATGGGAATTCTGGATTGCCAGTGCTCAACGCAATCTGTCCTGGATTTAGCCATTTGACCTGTACCTCATCACCTTCATATTCGAAGAATTCGGGTTGGTCAAACATCCAAATGCCAGGACGATTAAACTGCGGATTTTGTACTTTAACTTTCATATGTAAAGTATAACACCAAAATCAATTCATGTCAATTAAAGTTTAGCACCCAGTTTGGTCAACTGCTCGCGTAGAATTTCTTCCACAAATTCGTTGAATGTCAAATCACGCTCATGTGCCATTTTCATCAAAGTAAAGACCAAGTCGTCTTCCAAGTCCAAAGGAATAACAACACGAGTATCATAGTCCTCACCTGCAACAATGGCCAAGGCCTTTTGAATCCAATCATCATCTGTTTCCAAATCAACATAGTTGACATCGTCCCATGCTTGGTTCAATGCCACGTTTCGGTCAGTGCTTTCAGTGTCACGTTCTGATTTGAAATCAGGATTGACTAAACGATAAGCACGTTGAGCCCTATAATCATGACTTTGAACTTCGTAGACAACTTGTGTCTTTGTATCAAAGATGACTGTGAAGCTATTCCCGTCTTGTTCACCGCTCCAACTGTCTAGACTGTAAGAGTCTGCTCCATAGCAATCCCAGCAAAAGTTGCTGCCTTCAGTAACACGATACTCGACCACTTCCATCCATTCTTTTAGCGTAATCATATTTGTCCTTAAATGTTAATAAACTTAGTTTTGTCCCAACCACTGTCTGGCTCGTGTCCTTCATATCCTCTAGGATTGCAAAAAACACGAGTCTCACCTATAACATAATCAAAACAATAATGAGTATGTCCATGTGTCCATATTACAATCTGCGGATGATCTAATATAAACTCTTCTAATCTGCTATGATAAGCACCATTCATAATAGACTCGTCTTTATACATCTCATGAGTGCTTAAATGACTGGGACTATGATGCCCAACTACCACGCACTTCTTGTCCTTATGTTCTGTGACAATCTGTTTAATATAACCCAAAGTCTGTGTATGGCGAACAACAGTGTCTTCGGGTTTTAAATTAGTAAAGCCTGCTTTATCTTTTTTAATAACTCTAAAGTCGTTCATCATATCACGCACAGCATGAAGTGTCAACGGATCGTGCTTGTTCATATCTGTCCAAAGAGTGCCGCCGACAAATACCACATCATCGATGACTTTCATATCTCGTTCTAGAAAATATACATTGTTGAACTTAGCACATTCTTCACGTAGATGATCCAAGCTGGCATCCCATCTTCCGTGATAGAATTCATGATTACCTGCCACATAAACTACATGCGGGAATTGAAAACTGCAACGTTTTAGGAAATCACGGAATCGCTTGGCCACGGCTTGTCTACGACCCAAGTTATCCAAATTGACATTACTGTACATACCATAACTAGACTCGGGATGGTCGTGCAGGTCCTCGGCTGTCATAATGTCGCCGCTGAGGATGAGAACATCACAGTTCTCATCATTGGGAATATTAACGTCACTGAACTCTAAGTGTAGATCAGAGACAACTTTGATTTTCATTTTGAAAGTTTATTTATTAGACGCTCATGCATCCATTCTTCTTCACCGGAAAACTTTGGTGACTTTTCAATTAGGTCCTCAAGAAGAAACTTAATTTCCATTAAGTCCTTCTTAATTTCAAATTGTGTGAAGCCGTCATTTCCAGGATAACAGCATTCACGACTCATCATCTGGAGGTCACCTTTAATTTTGCTAACACTCCAAGACACGTTAAATCCCATTATGCAAAGCTGTATGGCTTGCGAACTTTAACTCGCTTGGATTTACCCAAGTTAGTTTTAATCTCCGCACTACGGTCCTGTAGCCACGATTCCTTTTCTGCCTCGGCCTTTGCTGATTGGAAGTCTTCAAACACTTTGCGGAATTTGCCACAAGTTACTGTCCAAGTCATATTTGACATTTTACTATCCTATTAAATTAAAAACACAGCCTAATTATAACACTAATTCAAGTGGGCTGTCAACACTTAAATTATTTAAAATCAAACATTTTCATTTGAGTTTCATCAGCAACCACTGCTTTGCCTTTGAACCTAGCTTCACAACGTTGCTTGACTTCTTCAAAGTTACTGCCTTGTGCAATAAATTCTCGGGTATCTTTTTCGTACAAATAAAACATATTATCATGTTTTTCAATGTCGACGCGAATAAAATTATTTTTAATTTGATCAGCCATTCCTTTGATCTCTTCTTCTAAAATGATATTCTTAGCAGTAAGATACTTTTGCCATATTTTTATAACCAGCCAAAATACAACTACCCAAAAGATTGTATCAGTGAAGAAGTCCATCATGGTCGTTTGTAAATTACTTGGTCGGCCAAACCGCTTGCCACTGCTTCTTCTGCTGATAGGAAAGTATCAAACTTCATTGTAGCAAACAGTTCGTCATATGTCTTGCCAGCGGTATTGTGACGCACATACAATTCTGTCAATCTTTTGTTGATTCGCACACTTTCCTCAAAGCTACGTTTTTGATCTTCAAACTGTAGATCCTGTACGTGAATAGATCCACTGGTGCCACGTGTGCCCGAACTAACACGATGGATCATTGTACGACTTTCTGGTAGCACAAAACGCTTACATGGTGCACCTGCCTGCGCTAGAAATGAACCCATGCTTGCTGCCTGTCCCATGACATAAGTAGATACATCTGGTTTAATAAACTGCATAGTATCGTAGATAGCCAAGCCAGCCGTTACACTGCCGCCGGGACTGTTGATAAACATTGTAATGTCTTTACCAGCATCTTCGCTTTCAAGGAACAATAGCTGACCCACGATAAGGTTAGCCATTTGATCTTCTACTTCGCCTTCCAACATGATGATTCGGTCTCGCATTAAGCGACTATACAAATCCATGGCACGTTCTGTATTACCCGTGCGCTCTAGAACCATTGGAACTAAACTCATAAACTTCCTTTTTGTTTTAAAAATTAATTATACACTAAAATCTTTTATATGTCAAATCATTGATAAACTTCATTTATGAAATACTAAATTCTTTTTCTAAATCTTCGTCACTATAAAAGAATCCCTGTCCTTGATCATATTTATTCTGTGACAATTCTTTGAATGCTTCTCCGTTGTAATAACGTTCTATGACCATGCGCCAAGATTCTTCTGGGCGATCAATTAGTTCGAAACCATCGACTCGACCATAACCATCATAGGTGCCGCTGATACGATCGCCATTTTTAAACAGTACAATAACATCGCTGGCAAAACTCCAAGGAGTTCCTTGTACTGCAACTTCTGCCATCACTGGTTTTTCAGATTTGGCACACTTCCAACTAAAAAATCCCATTATCAAATCTCCGGAAATTTATATACTTGCCATTCAGGTTCTTCGCCAAAATGAGCTTCGGTCAACGCACGAGCCGCATCAGTGTAGCCATGATTGATTAATACTTGGATACAATCCTCGACAGTTAACTTGCCAAACTTTTCAATGGACTTGTGAGCGTAGTCATCCATTTCATCCCAACAGCCAGTGGCAGTGAGTCCGGACTGATACATCAAGTCTTCGATTCTATTATTCATTTGAATTCGTAGGAGTCAAGAATTATAGCACCGCCAATGATCAACCATAACAATGCTAGGCCATAATTTCCTTGGACAGCGAAATTGATTCCGCTTAACACATTAACGCCGCCAATACTGTAACCAATAGCTTTGCGATTATTACCAAACCAAACAATGAATTTATCTAACATTTTTATCTCCTAAAAGTATTACTCTTTACCACGCCAATGTTTTTCACTGACGCATACTGTTAAAATTTTGTGACGATCAACACCTTCAATTGGGCTAGGGTATCGCCAAATACCAGTCTTGTCTTTAACACAACTATGCTCCACAGTACCTTTCATTTGAACTGCTACCTTATCCACACTTTCACCTGTGGGCAATGAAAGGAAGATAATTAAAAACCAAGTAGACATTAAACAACCTCCAACATACTTGCAGGCACTCTCCAAAGTCCACGAGCAGATGAATCACGAACCGTGACATACTTGATGGCAATCTTTTCCACAGTACCAACATAAGTCATACCATTGCGGTTGCTGGTGAACTTGACTGTACTGCCAAGGGTCACACTTCTTTTGACCTGCTTGACCAGTTGGGCACGATTAAACTTGAGCGCATCACCGATGCTGATCAGTTCCTCGTTGCTGAACTTGCCAAACATAATTGCTTTATTAATTTCTTGAATTGTCAACATTATAAGTCCTTTAGATTTTAGTTAAAAGCCAAAACTTGATTGCAATAAAAACAATCACTCCGATAAACATTAGTATTGTGTCCATGATCAATCAACTTGGACATCTGCAATTTCGCCATTTCGAAAAATGTAATAGCAGTTGACCAAACCATAGTTAACCCAAATGCAATCATTGCCTGCTTGCATATTATAATTCTTTATGCCACGCTTTTCTAAATCAATTTGCACTTGCATGACTTCAATGGGATTCAATAATTCTTTTATCATGCCAAGTTTACCTGAACATCAATGTCAACGCCTTGGAATGTACTACGAGTTCCAAAGCCTGTTGGCATGTCTTTTCTGCCTGTGCTCTTGTGCAAATCACGGTCGCATTGTAGATGCTGTAATGCTGAAATAACTGCAACACGATATGAGCTAGTAGCAAAGTTTTCAATGTCAGAGACCTTGCAATACATGCCAAAGCCGTTGACAATAAAACGGATCTTTTGGCTGTTATTCATTCCACTGACGATTTGTTGTTTACGCATTTTCAAGTCCTTTTGTTGCTGTATGTATATATTATACTACCGAAACCAATTTGTGTCAATTAATCTATATACTGCAAATCTGACAGGATTTCAGCGCAGGCCGACAACTCATATTGTTCCATGAGGTTGCTGGTTGGGCTAGAGCTTTGTGCAGGGTACTTGCTACGATGCAAAACACGATCCATCAATGTGGATTTGATGTTGTCTATGTCTGCGTGGCCTGCTTCCAATGAACCAACAATTTGATTCAGAACTTTAAGAGTTGCGGCACTGCGGAAAGCATCCAAGCCCCAAGTAAGAGCGTGAGCAGGATCTTTGTCCAGGGCCAGCTTGAACTTGGCAAGCGTGGCGTTCTGTGATTCAACTTGACGTTGGAAGCGAACTAGTAATTTATTAGACATAGTGTCTCCTATTAAACTGTTTGGGTTTGTTTAGCAAAGTAACGATAGGGCAAGCCCAAGGTCCAAGCAAGGTAGCTGTCGTCACCGTTGGTCTCTTCAGCTTCGTGTATCCAACGCAGGGCCATCTCATAATCTTTGGCACCAATGCTGATCAATTCAGCAACACGGCGCTCAAACTTTTCAATGGCAAGGGCTTCTTCGATGCCTTGATGGATATCGTTGGCTTTCATCACTTCCGACAACTCAACGAACTCTTGCTCGAATTGAGCAAGTGTCCAGGTAGAAGTATCAACGTGGCGTGGACGGAAACCATGAGCATCCTTGTACATATCCCAGAATGTGCTCTGGGCTTGTTCCAACTCTGTCATTTCTTCCCAAGTAGTAAATGTTGTCATTTTCAAGTCCTTTTTGTTGCTGTATGTGTATATTATAACGCCAAAATCAATTTGTGTCAATTAAACCTTTTCAACGATGTAAGGCTTGTTCCACTTGCCAATGTTGATGTCAATGTAATGACTGCAATGAAAGTAGTCAGTTTGAGCATCTGTGTGGTCGAAGAACTCTGGACCTTTCATAGCTGAAATCATTTCAGTTAAAAACTGTTTGGCCTTGCCCGAATAGTGTTCGTGAGCCCAATAAGTATTTACATCCAGGCTTTGGTTTTTGCGAATGTGGGCAATAGTGTCTGGAGACATTTTATTTGCTACAACCTTGTCTGCATCAGTTTTGATGTAGTTTTCGATAAAGTCAATCTTGCCTGACTTGACGTTTAGAACAAGTGTAGAGTGATGACGAACTGCAATAGACGCTTTAATACCATGCTTCTTGCAGATAGCTTTGATTGTGGGTGATAACTTTGACTTCAATTCTTGGGAAACGTATGCCATCTTCGACTCCTGTTTTGTTGCTGTATGTGTATATTATACTACCAAAATCAATTTGTGTCAATTAAATGGATTTACCATTCTTTCTTGTTGCCGTTGGCTTCGTTGTCTCGATAGCCTGCGGTGTATGCTACGATTTCATGCACTGACATATCTGTCAATTCAATCTTTGAGCTACTGAAAGACTCGCCAGTGAAATAGTGTGGGTTATATTCACGACCGTAATAACTGTCTGCCTGGCCACGATCATATGCACCACCATGACGTTCGTTGTAATAAACTGACTGTGATTGTTCTAGTAACATGTCTTCTCCTGTTTATTTCTGTCTATGTGTAATTATACTACAAAAATGAATTTGTGTCAATAAATAATAGTACATGACCACACAAATATATAATCAAAGAATAGTTGTTTATGACCATGATAATATGGGCATACTATGTGTTTCCCCCAGTGACGAGATTGCATCGATTATCTGTATGGGATTATTAAATTCTCGCTGGCTATCAATTTCTAGACATAATGAATTTTTTAATACCTACAAAGATATTAATTTTGATGATTTATCATCAAACTATCAAATAAGTTTGTCAGAAAAAGGCGTTAGTATATTTCTTATGGAAGATAGATTATCGAATGAAGAATGGAAAGAAAAAAGAAAATTAACTCTTGAAAAAAGAAAATTGATAACATCATGGGAATGGCTGTGCAGAACTTCAGTTTCCAGAGTCAATACTTACTATGGATGGCCAACACTACTACCTTTTCTAGTTAAAGAATTATCTAAATGTAACATAAAAGAAGAAATATATACTCAATCAATTATCGAATGGTCTAATATACAAGAAGTTACACCGGCAGCGGCTGTTAGAGAATTAGAAATGCAGGTCGACGGCATCGGTTTAGCTTATATGAAAAACTTTGCGTTCTACGATAAGTTTGCTAGACAAATTACCATGTCTAGTAGTCTAACAGAATTACATGCTAATTTTAAAGTAGCACTTGAAAATAGAAGAAGAGGATTAAATTGACAAACGGATTATATATAGCAAATGTTCGGGGATTAAAAAATTTAGATAGACCGGACGTATCTAAGTGGTTAAACGTATTTGACATGATTGGATCTGGAACTAGCTTAGTTGATAGGCTTGACTATGTTAAGATGCCATATAGATTTGAGATATATGAACCATTTAAAATGCCACATCAATTGGAGAATTTCTCATATTCTTATTCAGATTGTTGCCTAGAACGTGCAGAAGAATTGTTGAATTTGGCAAAGAAAACAGACAAAAAATTAGTCTTATTATATTCTGGTGGAATAGACAGTACAACCGTCTTGACTGCATTTATGAGAGTAATGAATCCGGAAGAATTAAAAAATAAACTTACTGTAGCATTGACTATGGATAGTATAAATGAAAATGCCGATTTTTATTACAATCATATAAGACATAAGTGTAGTATAATTTCCAGCGAGTATTTAACTTCTTTATTTAATAAAGAAACAATAATAGTAGGCGGCGAACATAACGATCAATTGTTTGGTAGTGATATACTTTTAAAAATGTATTATTACATGACCAGTGATAAATTACACCAGCCCTATAGCAGAGACTTTGTAGTAGGATGGATGTCTAGGCATATGGATATTGCTAATGCAAATTTTTGGTATGATCTTTTAGATGATCATATTAAAAAGGTTGCGCCCTGCGAAGTAACAACCAATTATCATTTTTTCTGGTGGTATAATTTTTGTTTTAAATGGCAAAATGTATATTTCAGAATGTTAACTATACTAGGTAATGAGCAACAAAAAATCATTGATCATGATTTTTTGAAAACGAACTATTATCATTTTTTCAACTCTACATCTTTTCAAAAATGGAGCATGTTAAATCATGACAAGAAGATTGGTAATTCTTGGAGAGACTACAAGTTAGAATCTAAAAAATTTATATATGATTATAACAAAGATAAAAATTATCTAGATAATAAAATAAAAATTGGTAGTCTTATGAATTTGTTTATACAGAAAAAACCATATTCCGCCATAACCAGCGACTTAAAGTTTATTGGCAAAGAAGATTTAGAACTATACTACGATAATAATAATAGTTTTAACTAATCATTTTTCTAGATAAGTGCGGTTCAGCATTGTGTGATTGTGGTCAGTTGGTCCCCAATCTCCATCAGGATGAAACGCAATCACGGTCATGGTACTGTCAGTAGTTCTGAATCGATGACGTTCCTGTTCATGTAAGCAGAAACTAGCACCAGTGGTAAGCTGATCTTCTCTTTCACTATTGTGTTCTCCGTGTGAGCTATAACCATTTCCTTGAATGACACAACCCAAACGAATACTTGGATGTCTGTGAAAAGTCTGATTGATACCAGGTGGAAAATATAAAAAATTCAAACTACTGTCCCCGAGACGTGCAGGATATACCAACAAACTATCACTGCACCCGTCGATATAACTTAGTCTTCCTTGTTGTTCTACCCAACCAATTGTATTAAGAACCATGTAACCTAATCTGATTATCAAAAAAAGTTTAGTAGTTGCTTTTATTGTTGCGGACTCTTTAACGCTGAGACCAAAATATTGTCCTTGTTCAAGTTGAATTTGTTTACCGTCGATGTTTAAAATATTATTGCCAAAACTATAACCGTAAACAGAACAATGCTTTGCATAAGTAGGTAATATCATTTCCTCATTTTCTAACATGTATCCTTCTGTCGGGTACATAGAATTTAGTTGATTTAGTCGATTGTCAATTTGCATATATTAAGGTTAACTCCAATTTAAATGTATTTAGTTAACGGCAGACATTTTCATGATGACAGCCAAACCCAATTTGTGTCAATATTCTTTCTTGTCGCCTTCAGCTTCGTTGTAGGAGTATCCGGCACCATAGTCTAGTTGTTCCTGCAGACTCATTTCGTTGCGTTCGATGCGTGGACCACTATTGCCACCAACTCCACCTTTATGTGGGTTGCGGATGCGACCGTAATAGCTGTCTGACATACCGCGATCAAATGGATCGCCATGTTTGAATGTGTATGAGCGGCTGTTGTACTCTACCTTATATTCTTGAATTACATTAATCATATCTGCTCCTTAGACGTTAGACATTTTCATGATGACGGCCAACTCATCGTTCTCTACATAGAAGTCTGTGGTCGGATCGTAGTAAGCACCTTCTTTTGGATCGTAGTACAGAACGCGACCATCGTAGTTGAAAGGACCTTCCAAGCCTGCACGGGCACCATACTTTTCACGCATATTGTCCACAGAATTCATAACACGATATCCCATTGTCAACTCCTTGTCAATTCCATTTAGATTTTATAGTAGCAGTAACCCAACCACCTGATGTAGTTGATCGAGCATACTTGTTATCATTTTGATAATTTGCCTGGACTCGACGATCTTTACATTGCACACCATTTATAAAAGGTGTTGCAAAAGATACTTGCATATCTGGAAAAGATTTTTTATCACCTGAATATATTTCAACAAAGGAAGCTAAATCTTTTCCCAGTCTTAATTCTTTACCTTCAAATTTCAATTTGCCAATTTCGTATCTTTCATTAGTAGAAAGATTCTCAACACTGGCTACTAACCAAGATGACTTGCCATCATTATCTGGTTGTACATCTAGGCTATACACATAAACATGTTCTCCTGGTTGCCATTCAAACTTTTTTCTTACACTAACAAACGATCCTTCATACATTGCTGATTCATATAATGTATTACTATCGCCACCTGCATAATCCAATGACAGTGGATTATTGTCTACGGCCCAGCGAGAGAATATTCCACCTTTGCCTACCTTAACAATTTTTCTTTCTTCTTTTGATTTCCAGCCACCTGTGTTTGTTTGTATGCCGCCGTAAAATTTAATACCATTCACTTCAGCTAAACCTACAGGTGCAATGTATATTCCACTAATATTATCAAAGTCACCATTTACCTTAAATGGTACAGATATATTGGTTAATGGTTTATTGTCACTGCAACCTTTCCACCAGTAATCCACAAAATGTAATGGATATTTTTCTGGGGTAGTTTGTGCTTGAGCTGGAATAATTGACCCGGCAAACAAACTTAAAGCGATGAAAAGTTTTTTCATCATTGATCCTTAAGCAAAGAAAGCAGAGGCCTCTGCGGTAAACACACGATAAGCGTCCATGGTTTTTTGAGTTTGAGCCAATGGGTTATCCCTGACAAATTTGATATAGCTGAGAAAGTTCATACCCAAAAATTTGGCATCTTTTTCTAAAACTGAAATTGCTGTGGTAAGTTTCATGTCTACTCCTTGTTGCTAAGTATTAATTATAACACCAAAACCAATTTGTGTCAATTAAGCCTGGTAACTGCAATAGCCACGAATCTTGCTGGACTTATTGGTAAAACTTTCGTCGAACTTGACAGTATAGCCTTTTGCCTTTAATGTTGTCATCAACGTTGACAAATCGCAGTCTTCTTCCAAAAAGGCATTCACACCATTTTGATAACTGAAGGGAGTGATCTTATCAGCGATGCCAAGTTTGACCAAGCGAGCTTTTGGAAAGCGGGCCCAAGCATGACCTGGATCTCCGAATACTTTAATTTTGATTTCTTTCATACCATCTCCTTGTTGCGATAATGTATTATAACACCAAAACCAATTTCAGTCAATTTACCAATAAAAATTTGACTTGAATCCAAGAGCACTATAGACACATTCTCGTACCGCTGTGTCTGTGGCTTCTGTGTAAGCATCATTTCTAGACAGGGATTCCAGGCAACGACAAGTTTCGGGCCAAGTAAGTCCTGCCACTCGGGCATAGTTGACCAAGGCCGCAACGGCAAGATTGCCTTGATCTGTAAACATACTGTATTCTGTGCTGGTAATCATTTTGACTCCTTGTAATTACAATACAAACATTATAGCACTAAAATTAATTTTAGTCAATTAACTGATATTTTTGACGTAAAAAAACCCGGATAGTCCGGGTTTTTAAATGTATACTTCTATATTAATTATTAGTAAGAGCGTATCGTGTCCAATATTCGTTAAATTTTGGATTAACATTATTATAAAATGTGCATCTTTCGTCATCAGTAGACCATGTTGGTGGATTTACCGAAATATTTGCATTTGATGCAATTAATTTATCTTGATATTCCACGCCCAATTGATTGCACTCTTCTTGCTCTTGTTCCGTCAAATTTGCCGCTTGCCATTCTTTAAATGTTGCCATGTTTGTTTCTCCTAACATTATATTTATCATATTGCAACATTTTTCGATGTTCATAGTCAATTATTGGCAAATTTTCCTTGTTGGAAGAACTTCCACATACACCAAGTAGAATCATTCATTCCCATTAGAATACCTTCATATTCAAGGTATGAGCAATGTGCCCATTCTGGCACAGGTCGGCCGCGCCAATTCAATTCTTTGTTATGACGAGTGACCTGTGACTTGGCCACGGATTCGGTTTTGTAATACCGTTCTCCTCGGCCGTTTTCTTTGTTATAAACTACAAAACCCATGACAGTTACTTAACGTGGTTTGTCCATGTATTCAAACATGATCCACTTAGCACGATTAATCGCTTGACGAGCATCTTCAGCTCGCATATAATCAACTTCGCCGTACTCTGTGTTAATCATTTCTTGTGCATCGCTGAGAATGCCTGCGGCCATCATCATAGGTCCAGAAAGTTTGAAAGTAATTGAACTTTCAACTGCTTCACGCATACCCTTTTCAGTGACGCCATACATACGAACTTCACGTTTTTCTTGTTCGTTCAAAGTAATCATCTCACCCAATGTGTCGTATCTTAAACCCATTTTCGAACTCCTTTTTGTTTACTATGTATGTATTATAAAGCCAAACCCAATTTGTGTCAATTAATTGGGTTTAGAAAGCAAACGTGCGAACCCAGTCAAATCGGGTGCTTGCAGGTACCCAACGGAATTCGCTTTTCTTGCGTTCTGCTTTTTCAAAGTCGAAACAGACCATGACCCAGCCACGCTCGGTGGAAAAGGAAACAGTGTCTGCGACTCTGACAACTTCGACAACTCTGTCGTTCATTCTTGCTACAGTAACAGTCATACTATTTCCTTTCGTAAAATAGTATTATATTACCAAAATGAATTTGTGTCAATTAACTCCAATATTTTGAAGAGTCTAAACTGTCCCAGTATGCTTTATTGTTGCGGTTGACAAAGTTTTTTACAAGATACTTGGCCATGCCCATATAACCCATCTTCTTGAACCTGCGACTATCTTGTCCAAAATGATGTCGGACAATTCTAAACTTTCGTGGGCTGTACTTGCGGCTCAAGAAGTAGTCTTCGCTGGTTGAAAAGTTTTCAGGGAAGCCGCCATATTCTTGAAACCTGTCTCTGCGTGTCAGCATGAAAGCTCCAACTGCAAAAGGTGAAAAATACTTCATGGCATGGTTTATAGTATTAAAAATAATGAATCCAAGATGGGCTCTTGGATCACGATCATAACATTTGATTTTCAATCCAACTAAATCTAAATTCTTTGATTCGATAATATTAACAGCGTCTTGTATTACTGAGTCCTTGAAGAATCGAACATCAGCATCGATGAATAAGATATAAGGAGTAGTGACCATTGCGGCTCCATTGTTCTTGGCCAAAGACACAGGGCCTCCGTCGATGACTTCAACATTCAATTCGCCTTTCATTATTTCTATAACTTCTCGTGTATTGTCCGTACTACAATCTGCAATGATAATTCTAGTATTGCCAATTGATTGCTGGCGCAAATGCACTAATAAATGTGCGATGTAGTTTTCTTCATTCTTGCAGGGTACTACAATGGTAATTTTATCACTGATTTTCATTTTTTTATACACCTTCCTTCAATTTTGAATTGATTAAACTTTAACCAATAAGTCATAGTTTGTAAACTTTGTTCACAGGATACCTTATCTTGGAATGTTAGTTCTATTCGTCCCGGAACATCTTTTGGATCATTGCTGTGAATTGCTAATAGGATCAATAACCACATTGTCTTTCTCCTTGGTCCATGTAATGATTTCCCAGTGACCGCTGTGATGTTCTACTAAAGCAGTACAACTTTCGACCCAGTCACCATCATTCATATATTTAACCCCGTCAATGTCTTTGATTTCTGCGTGATGTATATGTCCGCAAATAACTCCGTCAAAGCCACGCTTCTTACAATAGCCAGCAAGATTTTGTTCGAACTTGAACATAAAGTCTATGGCTTTTTTTACTCTATGTTTGAGATATTTACTAAGACTAAAATACCCAAAACCAAAGCGATGGCGTATCCAATTGAACTTGCTATTAAGCGATAAAATGAAATCATATGCCCTGTCTCCTAAAAATGATAACCAAGGTGCCAGTCTTGTAATACCATCAAACAAATCACCATGAACAACAAGATATTTTAGTCCATCCACACCGGTGTGATTTGTTTGATTACAAATCTCAATTGATCCAAAGCTAAATCCATAGGGTATCATTGGTCTAAGAAATTCATCATGATTGCCTGCTACATATATAACTCGTGTGCCTCTTTTTGCATGTCCTAGTATTCTACGAACAACATTGGTATGACTTTGTTTCCAACGCCATTTATTTTGTTGTATTCGCCATGCATCTATTATATCACCCACTAGATATAAGGTATCGCAGGTATTATGTTTTAAAAAGTTATTTAGTTTTTCTGCTTTACAATCTCTTGTACCTAAATGTATGTCACTGATAAAAATACTGCGATATGTTTTAGTCGTCATAGTAATATTTAACCAAAATTCGATTAGAACGCTGTTAACCATAAAAAAAGAGCCCATGGGGCTCTTAGTGTCAGCCATTTATCACATTATACGCCGCTGACCAGCGATGTTATATTTAATAGAAATGCTATTACAATAAGATTACAGGCTAAAAGAATTTGTGCTAATAAATATTGGTATGAAGCAGAATATAGTATTGTTCAGGCATCATCCAGAATGTTCGCAAGACTGCTGTGATGGAATCATACAATCGCTGGGTAATAATTATAATGTCACTTTATTCTCTGAAAACGAACTTAATCAAGACTTGCTCGATAACGCCGACGTCATAGCCTTTCCCGGAGGCATTGGGGACAGTGAAAGTTATAACAACTTTTTTAAACGAAAAAAGGAAAATCTAGTAGCAGACTTTGTTGCCGCTGGTGGATACTATCTTGGAATTTGCATGGGTGCTTATTGGGCAGGTAGCAATTACTTTGATATTTTAGACGGCGTCGAACCTAAACAATATATCACTAGACCCAATGCAGATGTTCGTAGAAGTTATTCAACTGTGGCCACAGTGAATTGGAAAGGCCAACAAGAAAAAATGTTCTTTTATGATGGATGTGCCTTAGTCGGTGATACTAGTAAATTCAAAACTGTTGCCACTTATGCCAACGGAGATGCCATGGCTATCATACAAAACAGAATTGGTGTAATTGGATGCCATCCAGAGAGTCAACAGTACTGGTATGAAGAGCCTAGACAATATATTAAAGAATATTGGCATCAAGGACATCATCACAATCTCTTGTTAGAGTTTGTCAATGAATTAACCGCCCAGCATTAACTTTGCTACTAGTGCATCTTCAGGATCGATGAAATGAAAAATCATATAATCTTCAGTAAGTTGAGTTTCGTATTTGTTGCCAGGCAATCCAAAACGTTCTAACACACTGATACATTTTTTATCCCAAAGGGGAACATCGTCTCCGGCTTGCCAATCCACTCGTACTTCAGTCATGTACATGTACGTTGAACATTTCGTTGATGACACCGGTGCGCTGTCTGACATCTTTGTTACCCAATGTGATCATGGCATACAGCACACCATTCTTTTCTACTAGCATGGCCAAACAGCGGCCAGCGGCGTTGGTAAATCCTGTTTTAGTCAGTACAATACTGTCATAGGTAAAAATCTGTGGATTAGTATTCCTTAATTGAATAGTTATTGTACGTTTACTCTTTGGTGGTTGATATTTAACCGAATATATTTTGTCACTGCTATAATATCTAATGATATCTATCCTGCGTAATATAAACAAAAACTCTTTTAGTTCATCCACTGTGCTGACATTGCCTGCCAGTAAGCCTGTGGGATCTACAATTTTAGTTTCTTTAAACCCGTTGAGTCCGAGATGCCAATTGATGTCTGCAATAAACTTGTCATAACCTCCGGGGTGGGCGTGAGCCAATGTTTCTGCGGCTAAATTATCACTGCTCATTAACATGGCCCGCATCAATTCACTGCGTTGTAGATAAGAGCCACGAGCAAATCTGCCAGAAGATTTCCCCTGTACTTTGACTTTTTCATCTAAATCTACTAAACTCATTACAACTGCGTAAGCTGTGAATAGTTTTGTTATGCTGGCAATACTGCGGACGTCTGTGGTATTTCTGCTGTGCTCATATCGAACGTTGTCAAAGTCGTAGAGCCCGTAGCTGTTGGCATATACGCTGTTTGCAAATAGCAAACAAAATGTTAATATAATTCGTTTAAACAATTTCGGCTCCAAAGGTTAATTTAAATATCATCGCTTGTTCTCTGTTTGATATACTTATGTCGTAGATTGCACTGAATGGACGATTATTAGATAACTTCATTGTGTAGTGCCATCCTTTGTTTTTTAGCCAAGTGGCGGCGGCAACTGCTGGGCCATGCCCTTTAATTTTCATTGCAGTCATCCTCCGCCCCACTTTAATGTAAACATAAAACAATCTTCTTGGCTCTTAAACACGAAAAACAATGCATCACCACCGCCAATGTCATTCAACTCCCATTCGTTGCCAGTACTTGGTGCTCGAATAACTCTATGAATATCACTGCGGAATTTATCTTTACAGTTTTTTTGACACCACCTTGATAAAGCCTGGTAGCCTTCTACCCAACTGGGATATCTTGTCCATGGATCGCCACGGGAACTTTCGAATACCACAATATGTGGATATCCGTGATAGTAATCTTTAATACGGGAGGCACGTAGATTTCTATCAGGATCTTTATAGTCTTGATATTGCTCTTCAGTCCAGTTCTTTTCTTTTAAGTAAGCGGCATGACGATAGAAGTCCCACCGACTTTTTAAATTTTCGGTTACATTGTCTATGAGATTTTTTATGTCTGTGGTTTTCATTTTCCAAACTTTAGCACTAACAACATATAAAGTTCTTCGGTAATATCGAATGCATACACATACATATCCCACCTAGCATCGATGTGCTGATGCCATTCTTTGTCTTCGCATGGTTGTTGCCTGATCCAAGCGGACACATCTTTGCCACAGTGAACCGTATACCAAGGTTTATTATCTACCAAGGCTTGTCTGTGGACTCGATAGTTCGTAGCATCATCCGGAAGCCATTGTATCCACTGATTTACACGGCTTTTTCCTAGTTGTCTGCCTGAAGAAATAATAGTCATCTCACCTGGTTTGATACCGCCTGATGTAATATCTTTTAAGATTTGCTGTTGGTAAGGGTATAATTTATGATCCATATTTCAGCGCAAACATCATTGCTTGTTCGTCATTGTAAAAAGTAAAGACGACATGTTTCTTATATTGTTCTTCGTGATAAAATCCGTGGTTGTTTTCTGGAATCCACGTGAAATCGAAGTCCTTGCCCTGCTGTATTCCTTGACTACGTAAGGTATAAACTATATCCAATACTTTGTCAAGACTACGGTATATTTTAAATTCAGTCATGACCATTTTAATGTAAAAAAGGCAGCATCTTCTGGTTCAGCTAAGTACAGTCTTGCTCGATATTGGTCATTGATCCAAGACCAATGGTTATTTTTGTCAGGTGTATCTTTATAATCTAAACTATATTGATCAACTTCTCGACTGGGTCCCCAAGTTTCCCAGCACCATAGTCTCAATTCAAAAAACTTTTCGTGTACATCAATTCTTTGCGGCCGGCCATCATACTTGACTTCAACGTAGTATTTAAATCTGTTGTGAGCAGTGTGCCGCTTGTCCGTGCGCTTAATTTTTATTTTCATGTGTCAGTCTATATAAAAATATAAATTCTTCTGCTGTTTTTTGATCTTTGAATTCCCACATGTTGTATGCAGTGCGTCTTGATTGATGTTCTTTGGCCAAGGCAACGACAGCATCCACTGTTTCAGTTAAGTGGATGCTGTAGAATTCTTCAAACTCTAAAATACATTTACCGTTGGGCTTTGTTTTGATTTTCATCGTAGGTCAACTTGGCCAAGAACATAAAATGATCATAGGCTTCTTTTACTGCGGCATTTTGCATGAGTTTATCTGCTTCTACCTGCATGGCATTGACTCCAGCTTCTGCTAAATCTCTGGCACTGGCCTGCATCAATGGACATAATTCATCACCAAACTCTTTGGCTAGTTTTTTCCAAGCCTTGAGTTGACCTGTAGTAATAGGTGTGCGTTGCGGTTTCATTTCGCTGGCTCTGCGAAGTGCATCACAGATAGCATCTTCGGCATAATGTCCCGCGGCAATCATTGGAGCAAGAGCTGGATCAATGCGAAACCTACGACTACTGATACCAGGGTTAACCAAGACTAAATGGGCACCTTTAGGAAAACTGTCAAGATAGTCATTGTCGTATTCTGCCACAGGTTTATATCTTCGACCGACTTTTTCATAGAATATTTTTTTCATAATTTGACTCCAAAATGTTGTTTAATCAAATCCGAGGCAAGGAATGGTTCCGCAGTATCGGCAATCTCGGCACATTCTTGTACAATCAATTGGGCGAACTTTTCTTTATCAAAGTCCCAACACGCCCCATCATTGGCTGATGGGTCAATATAGGTGGTAGCTTGTTCAGCAAGTTGTTTAATTCGTGAGTTCATTTTTTTCCTTGTTATATACTTCAGCGAATGAAGTAATGATATTATATACTCCATCACTACTGCGGTCAAATATAATTTCACCTGTGTGTAGACCGGCATATTGATAAAGTTTTTCTTCTTCATCTACACATTTGAATACATCGAGTTCAATGGATGGCTCTCCCATCACGTCGAAGTAATGCATTTCTTTTTCACGTAGTTCTTCCAGTTTAGCAATAAGGTCTTTAATTATCATAGTTTCTCTCCACAATGCGGACACAGTTTAGTATTAGCATTACGCATTTCTTTTAGTGTCCGGTTTAGTTTACGTGCATCGGATAACTGACTTTTAATTTTCTTACGGTCTCTATCATGTTTGGCCTTGCCCAATTCTTCTTTAAGGTGTAGCTTCATTTTGTTAAGCCTACCCTCAAAGATTTCAATGAAACCTGTTATACCCGGGCCGTTGCCGGCCGGTGTAGCACTCATGATTTATTCTTCTCTTCGTTAAGGCGAGGTGCAATCTTTGCAAGTTCTTCCTCCGTTGCATAACGTGGAAGCGATGTTCCCCCAAAAGGTTGCCAACTGTCTGCTGTAAATATTTTAACAGGTTTCCAGTATTTGTGTATGATGTTGTTGATTACTGCACAGCCTGCAACAATTATAACAAACCCAAGCATAATTAATACACTGCCTGCTAAGAACGCCGCTGATTTATCTATGTCCATTATTCAACTCCGAAATGTACTTTTATAACCTTGCTGATTTCGTAATCATCATCAGCAGTTAATCCAACCTCGCGTCTAAAATCAATATTAGCACATTCCCGCACAATCAACTCGGCGAACTTTTGACTAAACTCTCTGCTGGTGCTGCCAGTCATTTGGCGCATTGCTCCTGCAAATAAATCACCAATTAATTGTTCGTTCATTCTTCGACTCCGAAGTTTTCTTGATACTTGTTCATCAATCGCTCAAACGCTGTAAATGAAAGTTCTTGCTTGTTGATTTCAATACAGTCTTGTATAATCAACTTGGCGTATTTTTCCATGGCTTTGTCCCAGATTTCTCTTCTAGCACCAAGTCCGTAGATATCAAGGCCACTTTGTTTTTCAAATTGTCTAAGTTTTTTATTCATATTTTGCTATTGCTTTGCATATATTATACTCTTTTACAAGTAAAGTCAAGCAATGACCTTTTTGGTATTTGGTTTATAATCACTGTAAAGTTCTCTACCATTCTCACGAATAGAATTAACAATGACCTGTGGATCGGATTCAAACATATCTTTGACAAAATCATAGTCCATGGTTTCATCTGTGCTAAATGCATAAATTTCATAACTACGTTGACTATTTGCTCGTGCCCGTATCATCATCATTCCGATGTTAAAAGGAGTTTTATGTGGTTGTCCTTTCAGCGTTGCCATAAAGTTATCGCCTTCCAAATCTGTGATGTCAAACAAACACTCGAGCCCGTTGCAGTCCCACATGGCAAGAAATCTATTTTGTTTGGTCATCGGTGTGATCCTTTTTAAGTTCTTCAAGCAACTGTTTTTGTTTAGTACTAAACTGGCGAGCACGTTCAGCATCTTCTTTCTTTGCTCGTGTTTTGTCATCACTGACTTTGAGCATACGGTCATACTCTCGAGCCCAATGAACGCCACGAACCCATACTCGAAGTTCTTCTAGTGTGCCTCTAAAGATTTCTGCGTCACGGGCATAAATTGGCAGGGCATCAATGGTTTTGGGTCTAATGCCCACTAAGTTATTAAAGTCATCGCCGCCCCATCCCGTTTTAGGATCGCAGAGTATGAAACCAAGTGCATCGATTTCCTCTTCAAGGCGGCGAAGCGCCAATACTGATTGATATCCTGCCATTTTATTTCCTTATGCCACGTGACTCAAGTGGTCGAATGTACGGATGCTTTCGCTGCCGTCATATTCTTCTACATAGAAGCGTGTGCCTTGTTCCAACCATTCTACTCGAACTTCTTGGGCGCCACCGGTGTAGCTTGTATAACCCAAGGACTCGGCATAGTCTGCCAAACCTTCTGTGCCGGTCTGCAATACATAATCAACCAGTCGGCTGTCAAACAACAAGCCTTCTCGTTCACCTTCGTGAGCCCAAGTGCTCCAACCGGCACCAAAGCCAGAGGAGATCAATACTGCAACTAAACCTTGGTCATCATAACGTCGTTGATATTCCATTTTAAATCCTTTACGCAACTTCTACATTAGTTATTCTTTGTTCTTATAATAAAGATGTATCGCTATACCTAAACAAACTCCAACGCACATTCCCAGTAAGATAAACATTATGCTGTTTCCTTGACTGCGGCAAGTGCTTCTGCCAAAGGCACTAACTTAGAACCTTTGCCGGGGCAACCTGTATACCATACACCATCCTGCATGATATAGTAATACTCTGCACCACAGTTTTCTACACGATCCAGGAAGTTTGCAAAGGTCATGTCTGACTTAAACTCTACGCCTTCTTCGCCACGGTCACGACCGTAAAAGGTACACATGTTCTCAGTCAACAGTTTGTAGCCTGCGACTTCTTCAGCCCGTAGTTCAAACTGGCTAAAGGCATGCTTCTCACCAATCTCGGGCTTCAGGCTAGACAAGTCACCCAGTGCTACCAAGTTATTAGCCTTGGCGCTGTCATAATGTTCTTGCAGTATGGCACCATTATGTTCCAAATAGCCATCCCAATGACAGTAAACTGACTTGCAGACACTGCCATGCATAACACCTATACGACTACGTGTTCCCATTTCAAACTCCTGTTTTGTTAAACTATGTATTGTATTATAACATCAAAACTAATTTGTGTCAATTAATAGGTTTCTTTAACAATGTCAAATTGATCACTGGGCCACTTGGCTTTGAACTCTTCTGACTTGATGTATTCATTGTAAGACTTGGCTTCAAAGAATACTTTCTTAAAAACGCTCATATGCTGACCTTTAGGTAGTATTGTGAGATAGATTGATTTTGCTTTGCCTGCCATGTAAATTCTCCTAGTTACGATAATGTATTATACAGTCAATTTAAATTTATGTCAATTTAATTTATAAGTCTGTATTTCCGGAATTATAGAATAAATATTGCTATGTTTAATTTAGAAAGTTTTTGTGGCGAGTTGTGGAGCCAAATAGAAATCAATACACTCGGTGACTATAAAATATGTTGCCTAGCAAATTATAATAAAGATTATGGAATGGCGCATGATGAGAATGGCAATGTAATGAATGTCATGACCCATTCGATAGAAGAGGCTATTAATAGTGTAACTCATAAAAATCATCGATTACACCTTAAAGAAAATATTCAAGTAAAAAGATGCCGTAATTGTTATGACTCGGAGCATAGCACTAAAGGCCTTAATGAATGGGACAACGAAGATGTTAAAAAATGGGGCAAGAGTAAAAGACAACGAGTCAATAGGCACATGACTCAAATAATTCCAGAATATGTCCGTTGGAATCAGGCCGATCAATATACATTGCCAGATGGTACTTCGACTGCCAAGGTTGTAAATTTAGGTCTTCGATTGAGCAATTTATGCAATCAAAAATGTATAATGTGCAGTCCCGAATACAGCAGTCTTTGGTATGAAGATTGGAGTAAACTTTGGGGCGATGTCCCAGTTACGCCAGCGGGCACTGAGTGGGGTGACAAAGATTATAGGATGACCACAGATACCAAAGGTCGAGAGATTTTAGATTATTCGAAATGGTGGGAAAGTGATATTTGGTGGGAACGTTTTGATAAGATTGCACCCGACTTGAGATACATTTATTTTTCCGGTGGCGAGCCGTTGATTTCTCCTGCTATGAATAAAATACTGACTATACTAATAGACAGAGGATTTGCAAAAAATATCACACTCCGTTACGATACAAATTTAACGGTGATCAATAATAAAATTATTGAAAAATTTAAACATTTTAAGAAAATTGACTTTTGTGTTAGTCTCGACGACATCGAAGAACGATACAATCTTATTCGTTTTCCGGGAAATTATAATAATATTGTTAAAAATATAAAAACTATTAAAGAAAATGGCCTGAATATACATTATCTCTCATGTTGCATAGGAATCGCGTCTATATATTCTATAGAACGAATAGTCGAAGTTGCCGAAGAACTGGACGTCCCTGCAGAATTTAGATTTTTAGAAGGTCCGCCTTGGTTAGATTTGCGATCTCTGCCAAGGCCGGCCAAAGAAGAAATTATCGAACATTATAAAAGTTTAATGCATCATACCGAAAATCGCACTAAGTGGTATAAAGCAATTATTAAATTCTTAGAAAAATATATAGACCAAGAAAATTCAACAAAATATCAAGAATTTGTAACAGTGATGGACAAACTAGATAAAATCAGGGGCACCAACTGGCGAAAGGTCTTGCCAGAAGTACATGACATCTTGGCAAGACATTGCCCTGATATAATGTTAGAGCAACCTCTTAATTATCTAGCAAGACACGGCCCGCCTTAATTTAGAGCGTGTTAAGAACTGGATTGTGGATCTTGGTCAATTCACGTTCGCGTACATGAGCCGGTGCCTTGCCGCGAAGTGTCTCTAACAAACCATATGTAAAAGCATCTACGCCATGAGCACGAATGCTCTTGCATAGTGCCCAATCTTTGTTCTCTGTCAGCGCACGACGAACGTGTTTTTGCATACGAACTTTAAGTGCTTTTTTAACGTTACCACTGCAAACTGTAACACCAACATACTGTTCTGCTGTCACAGTGTTAGTGATAACATATACTGCATGGTTTCTGTCTGTACGTGTTTTGCGTTTCATCATGTATTAATTATAACACAGAAACCAATTTGTGCCAATTTAAAATTGGAACAACGGGAGGGATTTGAACCCCCGGTTTTACGGATTTGCAATCCGTTGCATTGGGCCGCTCTGCCACCGTTGCTTGATGTATTATTATAACAGAGAAATTAATTTATGTCAATTAAATTTGATAATATAGATAATCATTAATTATCTAGATAATATTATTAATCTAATCTATAATGTTTCATTCTATAACATCGACTTAATGTGATATTATAGTTGGCTAATTGATCACGCCACAAAAAGAATTGCGGGCCATGTGTCATATTCTCATTAACTAGCCATTCCCACTGATGTACCATTTCGTGCGCCATGGTATTAATGAATAATCGTTTACTTAGAAAACTCTTATTAATTTTCATTTTAACTTGAGTTTGATCTTCCAAAACACCTTGGCATTCACCCCAAAATGCTTTTGTATAAACTAATCTAAAACTGGGCATTTTGAGTTCGCCGTTAAAGACATTGCGATTAATGTTTCTAAATGCTTCCCTGCAATCGGAAATTGTAGGTCTAAATTTAGCATCATGTTCGTCAAAACTTTGAACCATTTTAAATAATTTGGTTCTGGTAATGTCCTTCTTAGGCATGCAGTCTCCTTGGGTAGAATAGCACTATATATCCAATGTTATCAACTAATTAAACTTTGCTATATTTCAAATCCAACCAGTAAATTCATCGTCTAGATTGATGGGATGTACTTCCCAACCATCTCGATGCCAGCGCATCAACATTAGTAATGTAGTAATCACTTGTATACTGCCTTAGCGCCTTCAATGTCGCCCATTCGTGCTAGGCTTGCGGCAGCACGGGCTTGTCCAAATGCTTCTAGTACTGACCAGATTGAGTTTAAAATATTTTTCATAGATAATTTCCTTTACGGTCAAATTCTTTTGTCCAGTGTTCTACTTCACTAACGTCTCTTATGTTTTTACTGTTTAGATAAGCATCTAATTTACTTTGATAGTTCTCTTTTGGGAACATTTCAGCCAGACGCTCAACTAGTTTTGCTATTGTTGCTGTCATTGCATTTCCTTTTGTATGAGAAACTCATGGTTTCTACTAATACTATTTATGCGGCAATGCAACATTTACTCAGTATAAACACTAATAACGTTTATACTAATATATCCTAATCTGTAAAGATATTACTCCACTTTTTAAGTTTTTCTATTTTAGCTTTATTAGCAGAATCTAAAGATACTTTAGAAACAATGCCTTTTTCTAGCAAGATATCTACCATGGCCAATAAGTCACCCAGTTCTTCTTCTAAGTGTTCTTTATTAGTTTTAGGTTTACCGGGTTTTAAGTTATCTAATCCAAAGCGGCTAATTTTACTCACGGCTTGGATGACCTCGGCACATTCTTCTTGGAGAATGTCCAATGCTTCTTTTGTTTTGGGATCCATTATTCTGACTCTAAATTAATGTTCAGCGGGTGCCCGTTTGTACGGGCTACATACGTGGCTTCTTGATGCTTTTGTTCAGCTACTTCAAAAGTATAAACGCCGGCAATGCCTTTGCCTTGTTCGTGAATTTCTGTAGTAATGCTTTCTGCCCTTGCATCGTCATGATGGAAAATTGCTTTTAAAACTTCTTTGACAAAGTCGGATGGAGTTGCATTATCATTGTTAAAAATCACTTTATACATATTTGGTTTTGTGATAACAATTTTTGTTGATTGAGAAGTTTCTGTTGCCATTAAAGTCATGTTTTTCCTTATATAGATATTTATCAGGGGGACAAAATGTCCCCCATCTTACGCTTTAGTTCTTGTCGATGCTAATAACGTTGATTTTACGAGGTTTTAATGCCTCTGGTATAATCCTAGTTATTTCCACTCTAAGAACACCATCCTTGATACTAGCTTCGCCCACTTGCATGTGCTCTGCTAATGTTAATACTTTTTCAAAGTCTCTGTAAGCAAGACCTCTATGTAAGTATTCAACATCGGTGTCAGCTTCATGTTTGCTGTGGCCACGGATAACAAGTTGGTTTTGATTGACTTCTACATCAATTTCATCAAGAGTAAAACCTGCAACTGCTACTTCAATTTCGTAGTCGTTTTCAGTTTTCTTAATTACGTTGTATGGAGGGTAAGTTGGATTTGTAGTGTAAGCTCGTTCTGTAAACAAGCGGTCAAATCCTATAAGTGCTCTGTTCAATTGATTCAAAGCTGTTGTGTCAAATCGTGTTAATGCGTTCATAATTTTCTCCTTTAATAAGCAAGAACGTTTTGGGCTATTGCCCTAACTGTACAACCCTCTTGGCGCTGTACAATATTATTTATCTTTTATTATACAAGAACATTAGTCTTCTGTCAAGCAATCACCAGCATTCTTCTTTGCCAAAATGTATAACAATCGATATTCATCATAGGCCATTTGTACAGCGGGATGAGTTCTACGAACTTCATCTTCCTCGGCTATGATCTTTTCCAATCTCGCTAAACGCTGTTCCATATCATCATATGGTGAGGAAATGGTATAACTGCCGCTGGCAGCAAGACTAGCGGTTGTAATATTAACTCCGCTACCTAATGTAACTGTATTTGGTCCTGACATTGAACTGGCTTGCATGGCAACATTCATATTGTTTTCGTTCCACGAAAATTCTATTGGTTCAGTACCACTTAAATCAATAGTGCTTAGATCAATAGTAATAGTATCTTCGTTCATTTTAATAAAGTTTTTTAGGTAATGAATCTGCTTCGCGTTTCTTTTGTGCCCGACGAGTTTGTTGATTTTTAGTTTTACGTTTTGTCATACTGGGCTTTTCGTAGAACTCTTTTTCTTTAAGTTCAATTAGTTTACCGCTTTCGAGAATCTTTTTCTTAAAGGTGCGTAATGCTTTTTCCCAGTTATCGTGTTGTACAATAACTTTACTGCCCATTAATGGGCCATCTTTTCTTGCCATGTTTATCTCACTTTGCTTGACTAATTATAGCAGTAAGTCTATTGCCCTGCATTTCGCTACGGCCTTCAACTTTAGCACTCGGTACTGTTGCTATTATGTGTTCGATTAATTTAAAACCAACTGCTTGGTTAGCCATTTCTCTACCACGGAAACGAATTACAACTTTGACTTTATCTCCGTCGGCAATCCATTCCTTGATCTTATTTACTTTAATATCCAAATCATGTATATCAATGGCCGGGCGTAATTGCACCTCTTTAATATCTACACGATTTTCACGATTCTTTTTATCTTGATCGTGTTGTTTCTTTTGCGCTTCGTATTTGTACTTACCTAAGTCACCTATTTTGCAAACTGGAGGATTAGTCGCACCATTGATTTGAATCAAATCAAGTTCTTGATTCTGTGCTAGGTTCAATGCTGTGAAGAACGGCACAACACCTCCGTTACTTCCATCTTCGTTGATTAGACGAACATCGCGACTTCTTATTTCGCGATTACTGAGAATTCTGTTCTCGTTTTGTCTTTCGTTTGCCATATATTAATAGTGGTTCTTTACCATGTGTTACTGTTTCCTCTGTTATTGTAACTTTCGTGACATTCTCTGCTGCCAAGTCAGGTAATACAAACTGCGTTTTAAGCAGTATACTTTCTAGTTCTGCACGTAGACCACGTGCTCCTAATTTCATTTCAGTGCATTTAGCGGCAATAGCCATGGCCGCTCGATCATCGATGGACAATTCGACATTGTCCATTTTGAATAAACTTTGATATTGACTGACCAAGTTGTTCTTTGGTTCGGTCATTGCTCTCACTAGTTGTTCTTCTGTAAGTTCTTCTAATACAGCAATCTGAGGCATACGTCCCACTAGTTCTGGAATCATGCCCCATTTGATAACATCACTGGATGTAGTACCTACTAACGATGTTTTTTCTTTCACAGGATTTCCTGCAAAGCCCATGGTAGATTTTGTATTGACACGTTTGTTGATAATTTCGTCTAAGCCTACAAATGCACCACCCAGAATAAACAAAATATTTTTAGTGTTGATAGTTAATGTATCGCCACCTGGGTGTTTTCTGCCGCCGCCGCTGGGCACACGACATTCTGTGCCTTCAATGATCTTTAACAATGCTTGTTGAACGCCTTCGCCACTGACATCACGAGTAATACTGGTACCTTCACTCTTACGTCCTTTTTTATCTATTTCGTCAATGTAGATAATACCCCGTTCACAACGTTCGATGTTTTGATCTGCGGCCTGATATAATTTATGAATAACGTTTTCTACATCTTCGCCGACATAACCTGCTTCAGTTAAACTTGTAGCATCTGTAATAGCAAAAGGCACATCGAGAAATCTAGCAATACTCTTTGCTAATAATGTTTTACCACTACCAGTTGGACCGATTAGCAGTACATTACTTTTTTCAATCTCCACATCGCTTTTGTTAAACAATCGCTTGTAGTGATTATATACTGCCACGCTCAGTGTTAACTTGGGAAGTTCTTGTCCAATAACATACTGATCAAGATGTTCGAATATTTCTCGCGGAGTAGGAAGTTTATTATCTTTGGCAGACGACTTGATTAAATCATCTTTGATGACTTCGTTGCACAATACAATGCATTCATCGCAGATGTAACCAGTGGCGCCAGCAACAAGTTTTTTTACTTCGTTCTGCGATTTTTCACAGAAACTGCATTTCATTAATGGTTGATTAGGCATTACCAATAAACGCTGTTAACATACTATGAAACTCATCTGAACTAGAAAATACATTTGCATTAATAGTATTTAACAGTATTATAATATTTTTGTCTACTTCTTCGGGGTTGACAAAGAACCAAATTTTATTGTCACCCATGTGTAAAAAAGATAATAACAAATCAATGGTAACGCTACGTGCGACATTAACCACAATAAGATTGCTGTGATCCATCATATGAAACTGCCATTGCCATTGATCCGATGTTTTGGTATCTAAATGATAAAACGTCATAGGAATACTGGGCAAAGTATCTTCTAGTTCGTCACTCATATTGTCAATCCACTCTTCGTCGACACCAATTAATGATACTCTAAGTCCCGCAGGAGGTAAAAATAAAGTAGGCGGAGTAATGTAATAATGTTGTGTTTCGTCTGTCATTTTTTAGTTTTCAAAGGTCCCCAGTGTGTACTTTTACTGCGGTTTTTTGTTGCTAGCTCTTTTACTATTTGTTTATATATAGATTCTAATCCATTGGTGTCATTATTTTCAATCATTGAGTTAACTTGATTCTTTACACTGACACTATTAGATTTATCTTCATTGACCTGTTCTACGTCAACTTTTTTTTTGGAGGCCCGAGGTTTTTTAACTGAGGCTTCTATTCCCATTGTTTCCACTGCTGGATTGGGAGTAAAGCCGGAACTAGCATCTTGTTTATCAGCTTCTGGTGTTCTGTCTGGTGTTTCAATAACCACTGGCAGCTCAACTTCGTTAGTTGTATCTTTATTTGGTTCCATATCATCATGAGAAATTTCCTCTATTGTTGGTATTGGCTCTTCTATTATTTTTTTAGCTACTATGGGTGTGGTATCTCTAAAATGAACAAACGGCTTGTATAAGTAAGGATGTGTATCCTGCATCGATTTTTCTGGGAATAATTCATCTTTAGAGATCAATTCGCCTGCGGGTAAATCATTGCTGGCAGATTCTTTAACCTGATTGATTTGTTCATCGGTTAGAGGTCCATCGTCTTTTTCGTAGGCAGGTTCTATTTTTTGTTTGCGCCACTCTTTGGATTTAATCTGTGTTAAGTTTGCGGCTATAAGCATTAATACTGCCAATGGATCAAACACACAGATCAATAAAACAATCAACCAACGAACACTACGCTCTAACGTATTTTCATCAGGATCATCTCCGTAGATGAATGCCGCAATATATTTGATAGGGCCTACTTCAGCTTCGACTTTTCTAACTTCGGCGGCAATAGGCGCTCGCTGTTCAGCAAGTACGCCAACTGTTTTCTGGTAGGTTTCGATTTCAGCAATGAGACGTCCACGTTCCTTTTGTTGTACCCTACGTAGAGCCACTGCCTTATCGGCACCTTTTTCGTCTGTACTGCGACCCATGACTTGGTCCACTGCCTCATCCATTTGTTTAAGAGCCTTGCGGTTTGCATCTATGTTCTCTTTCGCTGTTTTAATTTTTTCATCGTAGATTGCAATTTTTGCAGTTACGTCGCCACTGACCAAACTTTGATCGCTGTGTGCTTTACTTAAGAAACCAAAAATGCCCATGCTGGTAATCAGCATAAGGACTATTAATGATAAAGTAAAATAAGTTTTCATCAAAATTGGAATATGTTTCCAATAACGATATAGCCAACTAGCCACAACTAGTTTAGCCACTTCAAGGCTACTGGCCATAATGGCCACAGGAATTACTGCCGCTGAAAAGATCGCAATAATACCGATAACGCTGTAGTAAGCCGCAATTCCGCTAAGTATAAATGCTGTAAAAAATAATAAAAATGTCATGTAGCTTATATTTAGTGGATAAAAGAAAAGTTCTTACTACTGCTTTAATGTTATCAATATGTATTATACACTGTTTAAACCACATGTGTCAACGGTAACGGTTAAATAAGTGTATGAAAACACTAGAAATAAACTGGAAACTCAATAGTTATTGTGAGTATGGATGTGAATACTGTCACGGAAAATGGAGCAAAGGTAGTTTAGATAAAACTTTAGATCAATACTTGAATGTTGTCGAACAATTACAACAAACAAGATACCCACACGGTGATAGAATTAAATGGATGTTGGGTGGTGGTGAACCTTTAAATTTTCCAAACTTAAATCTACTGTTACAAAAAATAAAAAGCAAACCATCACAGGTTAGGCTAGATACGTCAGGTGGAGATAGTTGGTTTAATGTCATGGAAATTATCAATTATGTAGATCGATTTAGGCTTACACATCACAGTTGGCAAAACGTTAGTGTGTTAGATTTTATTATAGATCACTGCAAAGAAAATAAGAAAATAATAAAAGTAATAATACCTTTACTTCCTGGTAAAATCCTAGAAGGAAAAGATAAAGTAGCGGAATTAATTAGTCAAGATGTGGATGCTGAACCCCAAACATTAAAAACTGCTGACGGTAAAATGTGGCCTAAATACAGTAAAAAAGATAAAAATTTAATTAGAGGATTGCCCGAAGACTATGAAGATCCGCCGTACGTGGCACCTCCGTATATTCCATTAAATGAACCGCCAAAGGATGATAGTCCTAGCTATACTGGCAAATTATGTTATGCTGGTATAGACATATTAAGTATTGACCATAAAGGGTTTGTTGTTGCCAGTGAATGTGGGGGTCGATCGTCTGGTAATGTATTCGAAGAAGGATGGACAGCTCCAGATGGACCATTTTCTTGTCCTATGCTTTGGTGCAGGTCACATAATGATAGACAACTAATCAGGGTTAATCAAAGTTAAGTAAATGTTCAACCGTATAACCGTTATCAGTTAAGAACTTTTTACCTGGTAAGAAATCCAAATTAGCAATTACAGCATGAATTTGATCAATGGGTTTAATTTTCCAGCCAAGTTCTAAGAGTTTACCCACAGCATTCAATGTGCCACCTGTGGCAAGAATATCATCAATAACCAGTACTGGCCCTTGAATATACACATCCTTTAACATACTTAAACTGGCCGTGCTATATTCCGTATCATATGTTTGAGTAATTATATTGCCAGGAAGTTTACCTGGTTTTCTTGCAAGGTATAATGGAATTCGTAATTCGCTGGCTACTGCTCCGCCCCAGATAAATCCACGAGCGTCTATGGCAACTATACTTTCTATTTGATGTGCCGCTGTCAATTTTATCAGCCAATTTACTGTGCGTCTAAATGCTTCTGGATTTTCTAGTATGCTGGTAACATCCAAAAATTGTATTCCTGGTTTAGGAAAATTATCCACTGTTCTAATTATATTTTTTAAATCCATACTGCACTCGTGAAAAAAGGATACATCTCTGTATCCTTTTATTTACTAACCCTAGTCTAAATTAGACTAGACCCATTGACAGGGCTTTATAACCAGCGGCAACAACCTTACGGCTGGGCTTACCGATTACATACTCAGTTACCGTAACATTGTTACCGGCAAGACGAGTGTTAGCATAAACTGCATAACCGTTTTGACGGATGCGGCTTACTTCTGCGCTGATATTTTTGATACCAAAACGCTTTTCTGCTTGACTAGCAGTAACGCTTTCGCCGTTGTACAATGCATTGAACAACTTGAAAGTTTTTGTTTCAGAATTGAAATGTTTCATTTTTAAATTTCCTTTAAATGTTAAATCGTCGCTGTTAACCTTAACAGCGTGTTACTATTATATAACAAAAAAACGGAGAAAGCAATAGTGCATTTCTCCGTTTTAGTGGTCAATTTAACCGTTTATGCTCGTTGGGCAACAAACTCATTTAGGACCTTGGCCTTCTTAATGATCTCTTCTTCTGTAGGAAAAGGTCGGAAGGTTGGTTGTGTAGGAACTGATTCAACTGGTTGATCTACCGCATGGGCTCGGATCTGGACCAGATTAACTTCTTGTTCCCATTGACGCTGAAGCGTCTCGCGATTTGCATGCCAGTCTTGCTCTAGCATTTCTTTTGCCATCTTGAGTAGTTCAAGACGAATTTCATAGCCATTTGTGCTCATAATTTTCTCTCTATGTGTGTAATGTACAAACTATTGTCTGTACACTATTATATAGTCTTATGACTCACAAATCAATGGATATCTTCTTATTTGTCTGCTAATTTTAATAATACATCTCTTGCATCTTCAAAAAAAGAATTAGGCTGACTATAATCTTTCAATCTTAATGTCAACACCATTCTTTCATTTTTACTGGTTTGATTATCCCAAGCATGAAATATATCAGTGTTGAATAATATACATTCCCCTGGAACTGCAATCATACTTTTCAACGGCGTGTGAGCAGATTTATCAAAATCTATACATTCCCTTGATCTACCAGCTAGATGATCTATTGGATATTTTTGTAAGTCTTCATCGCTGTACCAGCTAGTAACACATTTATTGTCTAAAATCTTAACTGTATAGTTTATACTAAATCTATGATTGGGACCATCTTTATGTGCTCTATAATAAAGTCCGGGTTGGGAAACAAACATACTAACACGCTGTTGCGATAAATCAAAGACGTCGAATAACGGACAGAGATTTTTTATTTTTTTTACTACAGTATAGTCAAGATTTTGAACTGTCCATTTTTCAGAAAACGTATATTCTGCTATTGCATCATTGGCTAATTTTATGATGTCGTCTATATTACTGTGCGTAAATCTTATATAATAAGGACTGCAATCTTCTATTATAGTAAACTTACTGTTCGTCATATATTTATTAAAGTTTCTTTTGACATCTCAAGTAGTTCAAGACGAATTTCATATCTATTTGTGCTCATAATATTTCTTCCTATGCGTATACAAACTATTATATAGTCTTATGAGTCACAAATTAAAGTATTAGATTATAAAAGTGGGCCCACTCGATAATTTTTGCCAAATAATTTTAATCCGTCAAGATCACCATTGCGATGATTGGCAAATGTGTGTAGTTTGTCCTTGACAAAATTAACCCCCTCAAGCCAAATACCATATGCTCTTGTATCACTGTATCCATCTTCAAACCATTGATCAAATTCACTGGTCCAGTCTTTGACTGCCTTATCTGTTTGAAACCAATTTTCATTCCATGTCGTATATACAATATTTTTAAGAAGTTGCTCGTGGTAAATTCTAAATATCTTGGGATCCGCCATTACATCACTGTCAAACAATTTTTGCATTTCAGGTTTAAATTTTAGCCAGCGCCGAACAACATGTGCTTGCTTGGTTAAAATATCTATACTGTCCGGACTCCAATAGTATAGTTCTACTGTACTGTTTGTGTACTCGTTCAAGTGATTGGGAATTGGCACGACGTTGGCAGCACGATCTGCAAATCTAATATAAAAATCACCATTGCGTATAAAACAACGTGGTTTGTCTACACCCACAATAATGACCATGGACTTGTTTTTATCAAACTGTTTTCTAATTTCAGTCATGGCCAAATAATTATATCTAGTGGCATTGGCAGCGTTAAGGCCTTCCTTGCGGCCCAGTACCCAACTGGCATCCTTGGCCGAGTTCATGTAGTCAAACAAGTGATCACTGAGATCACAGACTGTAATTTTTGTTCTAGGAATTAGTACTGCGATTTCCTTTAATCTAGGCACAGTTTGTAATCTAAACTCGGCAGGAGTATTAGTCGGATCTGTATTGTTTATATTGAGATCCGTGAATTGCCGGTTGGCTTTTTCCATGTTGTTTACAACAATTTCGTCTATGTGTAGACCTTGACGGATAAAGCTCATTAAGATATTATGACTGTCTGCGCCACCGCTATAACTTAATACAACGTAGTCGTACTTTTCTCTAATCTGTCTGCTTCTTAAATTATATAGTGCGTCAAGACTTAATTCTGGCTCTATACTCCAATTGTGTTTTGAAAAAATCTCATCGTTGAAATGCCATTGAACTTCCATGCCTGTGGCGACTGCATGTAGACATGCTTGAATTTTAGATTCGAATTCTAGACCAGCACATGTATAATACCCTAATTTTTTGTTTGTCATAGTAATAAATATGTATTTATTAAGGCAATATACAATATGCAATTCAACACAGACAGTGAAGGATTTTACATCGAATACGACCAATGTCAGTGGGAAGTGGGCAATCTTCGAGAAGAGTATAATCGTCGAGCCAGAGACATAATTGCCCTTGGTGACAAACTTATATTAGGTATTAGCTCTGGTGTTGATAGTCAAGCCGCGTTGAGAAGTTTTATGGATCAAGGTATTAAAATTGAAACTGCATTTCTTTATATGCCAGGTTACAATGATATTGAGTTTAATAATTTAAAAAAATTGGAACGTGCTTGGCAGTTTAAATCACATATCATTGACATTGATCCCATGGCCTGTAAAGAAGAAATACTTGACATCAGTAAAAATTTAAATATTCCGCCATTTCAAATAATTCATAGTAAGTTTCTCAGCCAATTACCTGATGTAAACTTTTTGCAAGGCGGAGACGGCCCTTTTATAACCTTTGTTAAAGGTATTGCACATTTTTATGAAGGTTATCATACTTTTGAAATGTCACGAAAACGTGCAGGAGACACTTTGGGTAGAACCGCTGAATATATATTATTTGACAAAACCAGCGAAGTTGTTGTAAGTACAGTTAAAGATGATATAATGACAGCATTTATTAATGCTCATGGACTATACACAAAACAGGGAGTACGTAATATCAGTTGGTGGGACTCTTTTATCAAGGGCATGTATTATGGAAAGTATTGGGGTAAAGATTTAATATATTTTCCAAAAATGTCTGGTGCAGAAAACATAGACTATGTAATACAAGGTCCAAGACATACTTACAGAAAAGATTTCATTAGTGTACCTTTGGATCAGTTAATCAGCGATTTGCTGACCACCGGTGGCAAATACTATTGCAGTAGTGAGATAATCAACGATTCCCCGAACTGACAATACATCTGCCTCAGTGAAGAACTCTTTAAAATTTTTATAATTAATTAGAAAAGAAAACCCGCCGAAGCGGGTTTCTGATTTTCTGTTACGAGGTATGTCTTACCCTAAGCTGAGTTTAGGCAGCTAATGCGAACTGTGAGTCGTTTGCGTTTACTTTGTTTTGCTTCTTCGACCGGGTCGCCCCAATCCTAACGGCTTCTACATTGCCGGACTGTCCATTTCATTACTCTTTGCCCTGTCGAATCTATGTCAGGCCCATCATAAAAAGAATATAAAAAATACCAAAATAATCACACTCAATATTCCACATACATATTGGTATTTTACTTCAGGATCCATACAGTCTCCTTATGGTGGACCTGGGGGGACTCGCACCCCCGTCCAGGACACGTTTCAATCTACTTCATACAGTCTTAACTATTATTTACATATAATATCAGTTTGTCGTTTATTATTTATTAGAGACGACAGTGTTCTTTTAGTTTCGTCGTTGGCAGTTTTTGCTATTTCTTGTATTGCATTTAATCTTGCAATTTCTGTCATCGCAGAATCTTTACTAATTGATTTCTGTGCTTCTAAACAAGCATTGGCACTGTTATACAGTACTGCGTTCAGTGAACTACACCCCGATAGTAAAATTGCTGTTAGTAAAATAATTGTTTTCATAAAATGTTCTTAGAGGATAGTTTAGTTATACATCAGTATTAGTTAGTGCAAGTTCTTTCTCTATATATTTTACCATCAGAAGTCCAGACTTCTTTCCACGGTCCACAATTTTGATTTAATGGCATTGGTTGCTGTTCGATATATATTGGTTGCTGTATGATCACAGGTTCTGGTCTAGTCAATGTATAACCAATGGCGCCGCCAATAATTAACGGTGCTACCCAGTTGCCATATCCAGGATGTCTGTAGTGGTGATTGTGATGTCCATGGTGACGAAAGCCGTGGCCATGATGTTGTGCCAATGCGGGCAATGTAGCACAGGCCAATGCCAGAGTGATGAATAATTTTTTCATAATTATCTCCTTGTTATATATTTAACGTTTTAGGTTATAGTTTCGTTGACAGGTTTTTCAGGTCGATTTGGACAATATTCGCATTCTGAATGGTTACATTTTGCTTCTAGCCATTTATTACAAGAATCACAGTAGTATGCATCATATTGATCGGAATATTTCCTTTTATTACCGCACTTACAATAATTTGGATTTATGTCCATAGACTATCTCTTGCTTTAATCAAACGGATCATCATGGCTTCGTCTTCTGCTTCGTAGGCTGACTCTATTTCCTGTAGAAGCTTGTGTGATTTATCGCTCATAGCTTTGAGCTCAGGACTCTTGTCAGTACCCGACCAACTTAACTTGCCGCCGTTGGCAATACGACTTGCTTCGCAATAGTCACTCCACCCACTGGCATCATGTGGATCAGGACGATTAGGATACACGGTGGTCCACCATATGTAAAGCTCTTTAATCTCTTTGGCACGTATTGCTTGACCAGTTGGCTTGCCGTATTCAGGATCTTCCGGCTTACACCAATCGCTGTTGGTCAAAGTCATAGCCCAGTCAAGATGATCTACGCCTGCTTGTGGGCAACGCCATGTACGCCAACGCCACCAACCACTGGCCCAAAACGGAGGATCGTACTTGGCACGGGCTTCTTTGTCTCCCCACGCAATATGACTCCATGCTGATTCTACTTCAACAAAATCAACAAGCTCATTGAATAAGCAAGGCAAAAAGCGGTTCCCCACGTCTTGCCACTGGCCAGGCTTAATATCCCGGGGATGAGCGGTAAGGCTATGAGTGCGGGTAACAAAACGGTTGTTAATGTAGTACTTAATATCATAAATTTTCCTTATAGGCCATGTTACAAAATCTTGGATGTGCCCAAGTGCTTCTTCCGCTAACCAATAGCGAAAATTGTGCTTCATCTGTGCGGCTGTTGTCCAGTCATCCCATTCTTCTGCTGTGCCTGCGCTGAGTTTTTTAGTGCCGCGAATCCAATCTGCAAAAGGAGTGCAACTCCAGTAGCGTGAATGTTGTGCCATATTATCTGTTTCCTTTTAATCTATTTATAAATCTTGCTTCCATTAACAGTTTAGCTGTTTCTGGATCTCTCATCAAATCTTTAAATTCACACAATGTATCTGCCATTGTTGTAAATTCTCGTTCTGGCATCTCTGTAATAATCATAGGAACATGTTCTTCTTCTTCTTGTTTATAAAAAACAGGATCATCCCAACTTGTAATATGTGTAAATGGATTTGCATTGTACTGACGCTTTACTTTATTGCCAGTAATAGTTATCTTATAATCCATTAACACTTGACGGACGCTGTCTTGTTTATACATAGCCTATTTGATTAATTATAAGGGAATCGACCTTTTTTGTCAACCTTTTGACATCTAATCCATTTGCTGTATAGCCCTCAATCAAACAATCTTCGTAGCCAGTACTAGGAGCTTCTTCTGCACCTTTAGTGCTCATAATATAAGCCATGGCACAAATAAGTGTATTGGTATTAACTGGCATGTCTGGTATAACTACGACTTCAATTTTATCATAGTAAAAAGGATATCCTTCCAAACGATCCAGTGCTTGTTCACATTCTTCAGTGATATCCCAAAGCACACCTTCCATTTCACTGCCCACAACTTCGTCAATGTCAGCGTGAAGTCGAAACTTTAATTCAAAGCCAGCTAATGTACAACGACCGAGATTGATGGCCTGGGGACAACGACTTGTCATTTCGCCAATGTTAGTGTTCATGCCGTAGGCAAAATAATATCTTTTCATAATTTTAATGTCACATTAGTAACGTTCTTAACTGTAAAACTCCGCCAAGCCGTTGCTTCTAAATCATATACTGAAATAATATTTAGATTTTCTTTTTTAACTTTTGTAAAGTCAATGGGATTGTTGGTATTAGATTCGCGTACAGGCACAGGTGGCAATAATTCTGGTTGCAGACTGCAAGTCATTACACGTTCTGCACCATCTTTTTTATTAAAAGTAACAGTTACTGGACCTGTCTGTAACATTCCCACTAACCAACTACGAAATGTAGCTACTTGTTTTTCTGTCCATTCACTGCTTGGAGGCTGTAGCAGTACGTTGTTTAATGTATTCGTCATTGTGTATCCATTTATTGTTAACTAAAAATCCCCATTCACGTTTTTGGGGGCCGGGTATAAACAAGGTCCAGGCTGTTATGTCAGGATCAAGTTCAATACGATGATAGCTTGTTGCTTTACAGACTCTAAAACTGCCCGGCCCGCGCCATGTTTGAACTTCTCCGATTTTTCTTCCTACAGTATCAAAATTAGGGATCCATTCCCAATATCCGCCTTTAAGTATCAGGGAGGCATAGGGCCACGGATGATCATGAACATCATCCGGATCAGATTTTAAAAATTTATGTAGAAAGATGTTGAATGGAAACCATGTTCTATCTTTAAGGAAGATGTAGTAACGTTCCAAATACGGTTCATTACTTTCTCGGTCTAAAATAATACGTTGTCTACCAATTTTGGTAAGAAATTTGGCAATTTGTTCAAGCATTGGAATTACTCCTATTGCTTAATTATATACTAAGTTTGACTTTATGTCAATGATTATCTTGCCAAAATAATCAATCTTGTTGATCCATTTACAGATGATTTGATTGTTCCGATTTTACTAGTTAATCCACCCAGTGTAACAAACATCGAAGCATCACTGCCGCTGGCCAAATTAAAAATAGCACTGGCATTTAGTTTGTTAATCATATCAGTTGGAACAATGATAGTATGTTGGCGGTCGCTTAGTCCTTTGACACAAAAATAAACTTCTGCATAATCATCTTTTATTTCTTTCCAAGTGTTGGGTAATGTGAAAGTAGCGCCGGCAATCTTGACATTAAATGCAGTATTGAGAAGTTCTTTCCATTTTAATGAATCGTATAACTCATTGAAGTTCTTTTCAATACTTTTTATATTTGCTTTATCAGGGCCCGGTGGAATAAATGCTGATGTAATTGGTGTTTGTGCCATATTATATTAATGTGATAGTAGATTCAATGGCGGCTCCGTCGCCGAATTTAAAATAAAAATATGTTCTATATTCTCTGGGATTAGAAATAATAAAAGTTCGTGAAAGATCAGAAGAATCTATTTCTATATCAGTTTGAAATATAAATTCATTTTTAGGAACAGTTGCTTTGTCAGATTCATTAAACGAAGTAAGATTCCATCTAATAAATTCTCTCCCATTAGATTGCACTAATTCAAATGAGGTTTCATCTGAATTTGAAATTGGTGTGGTTGCTGGAATAAACTCGGTGCCAGATTTTTTTAATCTAGTCAGTTTATATGAATAATTATCAGTGTACGGCAATTTAGAAGAATTTAAAATGGTAATGGGATTATCAAATTTTAATAAAATACAATATGTGGCATCAATTTCGTTTTGACTTGGAGACATATAAAAATAAATTTGTGTATACTCTAGTCCATTTTCTATGCTTACATAACGTTTGGTTATTAAATAAGACGATGTTTCGAATCTCGAAGGGTTGAATCTTGTTATAGATTTAATTACTTTATTATTTGAATCGGTATTTCCTAATTCATCGCTGGTTTCTATATCTTCTTTAACTGTAAATGACATCGAAGATGATCTACTTCCTGTTGAATTACCATTTACATCATATATTGTTGTTACTGTGTTATATGTTCTTGTCGTAGTAAACGAGGTAGATGATCCTAAAAAGTTTTCGTAGTTTACAGGAATAGCAGAGCTTGCCGGAACGTTTACTAAATGTAGGCTGGCTTTTTTAACTGCCATTGATACGTCATATGTTCTGTCTGCCAATGGGATTGAAGTTTCACCTGTGATAACAAAACTGCCGGCAGAACTATTGTTATTAGTTTTCCAATAAACGGTATTTGGTGTTGTTGGATTTTCTATTAATACTGCCCAATCTAGTTCTCCTCTGACAAACGTCGTTGTACTATCAGGAGTTATAATTTCCATGTCTGTACCATATTCTGGATTTCTACTGTAAGTTAAACCTTCTGTCCATACTGTTGTATAAGCAGGGTCAGAATAAAATTGAATTTCTTTGTTAGTTAATTCAAAACTAAGTCTGTAAGCAACGCCCCTAGACAAAGACAAATCGGTGACCACTGTTCCTGTGCTATCATAGACCCGGACTGTGTTGCCTTCTTGCTTAAACGTATATTTAAAGCTGGCATAACCTGCAACGGGATTAACGGTTGGATGATCTGTGTTGAGACTAGGATCTCCATTTGGGTCCCACCCTATATACGCTGGATCACCAGTGACTGCTACTTTTTCATAGCCTATTACAACTCCGCAATAATCAAGAATTGGTTTAGTCACATACTTAATTGGAGTTCGATCTCCATTGTCTATTGTTGATTCTATGTCAGCAGACACCATTGTTTTCAAAACGTTGTCGTGAAGAATGCCGCGACTGTCTTTTACTGGATACCCATCGCTGACACTCTTAGCACGTTGCAAATTTCTTGCTGTATTAAGTTTATTGTTTAGTCCCAATGGATCTGCTAAATTTTGTTCTAGTCTTTTTACTTCTGATTTTAATCTAGATGTCTGTGATTTTAAATTTTGATTAAAAGCATTAATAGTAGCAGATGGTGTATTACCTGCTTGCTTGATTGCATTTTTAAGATTTCTTAAGTCGCCTGGCATACTGTTCCAATTGATACCAAAGCCGCCGGGGCCGCCTCCCAAACACATGCTAGGGTTACTGACCTTGCCCAATGCATTTAAAATATTAAGTCCTTGGCCAAATAGATTTGTATTTAACTGCCCCAACAAGTCTGGTATCATCGGAGCACGAATTGGGCTGGGGCACAGTCCTCCTAAGCTGAATACATTATTGACTTGACCCAGTGCTTGATTCACACCTTGTAATATCTTGTCGTAGCCCGTTGCAGATTTCATTCTGTCAATTGCAGATTTCATTCCGACAAGAGAATCACGCAGTGAGCCCAATGCACTGACTCCGGTTGCATCTTTGATTAAATCATCTATGGCAAGTTGAGCACATACCAAGCGTCCATTAAGTAGATCTTTTAATCTGCCAGCAAGTAGCATACAGATAAGATCTTTTTCGTTCTTAGGAAGGTTAGTAGGAAAAGTTATTTTTAAGGGACTTGTTGCCATGTTATGCTAGTCTCAAATCTCTAGGTAATCTATTACCAGTGGCGCCTGCCGCTATCGGTCTTGCTCCAGTGTAAGTATACATTACTTTAGCATCACCTTTTGGACCATGTCCGCTATATGCCACATGAACCCAGTTGCCTTCATATATTAACTGCGAATAAGGAAGTTTATTCAATACGTTGTTCAATAATTTAACATTGGCTCTACTACTACCAACAGTTAAATCGGCAGCACAGCCAATGGTATGATCACTTTTGTCAGAGCTACCTATGCTTCTGTTATAAGCCAATGTTCTAAATGCGCTGTTAATGTTAAAATTAACTCCTGCGTCACGTAAAGGATCTAGTATGTTAGTGCATAGTGCAATCCAATTACATTCTATTTGTTGTTTAGTTAAACCCATTTGCGCTTCTATTGGCATCTTACTATCTGCTAATGTAAAATATTTGCTTTTTTTACATCCTTCCGGCGGTGTAGGTTGTGGTGGTGGCGCAGTTTGATCAACTGTCGGTGGGTCTTCGTGATATGTAGGAAGATTGGGACTAACTTTCTTTTCTTCTTTGACTAAGGCAGCAATACCACGAGTTGTATTTTCATACATTACTCTGCCTTCAACTACGATTGTTCCTGGTTCAATCTGTGAAGCCGTGTCTACACCGTCACCGTTGATGTCATCGACATATACATCAGGACTGCCTGTTGCTCTTGGATGTCCGCAGGTGTCCGGATCGCCCTGTCTATTTACAGGTATGTATTCTATGAATACATTAGAACTTCCATTGGCGGTCACTGGGCCGCCGTGAACACCGGGTCCATGTCCTGCCACCGGACTTCCGTTGACACTGGTTAATAGATAATTTGTAAACACAGAATTCTGAATTACCACGGTGATTGGTGCACCAGCAGTATTTGGATCAGTTAGTCTGTGTACTTGTGGCATATTATATTATAATACTGCTAGAATTTCTAACAGGTTTAATTCCAGTTGTACTTTCAAGATAAGCATCTGCTACTTGTTCGTTAGTATCTGCAACGCACATAATTGTATGTGATTTAAACACAAAGTCACTGTTAGGTTCAGCAGTCATCATAAAAGGGATCATTTGTAATCCATCCCTGCTGGCCGCTAAAATAACTGGTTTACTAATAGTAAGACCTTCTGCGGTTTGACCTGTGATTTTGCCAACGACTTCATCACCGTTAGCTAGTTTCATACTGACTGTATGTCCGATTTTGTTTTCTTTTAACATATTATATATTTAGTGAGTTTTTAACCATGAGACTAGATCAGTATAACCACCAATGGCCTGATCGTCAATAAAGATTTGAGGCACTGTGCGTGGTGCCGATCCCAATCTTGTTGTTAGATTTTCTAACAATGTTTCTCTTGTTTCTGCTGTGATATAGTGTTCTGTGAACTCCCAGCCTTTGCTTTTAAACAAGTTCTTGGCTTGTGTGCAGTATGGACATGCATCTTTTGTGTAAATTTCTACTTGCATATTATAAACCTTGTTTAATTTTATCAATGACTATTTTAGTAGATTCTGTGATAGTCATATTTGGATAGTCTTCTTTTAGTAATCTTATATAGTTAAAGTTAGACATTGTGTTCCTGTGATAGTTAGCACGGGCAATGCGTTCTTGTATTGTTAACTTTTTCATTATGCCCGAATATATCCAATAGGCAATCCCTGTGCATCAGGTGCCACAGTATAAATGTGTCCATTTGGTTCTTTTACAATAAACCCGCCTTGTTGCACTGTTTGCTCGCCCCATGACGTTTGAATAACTTTTCCAGAGAGCCCTATACTGTCTGCACTGACCATTTCAGTGGGGACTTTCTTAACGAAGAAAGGCACACGGCTGGCATCCAGACCTAGTTTATCTAACACAACCAAAGAAGGAACTTTGCTTCTTCCTTTGGGATCAGTTGGCAATTGACCAGTGAATTTTTCGTATTTACTGGATACTACTTCTGGATTAGCAATATAAATGTCAGGGGCATTTTCATTACTGTTCCATTGAAATACTACATATCCGTTTTGTTGATATGCTTGACTGTAACTGGTTTTATCAACTGATCCAGCCAAGCTGGCAACTTCTTGAGCTTTTTCAGGACCAAATAATTTTTCAAGGTTTGCAAAAGGAATTAAAGCCACAGGAGTATTTTTAATAAAACTCATTGGCTTTCCTTTTACATATAATTGTGACAACTCTTGCTGAGTTATTGCCTGTTCGTTCAGTGTTATTTCGTTGATTTTCATAATGTCTTTCTTTATAAAGTTGGCAATGCATCATAATCGATGCTGTCACTCATTATACCAATAACATAATTGGTGCTTTCATTTTCCTGCAATGCAGTTTGTTTTTTACTTGTGTCACTGTGTTTGTTAAACCAAGGTATAGGTGTTGACTTTGGAGCAGGACTTTGATATTTAATTCCTATATCCTTTAATGCAGATACTGCTGTGTAATCAACAAACTCTTTTAAGATGGCAGCGTTCAATCCAATAACCGGACCTTTCTTGAACAAGTAAGTTGCCCAATCTTTTTCTTCACGAATAACATCCATGTACAATGCATAGACTTCTTGTTCGCACTCTGCTTTGACTTTTACAAAGCGTGGATCTTCTTTGACTACTTGATTGATCAAATATGCAGTCCAGCCTTTGTGCAACAATTCGTCTTGTAAAATCAAACTAATAATGTTGCCGTTGCCAATAAAGATCTTGTTCTCTACCATAGCCAAACTTGTAGCAAATGATACCATGAAGCGAAATGCTTCTAGTGCATAGCTGGCATTCAGTGCCATCCAAATTGCTCTAATATGCGCTTCTTCATTAACTGATCCGTCTATTTCTTTCATGCAGTTAATTCTGTGCAACTCGTCATAATACTTGCCTACACTTGATGCCATATCAACAATTTCTTTAGTGTCGTGAATAGTGTTGAATACATCTTTGGGCACATTGTAAATATTGCGAATGATATGGCTGTAGCTCTTGCTGTGAATGTTAGTTTCAAAGAATCCCCAGTTGTACATCAGTGCTTCAACTTCAGGGAGACTGCAAACGGGAGTGAACACCTGTGTTGGACCGCGTCCTTGTAAGCTATCCAATGCTGTTTGACGTAGCAAGTTACTGGTAAAGATATGTTTAACAGCATCACTAGCTTCTTTAAAATCGTTGCTGTCTTTTGTAAGACTTACTTCTTCTGGTTGCCAAAAAAAGCCACGAGCAGTTGCATCATAGTCTGCAATCTTTTTATATTTAACTTCTTCAAATCGTTGAATAGTAACCGGACCTGCTGGGTCTAGAAACATCTTGCGACTTAGGTAGTCTGTTTTTGTTGTTAAGTTATATTGTTCTTTACTCATTTGTTATCCTTTATAATATTGTAATATACCCAGAAACCATACTGATGCCAGCATGGCAAAGTTCGCGGCACTGGGCCAGTCCCTACTGCGTACAGCAGTGACCAACCAAGCGGCATTACCTACAAACAATAATTCGATGCCTAGGATAGGATCCAGATTGAAACTAACCACTATAGCACCTGCGAACATGATGCTAAAACAAATCCATTTAATTAATGCCATATCAAGTCATAGTGATGGCAATAAATGCCAGCATGAAACTTAATACTGCTCCTACGATGGGAATTACAACGGGTGCGTGTTTGACTACATCTTCTACAGGATCTATTTCCGGTTCTTTATTCTCTTGGTTCATCTTCTTTACTTACTCTATTCTTGTGCATATCCCATAGTACTATTCCTACTACGGCTATCATTAATACTATGGCAATTATATCATTAATAGTCATATTTATGCTCCGTAATAGATGTCTTTATCTTTTTCAGACAGTTTAGGATCATTCCACACATTGCGACGATTCCATTCTTGTACTTTAGCAAGACGTTCTTGTTCAGTCAATTCGTCACAACGACTACTATAGTCTGGGGCTCGCAACCAGTTGACGCCTGTGCGTGGCTTGTAGGTGTTTTCCACTGAACGAAACACAGCCGCGGTAGCAAACACCATGCTGATGATGGCAATGTGTCCAATCATGTTGTAGCCAATTGTCAGCAGTTCACCAATGTACAGGCCAAATGCCAGACTCCAGAAACATCCCAGCAAGATGCTGAGAAAGTATTTGATATATACAGGCGCATGGCGCAGAGGATTTAGATTGGGATTCATGATGTTCCAAGACGAGCGGGACACCAACCAAAAGAATTTGAGTACACTAAACATAACAGTCCTTAAATGTTAAAAGTATTAATTATACTGTCTTTAAACATTAGTGTCAACTGTTTTTAATACAAATCCTAGTCTATCTCCGTCTGGACTAGAGTAAAATTCGTCACGCCAAACCGGTATAATAGTATTGGCATTGTGATTGGAAAAGTCATCATTGTATCTAAAATGTACTTCAATAACTCGATGGCCTATCACTTCTACATTAAACCATTCGTATCTATCCGCAACAGTTTGCAGTATCTCAGGCAATATAAATATATCGTCAATTTTCGTCCAGTGACTAAACCTATCTAAACGTGAAGGATCATCTCTAAATCCCTCCACTGCTAATGTCTGTTTGCCCCAGTGGTAATCAAAACTTAAATGACGTCCAGTAAATATCTCGCACCAGAAATAACCATTTGGAATAGTATCAGAGTCCAGATACTGTATTGAAGCGCCAGCACTCATGGATTTTAGATTTATAATGGGACGCACTATGTACTCACCGGGAGTTGTTGGCGGTATCCCTGCAAGGCCGCATGTATAACCTAATTTTTTTGATAAGATTAATTTGTCCACACACCAAAGATCATCTAAATCTATACTATCAAAGACGTCTACATCACCAAGTTGAGGCATTACTGTCATTTATTATATAATTTTAGTTTGTTTGTATTCCAGCCAATAACCAGCCGCCAGAAGATTTTGATTTGGTCATATTCCATACTTCTTCAAATGCTTCAGCTTCTGCTCCCACAGTGTCTTGTATTGTGCCGGTAAATTCCACACTGGCTATGTAATTGACATCAGTTTCTTCTATGCCTAATAGTCTTGCTTCCAATGATATAACTGCTGTTCTATGTGGGCCAACTTCACGTGAAGCTAATTGTTGTTGTATTTCTGTCAACATATCGTCTGTCATCATACCACCAAGAGTAGCAACATCTGCACGGTCCCAGGCACCTTGCAACAGCACAAAGTTTTGTTTGGCCGCTGACTCAAATCCTACTATATCGAACCCTGCAGGAATTGTCCATGTGGTTGTAGCCAGTGTTGATCCAATCATGCTACCACTAGAGAATCGTGTGGGTTGGTTGTAAGGATTAAACATATTTGAGGATGGAGCATTGTTGCCTTGGTAAGCAAGATTATTTTCATTGCTTGTGTTCATACGCTTACGCATGAACCAACCTATTACTGCCAATATCACAGCACCAATCAACAAGGCCATCATGATATTACCAAATGCCTCTCCCATGCCCAAACTGCTGGCCAGCCATGCTAGTCCAAGACCTGCTGCCAAGCCCCCCAACATAGCACCCCATGGCGCTCTTGGTGCAGGTGCTGCCATTGGCGGTGTTGACTGTGCTGGCGGCGCGGCTTGTTTTTTGCTCACGTTGGAACTTTGTTGTCCTACACTTTTTCCACCGCCCATGCGTTTGGCTTCCGCACTCATACTGGCAAAAGCCAAGACGCTTACTAATAAAATTGTAATTAATTTTTTCATGTTATCTCCTAATATTTTCCTGATGCAAGTACTATCTTGCAAATGTGTTCTAATCGTTCTATATGTTCGTAGGCACGCCATGGGCTGGTATCAATAGCAACTACCCCGTGCCCTTTAATACCTACAATGTCGTAGGCAATATTTCCCTTGTCGTCTAATTGTAATTGCTTGTGGCATTGATCCGCAAGCTCTTGACTGATAGGAGGTACATCGCCTACATTAGGTGCTACTCTGGTATATCTATTTAGTTCTGGGAACGCATCGCTGATAGTACTAAGATCTATGCCGGCATGCATGGCCGCAATACAGTAAGTGGGATGAACATGTACTACTACTCGCACATCGTTGCTGTGTTGACCCATTTCTCGTTGTAGGCCAAAGTGCAAAGGAAGTTCTCCACTGGGTTTTAACTTTTCACTAATATCAGTGTACTCTAATTCCTTGCTTGCATAGTAAATTCGAGGAGGTTGATTCCAGTAACCTTTCTCAATGCCAATCTTTTTAAACTGATCAGGCTGTAGTGTTTGTTTACGCACACCACTGGGTGTGATATAGAAATGGTCACGGTCATGATGACGAATACTTACATTACCATCACGGCTGGTAATCCAATTACGTTTATAAGCGTCTTCTAATACTTCACAAATTGTTTCCAACATTATAGTTTACAGCTTTCACAGTCTTCTTCGTCATCAAAGTTAATTGGTTCCAACATAGTGGGTGCATCTTCTGCAACTGCTTTACTGCCTGCTTTATTGATCAAGCTATAATAGAATGTCTTCAATCCCCAGTAGTGACTTTGCATCAAGTTCTTGGCAATCAACGTTGTTGGAACTTTTCTATCTGCAAAATGAGCAGGGTTATAAAACGTATTAGTACTGATACTTTGGTCAACATAGGCAGCAATAACTGCGGCTGTTTTTAAATAGCCATCGCAGTCTTTTTGTTCCCACATTAATTGATATTTGTTTTTAAGTTTATGATACTCAGGTACTACTTGCGTGAAGGATCCTGCTTTTGATTCTTTAGTACTAATTAACGACATGGGCATTTCAATGCCATTTGTTGAATTAATAACAACTGAACTAGATTCAACTGGTGCAACTGCCATTTGTGTGGCATTGCGAACTCCGTGTTCTTTCATATTGGAACGTAGAGTTTCCCAATCTAATTCGGGAGTAAAATTTGTCAATTCGTTGACACCATTGGCACGTAGTTCCCACGGGAATGTGCCTTGTCCATAGCGTGTACGATCACTGCCTTCGCAACGGCCACGTTCTTTAGCTAACTCGACGCTGGCTTCAGTTAAGTAGTAGGCTTGATGTTCCATCCACGTCTTGACTTCAGCCAGGCTGTCTCGCTCTCCGTACTTGAGGCTTCGCTTGGCGTGCCAGTAGGCAAGGTTGGTGATACCGATTCCCAGTGGTCTAATTTCGTCGTTGGATAGTTTAGACTGTATGGAAAGAAAGTCTTGATAGTCAAGAATGTTATTGAGGCTACGATGCAGTATGCGGCAAGCACGGCGCATGTCTTCTGGGTTACGGAACGCACCCCAATTGATTGAGCCCAAAGTGCAAAGTGCGATACGACCATCGCTGTCATCCAGACGTTTAAAGGATTTAGTAGGTAAAAGAATTTCACAGCATAAGTTACTCTGGTAAATGGTGTGATACTCAGGATCAAATGGTCCTTGATTCATCACGTTGTCGATGAACACTAGATAGATACGTCCTGTATCTGTGCGTTCTTTTAAAATGCCGCCCTTGAATACTTCTTCGGCCGACATTGTTTTTGTACGAAGCCCTGCGGTGTTTTCATACTTGACATACAGCTCTTCAAATAGTTGTGTGTTAGAATAAAAGGCTTGATATAAATCAGGTACTTCGTTAGGATCAAAGAACGTTATTTGTTCTTTGTTTTTGAATCGTCTCCAGAATAGAGCGGAAAGCACAACCCCATAATCCATATGACGGACTCGGGTTTCCTCTGTTCCTTGATTGTTCTTGAGTACAATAAGGTCGTCAAACTGGTGATGCCAGATTGGATAAAAGATAGTAGCACTTGCATTGCGAATTCCTCCCTGTGAACATGAACGCAGGTCACCAAACCATTTCTTTAAAAATGGAATCATACCTGTGTGCATGATTTCGCCGCCCCTAATAGGACTTCCTAAAGGACGTAGTCGCCCAATTTCTAAACCAATGCCAGCACGTTTGCTGGCATACTTTGCCATCATTTCCCCACTGGCAAAAATACTATCCAAATCATCATCGCTACGGATAAGCACACAGCTACTAAACTGCTTAGTAGGAGTGCCAAGACCAGCAAGCACCGGCGTAGCCAAAGTAAATAATCCATCTGATGCCGCATTGTAGTATTCCTTAATATAACGCATACGAGCCGAGTTAGGTTCTTCACTATGGAACACAGTTGCGGCGGCCACCATATATCTAATCTGAGGAGTTTCGTATGTTTCTTTAGTGCTACGGTTCTTTACTAAATATTTTTCAATTAGTTGTTCGATGGCAGCATAACTGTATTGTTCGTCCTTGTCATGGTCAAGCATGTCATTCATCTTGTTCCAATCATCTTCACTATACCATTCAAGAAGTTCACTTGTATAAAGACCAGTTGCTACATTACGTTTGATAATTTCGTACAGCGGAGGTACAGTATAGCTACCATATACGTCTTTTCGCAACATTGATAAACGTTGCTTGCCTGCTACATATTGATAATTAGTGTGTCCTACATCTGGATTAGCTTCTACATCGATTAGGTTAACAATAGCACGAAGTGTAATCTCATCAATTTCTTGTGTAGTAATACCATCATAAAACTGTGGTTGAGCTTTGATTTCAACCATACTTTGACTGACGTCAGCAATTCCAGAACATATTTTAGTAATCTGTGCCTGCCATTTTTCAATCATCAATTCTTCTTTTTCTCCACTGCGCTTGATAACAGTGATGGCCCACGCCGATGTTGTCATTTTATTCTTTTCCTTATCTGCTATTTTAATTTTAATATTTTATTTAACTCTGTACTGTAATAATTCTGTTATATTTTAATGTGTGGTAAGTCGCTTTTGACGATCTTGTTTAAAGTCTCAAAGTCACATTGCTCAATGGGTAATACATGACCCAGAGTGTAATTTAGCACAGTCTTCTCATCAATAACTGCTACTAGATGTACATCTTTTTCGCTGAAATTATTCACTAACCATAGTTCTACATTGCTATTGGGTGCAGTTATCCAAAGTGTATATGCTTGTCCCAATGCAATAGCACTGCGACAAAATTCACCACGATTGATCATATCCCATGGGTTGGGCCATGTTTCTGGCTTGTAAGGGTCTATTGTTTTACGTACCCATGGTGAGAATGTCCACCATGTGTTAACTGCTTGGACTAGGTCGTCGACAGTCATGCCCATTGCATTTTGTCTTAACTCTCTCCAAGCTAGGATTTTTTCTGTAGTAGTCTTATACCAAATGCTTAAATTGTTTTCCACTAGATGCTTATTTATAATATTGATCAAGACGCTGTGCCCAGAGATCACTGTAATGATCAAACTCATTGCCTTCTATAATAAAGGGTTGTAGTTTAGCATCTCGGTCAATGATATTAATCACACATTTTTTAATATCAGTACCATGTACTTCATTATGGGCCAGTGCGTAGGCACAGCATTGTAAAAAGTAATCTTCAATCCATTCTTTCTTCTTAGTCTTCTTAGTTGTTTTATGATCGATGATCGCAGGTGTACCTTTGTGTACTCCAATCATATCACTAGTGCCTGCATATAGGCCTGGATAGTATAATGCGGCTTCAATGCCCCATACTTCATCGATGTCACAGAACGCTTGATTAATCATAGTATCAGCCATGTCACGAGCCAGTATCTGAACTTGATTGTTGCCCTGTGGACGTTCTTTGCCTAATACATAATATTCTAAATGAGTATGCATCAGTGTGCCCAGACCTGCAGACTCTGTACTGATACGAGTAGCTTCGGCATCACCAACACGTTTTCTCCATTCAAGTAAGAATGTTTTATCTTTAGTCGAGTCTAGTACTGTTGTGACGCTGGGAACTTTTGTTCCATCAGGGCAAGCATAAAGTCGCTTGCCTGTGGATTCGTCACGGGAGAGTTTTTTGTATTCGTAGATTGGATTTAATAGCATATACACTATTATACACTGATTCCAGTGTATAGTCTAGTTATATATTACCAGTAAATTTGCCAATCGAATGTTGTGCCAGTAACTGTATTAGATCTGCGTTCAACATTATAACCCAAATCAGTAAAATACTTAATTATACTCGACATTTGGATTTCTTTTGCTCTGTCGGATATTACACCCTTCCAGACATTTGCGTATATTACACTAGTTGACATAGTGGTAGTACTTAATGTTATATCATAGCTGCCAGCGGCACTGGCAGTTAAAATGGCTAATTCAATGGCTCTGACTTCATTGAAAATAACCAAATCATTTTGAGCTTTACTTCTAGCTTGGGTGGCAGTTAACATAATAGATGCTATCATTTTAATTTATCCATTGCTTGTTTCAGTGCCGTGCTTTTCATCTTATTAACATCTTTATCATAATTGCTGGTCATCGATTTAATTTCATTGTTGTTTAACACAATCGAATCATATGTAGCTGTTGTAATAATATCGTTTAAATCTTTTCTATGCTTGTTAAGAATGTGAACTAATAGTTCAGGTGTTATGCTGGAATCATTTAAATCATTAATTAATTGATTAGTAGGAATAGCAGCCGCACCTTCGGCCTTTGCTCGTAACAGCAAAGGCTTGATAATTCCTAAAACTTGTTCGTCGCTGTCGACAAATTCGTATAAGCGCATTACTTCAACTCGCGCCCAGTTGGCAATTCTTCTTCACCGCTTGCCGCATCGGCCATACCAAACTCATCGCCTGTTGGTTCCAATGCAGGAGCTGGCATGCCTGCGCTTAGGTCATTGCCCATGCCGCCCATTGGGCTTTCACCTTTAAGAACTGCAACTGCATTACTTAAAGCGTCTTTAGCAGCCTTGACTGCATCCAACAATGTGCCGAATGATTGATCAGCGGCTTGGCCAAACGCAGTACCTTGCTCTTGACCAAATGTTGTTTTCATTTTTTCTTCTAATGGCATTAGTTCGTCTGTTTGCATTTGAGCAACATCTTCTGCCATCTTTTGCAGATCATCGACCATGTTCTGAGCAACAAGGATCAATTCAGCTTGAGCTAAATCTTCACCGCTTTGTTCGTTCATTCTACGAGTAGAGCGCATTGGACCAATCTCTTTAAGAATGTGACGTAATGCTTCGATGATCATAGTGTTCTTAACATAAGTAGCATCGTTTTGAAAGCCAACTTTTGCACTGGCAAATTGGTGATTTTCCTGAACCAATTTACTGATCAGTGACTGTACTTTGACTGAATCGCCGTGAGCAGCCAATTTCAAGCCATAGTGGCTATTCAAGAAGTTTTCTACCACACGCTGTTTGCGTTGTGTAGGGTTAAAAATTTCAGAGGTATTCATAATAGGTATCCTTTAGATTATTTATCAATATGTTTTAGATAATTTGGTTTTTGTTTCTTCTAATCTCACCTTGGCATCAGTTAATCTGTCTGCAAAAAGTGGAATT